GAAGTCCAGAACCAGTAGTAGAACCACCAGAACTAGACCCTGTATATGTTCCCATTACTCCAAAAATAGAAATACCAGACTTAATATTTCCTGCAACTAAATTTGCATCACCTTTTATTGTTTGAGTCCCAGTTAAATATTGACCGCTTGAGATAGTCTTATTTGTCGTGCTAGGAGTGATTGTTTGTGCCGATTGTTCTGTCATATTCCCTGTTATTTTACTTCCATTAACATATGCAGTTTTTCCTTTACGAATATCAGAAGTTGTTGCCGTTGCATCACTTGTATCTGTTCCAGACGTAGTTGTACCAGTTTCACAAGTACCTGTTACTCCTAAAATACTAACTCCTTTTTTAATATTCCCCGCAATAATCTTATTTTGCTCTGCTGTTGAAATTTGAACTGTTCCTGAACCACTATGTTTACCAGAAGGTATTGTATAAACTTCACTTTTACTACTAATGGTTTTATTTACCGTTCCTACATTTGTCATTGTTCCAGAAACTAATGTTCCATTTGAATTGACTATTTTCTTTCCGCTAAGAATATCTTCTGCTGTTGCGGTAACGGAACTCACATCTTTATACCCATTTATTACTTTTTCAACAGCACTATCAATTTCTTGACCTGTATGTGTTAATGTATAACTTGCCATATTACATCACCTCCGTTACCATATCATCAAGTTGTTTTCCTGTATGTGTTAATGTATAATTTCCGTTTATTTTCAAAGTATTTCCAGTTGAATCTATAATAGAATTTCCATTTGAATCTGTAAGAGTATAAGTAGAAGATACTTGTCCTTCAAATGCATAATCATCGAAAATAAGTTCATTACTATTTCGTATTAAATTTCTTGCACCAATTTCATTAAAATCATCTTTTTTTGCATAAGTCTGACTTACTGTCGTTTTAAATTGTGTTGCATCCTGTTCAAGAGAAGAGTATTTGCTACTTAGTTCTCGAATTTGTCCTTCATTGGTACTTACTCCACTTTCAACTTCATTTACTCTACTATTAATCCCATTAAGACTGACAATAAATTCTGCTGTTTTTGATTGAATTGATGTTGTTCTACCAGTGATTATTCCTTCATAACAATTCATTTTCTGACATTCTTTAATGTCTGATATAATTTGCTCAAAATGATAATTACAAATATTATCAGAGGCATTGATAATAACTTCAATACAATTCCAACCCTCAGTAAAACTCAATTTGGTTATTTCGCTGGTTATTGCCATTTGAACACCATTTATATATAAAGCATATTTACCATTTGCGCTTGAAGTAGTAGCGATTGTTCCTGTGTCCGTAAAATAGACAAAAGTTAAAGCATAAAACACAAGTGCTTCATCTGATGCAGTAAATGTTGTAGGTTCATTTAACTTTTTATCATCAAGTAACAAAGTTTGATTTGCAGTAATTCCATCTTTTGACATAAACATTTCCATATTACATTTGTCTTGATATTCGTCTGGGAAAATGCTTTTCAAATAAGATGACACTAACCATTTGTCAATACCTTCATTTGAATTTGCAAGAGAATTATTTATAACTTCTAAATCAGTTTTATATGTATCTTGTGAAACTTTACTAGTAATTTCCTTTTCTTGTTTATCTACTGTAAATTCAAGTTGAGAAATAGAACTTTGAGCAGTTTTTATTGAATTCTCAACATCATTTGGTGAAGGAGAGTATGAACTTGAACGAGTACCCTTTTCAATTTTTAAGGTGTCAATATCTGCAAGTAAAAATGAAAACCTCATATATGACGCTTCGGAAGGAATAGGTAGACTTTTTCTTTTTGAATCTTGACTATTTTCAATTTCTGACTCAACACCTGATAAAAAGGATTTATCTAATTTATAAAAACAAGTTGATTGTATCGTTCCTAGATTTGTGAAGCCAGAAGCAATGTAGTTTTTTACATCAGACACATCTATATAATCTGAATATCCCCATAATTCATCTAATACTTCTGTACCTGTTTTTGTAAGATATATTCCACTTGTTGTAGTAGATTTCACAAAAATATTTACTCCACCAAGTTCTCCATCTGTAGAATCTATCATTTTTGTAATAGTGGCTATATCATAATACGTTATATCATTTGAAATACATTTAAAAGAAATAGATGTAATCTTATCAGTATATAAATCAGAATTCTTAGTTACAATGAGTGTAGAAGATGAAATCGTTAATCCGTGTTCTCCATTTACTACATCTTTCCATGTTGTTCCACCATCAATACTATATTGCCATTTAGAGAATGTAATCCCACCTTGAAAAGTAGGAGTGATACGAACTGTATCAGGAGAAAAGGTTGCTCCACCATCTGTACTTTTAAACACTGTGGAATCAGCTACAACTTTAACTGATTTTGCAGCAACTCCTTCTTTTTGACAACTCCATGAAAATACTTTTGTTACCGTATCTTCTCCTAATGTGATAGGAATATTAAAAGTTCCTGTATCGGCAAGAATTGTAGTTCCTGCTTTAACAGTAAAATTAATTCTTGCCGAGGATTTTGTAACAGTAATACCATTTGCAGAAGGAATATCTCCAATTATAAAATCTGTATGAGGAGTTGTTCCTTGTGATACTTTTACATCTGTATAGCAAGTAAAATCTTTAGTTGTCTTTCTATTTGCATCGGTGGGAATAGATTGAGATTCATTTGATAAGATTACTGAAAATGGTTCATCTACACTAATTATAGTACATTCACCATAAGCAGTTGTTTTTACTACTTTTGCCATTTTTACCTTCCTTTCTTACTGGAAGGTTTTATTCTTCCACAATTTTTTCACTGTTTTCATCCATAAATGTTAACATATAAAGGTCATCTACGGTGAGATTAGGGTTAGAATCTACAAATGCATCTAAGTCAAATACTCTTAAAGTATAAATTTCTCCTTCTTTCCCCAATTCCTGAATCTTCTCATTTATATCATTAATTTTTTCATTATATTCTGCTTTAAATTCATCTTTTAAAACATATTCGAAAACTTCATTTTCTTTTCCATCTTCATCTTTCTGTATCTTCTTTATCTTATTAGCTTTCTCATCCGTAGAATATTCTTTCTGAATATTCATAACAAATTGTTTACATATTTTCTCATATGATTGAGCTGCATCAATTAAACTTCCAATATTTCTCTGTAAATCTAACTGTAATTTTAGTGGTAATACTTCATTCTTCTTATTTTTTTTAAAATCGTTATTATACCACCCAACAACATTAAGTACCTGTGCGTTAGATAATGCTACTTTTTTCATAATACTCATATAAAATCTCCTATTCGTTTAAACTATTTTCTAATTTTGATGTATTTTCAATTAACTTTTTCTTATAGTTATTTATAAGTTTTTCCATAATATCTGTGCTAGAAGAGATAATGTTATCTACATTTTTCTGAACATCTTCTGGCAAATTCACACCATAAGAATATTTATCAATTTCTTCTTTTGTTGTTCCATTTTTAACTAAAATGTTCAACGCATTTGTATAAGTTTGAATTTTTATAGAACGCATGAAAAGAGTAAAATAAATAGTAATAATATCAAAAGGAGTATAAAATTGACAATTCTGACCAGACGAATGATATGGCAATCGAATTTCAGAAATATTTTCTTCAGATTCAATAAGTTTATCAATAATAGTTATACTACTTGTAAGATTTACTTGATCTTCAATTTTATAGGTAAATACTCCTTCAGTTTTATCTGAAAGAGTAATGGCATCCCCTTTACAAATATCTTCCTGTGCGTATTTTGAAATTTGGCTTAAAATATAATTTTTATATTCATTTAAACTCATAGTAGAAACATCTATAATATTATTAACTTGTTTATCCAATTCTGTAACTTGTTGATTTAATTTTGAAACTTGGTCTGGTAAATTACTTTTAATCAAACTAATTTCAATAACATCTACAAATTCATTTTCTGATTCAAAAAACTGAGAATTTAAAGAAGCAGAAGATGAGATTGTATCAAAAACAGAATAGGTTGCAATTAAAATATCATTGCCGTAAATTTCTAATTTTTCTATTTTTATAAAATCTTTTTTTACAGACTGATAGTCAGATGTAATAAGTTTCAAAACAGGATTGTTTCCAAAAGTTTGTGCAGACCAATCCATTAATCTATATTCATGAGACTCATTAACTTTTACTTTAAAAGTCATTGAAATTCCCCTTTCTTTCTAATTTTAAAAGGCTTACTCATTAGAATAAGCCTTAGTCTAAAAAATTATTTTTCAAGATCTCCAGGAACGAATAATGTTTTACTCCAACGTCCTTCATATTTACCAAATACTGGTTTGACTCTAATATACCAATCAAGATGTGCAACCTTATCATAGAAACCTAAACCACCGCCGAGCCAATAACCATAGTTTGTGCCTGTCACATATTCGGTACTACAACCGTCAAAATTCTTATTACCACTTCGCTGAACTTTATATTTATTCGTACCTTTAACTCCATTCCATTCGTAATTAAATTTTCGTGAACCTTTTCCAATATAATTATGAGTTAATTTTAATTTGATTGTTTTATGATATTTTGAATTTAAAAAATCTTTAAATTCTTTTCGATATTTTTCATTACAAAATTTAGAATAATTGATATGACTATAAGAAATATCTTTTGCATTTACATTAAGTGGTAAAAACAATAAAACTAATAACATTGTTAACATTGTTGCAGTAATTTTTCTTCTTTTCATAGTCAAACATCCTCCTTAATTAAAAACTAAGTTTTCAATAATATTAAATTCTTCAATATTAGATACTTTCTGTACCATTTTTTCATACGCTTGCTGTTTTTCAACAAGTGGAGTTACATAAGCATCAATCTCCATTGCAAGCTTTGTTAATTCTTCAACTGTCCAATCTTCGCAGATATTTCCTACATCATTCCACTTGAGAAGAGAATATGAGAGAGACTGTTGAGAATAAATATTATACATCGCCATTTTTGATGTAAGTTGTCTTTGTTTTTCTTCTGTAACTGTATAATATCTTCCTTCTTTATATTTTGCTTTAGAAAATAAAGGATGAGAAGATAAGTACTCAGCTAATAATGTTTTAGATTCCACAATCTTTTCATTCTTCAATTTATCCAATTCAGGATTTACAATGTAATTTAAATAGTTTTCAGGATTACTATTTAAATCATCCATATCAAGTAATGATTTTTCTTCTACAAATTCATTATAGTCATATTCAATATAACTTGTTGAAGATTCTTCAAAAGCATTTTCATCTGTTTTTTCAACTCCATTTAGACAAATAAACACCGTAACCATATCACCATTTTCAATGATTTTAACAGGTTGCTGAGATTCCGAGAATCTTGCCTTTTCCATAATCACTCACCACCTTTTTACAAATTTTTATAATCTTTCTTACTTTATATTTCTTTTTAAATTTATTGCTATCACTATTTACAATTTGTCCCCAATATGATATTGCTCGTCTAGCCCATACCAACGGTATAAATTTATGTGTAGCAATCATTTTTCCCAATTTTAAAAATGTATGTCGTATTCGTTTAAAAGTTCTACGTCTAATAGTTGTATGCCATCTATAGATACGAAATCCCATCATATCTATAAATTTAGTGTCATGTTCTTTATCTTTATTATCAATTTTTGAGACAAACCAATCAACTTTTATAATTAATCCTAGTTTATCTTTTGCATATTTAATCATCAATTTAACTGCTTTATGCAAATCTTTAGAATTTGTAGATATAAGAAGAATATCATCCATGTAGAATAATTGGTGCTTTATAAGAGAAATATATTCACTTGTTTTGTTTCTACGAGATTTTCTAATTTTATGCATATGACTAATTTCATGATATAGTTGAGATAAGTATAAATTACATAAAAATTGAGATAAATAAGAACCAATAGATAACCCTTTATCAAATGTATTAATAATAGTTTCAATTAACCACAACAACATATCATTTTTAATATGCTTTCTAAGAAATTCCATTAATAATTTTCTATCTATACTTTCATAACATTTTTTAATATCTGCTTTCGCAAAATAAGTTAACGATTTGTTTCTCAGCCATCTTCTTATTTGACGTACACCTTTTGAACAACCTCTTCCTTTAATAGCCGCACATTGATACACACCTATACGACAAAAGAAAGGTTTTAATCCTTCTACAGCAATATAATCGTATATTTGCTGTTTTACATTTTGTATTCCAATCCGTCTTTCTTTAAAGGAAGATGAATCAATTTTGATTTTATACCAAATTGGAGGGAAATGTAATTCTCTATTCAATAATTCATTGCGAATAGTATCAATAATTTTTTCTACTATCCATTTTACAGCTTCTTTACCATATCTATAAATGATACAATATACCTGATTAGATGTTAAACCAGATTCCTTAGAAAATAATCTTAGTGTATCATTTCTTTTATATTTTCCATCAAGACAATTATAAGTAGCTCTACTTATTAAATCTCTATCTGTAATATCTATATTTTTACAATATCCTTTCGTATTTTTAAGACCATCCTTTTCTAAATTTATGTCCAGACATTTTCGATTGTCTTTAAAAGGCTTTTCGGTTTTTTAATTTCTACTAAGCCCAACTATAATCATGTATTATAGTTTCCGTTTGCCCTTGGACGAGAGTAAACAGATTGGTCTTATAAAAAGAATTTTACGCATCTGCGAAGGTGTGATAAATCACAATAAACTTTTCGTCTACGAATTATGATGCTAAAGATTAAAATGAAATTAAACAATTTCGGCAGCCGTAATTCCAGTTCGTCCTGTCAAGCCTGTTCCTGCAATTCAGATGGAAACCTGCATTAGAACCATTCCTGAGATTACCGCCAGCATCATAAGTCCCTATATTTAAATTTTAATTTTTGTATTATTTTGCAAAGTAATATAGTATAGTCAATAGGAGAGAAGGGGAAGACCCCTCTTTTTACTACGCTACGCTTCGTAAAAATTCACCCCTAAAGACCAGAAGATTAATCGCGGCAGCCGAAATGCCAGCCCGCCCCGCCAAGCCCGCCCCCGCAAAGCAGAAGGAAACCAGCAGAAGAACCAGACCAGAGATAACCGCCTTGAAGATATTCTCTAGTTCCAGAAGTACTTATACCCCCCGAATATAATTTACTTGCAATACCCTGTTTATCACTTGCTCCAATAGCAGAAGGAAACCACGCACCAGTAGAAGTATCAATAGTCAAATCGCCAATCCACCAATCACTTCCTTTTCCGTCAATAGAAGCAGGAATATTACCTATCTTTGTATATGTCTTTTTAATAGTTGCTTCATCAGAACTTCTAGCAACTCCTTTTGGACATACATATACATCTTTACTATAATCTGGTTGAAATACCATTACAGTATCCGAAGCAATTTCATAAGCACCGTTTCTATATTCTCTACCCTGGACACGATATGCATGTTTCCAATCTGTATTAGAAATTGGAGAACCATCATGATGTCCAATTACAGAATCGGTACTTCCAGAATACCAAGGCATTGTTGACATTGTAATATCTGCTGTAACGGTATCTGAAAGAACAATAGGAGTAGTATCAAATCCTGTGTCAACATCAAGATATACTGCCTTATTGTTATCATCTAAAGTTTCAATATTTAAGATTTTAACAACCTTAGCATATTTGTGCATATTAGTAACTCCACGATCTAAATTAACTCCTGTTCCTGTATCATTTAATTGTCCATATCCAACTGATACAGATGAACCTACTAATAAATTGTTTGCTTGTGCATTTGTAACAGGGAAATATGTTTCTTTCGTACTTCTAACAACAGAAGCAGAATATTGAAGATTATAATTCGTACATCCTTTATATAAACTCTGAGAATCTTTTGTAGCACCTTTAATCACATTAAAGATAAATTGAAACGTCATATGTTCTGCACCAGCACCATGATAACCTTTTCCTTTTTTTGGGAATTCAATCATCATTTTATTATAAGATGTAAAAGTTTCTGGTTTACCATCTTTTACAGAACGTAAAAATCCATCATCACCAATACTTGCATAATATTTACTACCAATACACCAAGGCAATACTTCTCCATCAGTAGTAACACATTCGCTCCAAGGTTTTAATTGTACATCCGTTCTTAATGGATTTCTCATATCAGAAATTGTAACATCTGCATATCCTTCATCTTGATTTACTTGAAAATCATAATAAAAAGACATTTGCATAGCTCCAACATCCACATTGCCTGTAAATGAAAAATTTTCATCCCCCTCGATAGCAGTAGGATATGGTGAACCATCATCATTTCTTTTATAATTACAATTTACCCATTCAAATAATGGATGTTGTCCATTTAAATAATCATCTTTACCTTCAACAGTGTCAGTAGAAGGGGTAAATTCAAGTCCTGCATTATCTAAAAGTTTCGTACCAGTAGAGGTAGGGTTGGTGGCAAATAACCAAATTCTTGTTCTATATACCTTACCAGTTCTTTTAAAATTATAAAAGTCTTTGATTGTTTCTACACGAGGAGTATTATTTAAAACGTCATGTATTGCTGCTTTTAAAGTAGAAATATCTTTTCTTGCTTCTGTATCTTCTAATGTGTAAACAGTTCCTTTAATATTCGCTTGTTTTATAGTTGTTGTCATAGTTCACCTCCTCAATCAATTACTAAAGTCCCATCATCCGTTACTGTTATATTTAATTCCTTATCCCATTCTTCTATTTTTTCTTTTGTAATTGAGTCAAGTATCTCTTTATTAGAATGAGCGTGTTCTGAGTCCTTAGAAGCGTATTTTTCATCGTGATTATGGTCTTTGCTTGAAACTCCAATTTCATCCGAAGAAAGACTACCTGTTAATTCTTTTCCATTAATAGATGGTTTATTTTTTAAATCATCATAATTAGAGGTAGAAGTAGAAGAGGAAGAAGAACCAACTTTTTTATCTGTATACTTTTTTGCTATCGCAAAAGTTTCAACGTCAATCATTTTTAGACCTCCTTCCAAATACCAGAACTATTTAACACATATAATTTACATTTATCAATTACAAAACATGTTGAACCAATTGAACATTCTGAAATTTGTGATTTGTCTGTTGCGCTTTCCAGTATACCTTTTTTTGTATTTGTTGGAAGTTTAGATATATCTTCTTCTAAATCACAATAAAATTCTTTTAAATTAGGTCTATTATTATTACCAACATCATTAATCCAATAAGCCATATAAAACACCTCCTTCAATTTAAAAAGAGAAGAGTATGTTCATCTCTTCTCTAAAATTATTCATATACAATTGTTGAAATAGAATTATCAGATTCATCAACAACTGGTCTTTGTACTTCATCAGTAAGAATATATACATGAGTATCTTCTTCTGTATAAGCTGTATATTTACAAACAAATGAGATTTTCTTATTAACTACAGAATTATCAAGATAAATTGCTTTTCCTGTTTTATAAGGCTTTACTGTATCCAGTGATTCACCATTTTTATCTCTTCGATACCACTCATAAGTACCACTTGGTAAATCATCTCCCGTAGCTTCAACCCACCTTTTATCACTTGTAGAATACTTCATAAGAGTTACACTTTTTGAAGTTGTATTAACTTTGTAAAAATACCCAATTGTTCCATCAGAAGGTTCTTCTGTAAAGAAATCTGTAGATTTTATTTCATCAATTTGTTGTCCATTCTGAAAAATCATTGCATAGACTCCACCAACTCCAGAACCATTCACTAATTTATCTCCTAAAGAAGAAAAACATTCTACACTAATAGGGTCAGTTTTGTCCATAACCGTATAGAATGCCTGATAAGTTCTAGTTTTGTAAACTGCACGACATCTAAATGATGCAGTAGAATCAACCATAGGAGGAGTAACTGTAAGATAATCATTGGTACATCCATTAATATCTTGGTAACTACCATCAATATATTTGCTCCATTGGTATGTTACTCCTGTTGTTGCTGTATCCATACCATCATGAAGTATGGTTCTTAAAATAACATTATTATTTCCATTATTAATAGTGGAATCACCAGTTACATATACCTCAAGTAATACAGCATTTTCTCCGCTTTTTGCCTGAATAATTTTATTAATACTAAATTTAAAAGTATTAGAAAGTCCATTTGATGTAATAGTGATAGTGATTTCTCCAGATAATCCAGAAAATAAAGTTGCTCCTTTTGCGACAGAAAGAATAATACATCCTTCAGAGCTTGTAGTAGCAGGAGTGTTAGATTTTACTGTAATTCCAGATGGAAGAGGAGTAGCTACAACAGCAGTACCATCCGTAGCTTTCATACCTAATTCACATTTAAAAGGAATTGTAATTTCTTTTGCTTCACTAACAGTTTCATCAGTATCGCAGTTGATATTATCAGAGAAATTCCCCAACCTAATACTTAATGCATCAGCACCAGAATCACCTTGTTCACCATCAATACCATCTTTTACTATAGGAATAGATTGGCTATCTTTATAATTAGTTGTTGTTCCAGCTTCATATAATTCACCTTTAATAAGTTTAATCTTATTACTAGATGGTTTATAAACGTGTGAATTCTCATCTACTCCTGAAGTATATTTTAAATCAAAATTTTCTCCATCCGTGGACTCATAAATTTTAAATCTACCTGAATAAGCTGTATCGGGGTTATTGCCTACTCGTTTTGTAGCAGAAAATGTCACTGTCTCAGGAACAAACACATCATTTTTATCAATCTTTAAATAGGACAAATCTGAATTAATATAATAGAAAATTGGGTCAGCGGCATCAGCACCAGATCTATCTTTATGAACAGTAAATCTTTTATTTAAAGTGGTATAACCTGAACGTGTAGCAATAAAATCTACATATCCAGTCTCTACAGTAATACCTGTGACAGTATATACAAAAGTCTTTGAATTAAAAGTTCCTGTAATTCCATCACTTGGAGTAGCAGTAATATTCCAATTAGCTGTATCATCTTTTGAACCTTTTAATATAGTAAATTTAGTATTTGCTCCATTTAAAGACGTTGGGTATAATTCTCCATTTGCTTTAGTAGGAATTGACTGAGAATCATTTGTTAAATTACAAGTGATTGTTGCTGAACCAGCTGCACCATTACGAACTTTCCAAATTTGATGAATGTCAGAAAGATTTTCTGTGTTTGTTACAAGTTTAATTACCGCCATATCTCCCACAAATACATCATCTGTATCATTAACAGTAAGAGTAGTTGTATTAGAAGAATTAGGATATACTTCAAAACTTCCATCAGCTTTTTTATACTGCCATTGTTTTACAGTTGTATTTTCTAATGTTGCGGTAAGTATAATAGATGGGGCAGAAATAAGGTTTCCTTCTCCGTTATACTTAAAAGCTGTTTCACCTGTAATATCACATTTAGATAGTTTTTTTACATTTTTAATAAGACCAAAAGTCATCTGCGCTTTTGCTTTTACTTCAACACCTTCTGCATCAGGGTCACGATAAGTAATTGTACAGATGTATGTAATTAAATCTGCATCAGCTAAAACATTTTTTGAAACAGTTAATACTCCATCTGAAACCTTTTCTCCTGTAACTAAAGCGGTTGGATTTCCTGAGCCAGCTTGTCTTTCCCACACAAAACTAAGACCGTTTGAACTTAAAGCCATCATTTCACCATTTAATTCAACAAAGGGTGTTAAAACTAAATTGTTTGTTTCCCAATTTGGAGAATAAGCTGGCGATTCATTTGGATCATAAACAGTTGTAAGGGGAAGAGAAGAGCCTAGCCATGCACTTAATTTCCCTACATCAGAAACATCAATGATGGTAATTCCACCATAGGCTTGTTGTTTTGCCATACAAAACCTCCTTTATCTACTTTTACTTTGTCGAATAGAAGCTTTTGCCAGTGTTTCTCCATCATAAGAAAAAGTGCAGGTAAAATACGCTGCACTAAACATCACATCACTTCTATTAATTGTTATTGTTTTTGCTCCACTTGAATGTTGTTCATTCCAATATTTATCACTAGAAGAATCATAGGTAGAACGCTCCCAAGTAAAACAAGAATCTTTGTATTTATCAGTTACGTTTTCATTATTTTGAAATAAATTTACCGATATGGTAATTTGAGATATTTTTCTACTCGTATTGACTCCTTGAGGAGTAACGAATCTTATCTCAAAAGGTATAGAATCATCAATTTTAGAATTTAATCTTTTTATAGATGCATTAGTACTTTCTTGAAATTCAACATATTTAATACCAAACGAATTGCCACTACCATCAATAATATGCGTAATAGATACATTTCCATTTTCATCTGTTTCAACAATTGGAAAATTTAATTTTGATTTTGAAATAGTTTCATCAGAAATCATGTTATTAATGATTGTATTAGACGGGATACCCTCTTGTGTAATACCATTTTCATCAAACATGGCAGTTCTACCATCAGTACCTTTTACAAGAAAATTAAAATTACCATTACCATCTTGTCCAATCTGAACCCTAACATTGCCGTCTTTATCATAAAATTGTTGTGTAGAATCTTTAAAAGCAATTGAGGGGTTTCCATCTTGAGAAATAAGAGTAATTAATTCAGCAGTGGCAGAATGAGCCATTAAATCAGCAACAGAAATTTTTGATGCAATTGAATCTTTAATTACAGCTTCATCAATTGTTACGTTACTTGCAGTAAGATGAATTGTCTGTAAGTCACCAACTGAACCTGTACCTGCTAAAAGAGTTTTAATATTTGCTACATCTGCATTAAGGGTAGAAATATTTATCTCATGATTAATAAGGTCTATGATAATTTGTCCTGATTCATCTTTTATTAACTGTGTTGTTAACTCTGTAAAGAAACCTTTGTCTGCATTAAGAATTTTTGTGGTAATCATATCTGCATCAATAGTACCTGCAATTAATTCTTTAAATTCACCTTTGTCTGCCTGTACAAGTTTTGCCATTACTTGATCTGCGTCAATGTACTTAGCATATAAATTTGTAAAGTTACCTGTAATTCCTGATACAGTTCCTTCATTATTTTTATTCATATAAGCATTAAAAGAAGAACTTGCAAGTAAAGACTTTATAAATTCAGGTGTGATAGTATAAGCAGTAACATCTTTAGAATTTCCTGTTGCTAAAGTAAGAGAATTTTTTGCAGCAGAAAGTGCAGAATTTAATAATTCATTAAAATCATTTCTCTTAGATTTATACCTAGTCATTGTAGAAAAGGTAAGAGTAAAGTCACCTTGATAAACACAAGGATTATATGTAATACTAACAAGTCTCAATCTTTCAAATGTTCCATCAGTTTTTACTTCAACATGAACAAAATTATAAATATCTAATGGTTCTACCAAATCTTTAAATTCTTCTAATCCATAGACATTATCTAAAGTATCTTCCCATGTGTATTGAGGATGAGACGCTGCATATAACCTATCAACTGCATCTAAATATAATTGATATTCTTTTTCAACCTTTTCTGTAGATGAAGTAATAGTAGTTGTAATGATATTTTCATTTTGATAATCTGTATGCTTGTAAAGTTTTTTTAAAAGATATTCTTCATATTTTGTAAATCCTTCATATTTCGTTTGAACTTTTCCGAAATTTTCTCTTCTAACATTCGAAGCAATTTCAGTATATTCTTTTTTATATCCATCTCTTTCAGAAATTACATCATCGTATTCTTTCTTTCGTTCTGTGAGAGCAGTAGTGCATTCATCATACAATTTTTTATAATCAAGATATAATTGATGATATGTGTTATAAACTTCTTCACTTTTATCTGTAATTTCTTCATTGTACTCTTGAGAGAATCCTTTCAATACATCCACCTGGTCATAATATCTTTTTTGACAGATTGTAAGCTCATCTACACCATATAATTTCCAGTCAGTAAGATATGATTTTTGATATTCTTCGTCCATTTGAAAATATTGAAAAGTAGATGCACTTTCACCTAACTCTAACATAGGAGCAGTGATATCGAAGTTTGAATTTTCTCCTTCACATGAAAAATAAATTTCTGTAATATCAGAAGAAGCAGTAAATGTTATCTGAACCCTTGTCCAAGAAGATGTGATGGATTTTTGAGTATAATTAACTTTTGAATAATCATTTTCATCATTAGAAGAAGAATATCCTAATTGAATTTTTGAAATATTAGAAGAACGAATAAAGGCACTTAATGTATAAATACTTCCTTTTGTCGTGTCAATGCCCTTTTGTTTAATTCCATAAGATTCAGAATTACTATGAATTGTCATATATCTTGTAGCACCATAAACAGGTGAGTTATCTTCAAAATCAATACACTCACTAAGAGATTTATTTATTCCATACCAATTTGAAGATGTGATAAATGTGGCATTTTTTAATATATTTCCTGAACCATATTCTTTAAGAGAATCTTGAATTTCACTCTTATCTTCATCATTTCTTTTAACCAGTTCATTAATAATGGTTGGAAGAATATAATTCATAATTTGTTCATATTTGTCCCAATCCGCAGAATTTTTTAAGGCATTTAAATCAAAATTTCCATTTTCATCTACATAACTTGATTCATAACCTTTTATCATTGCAGTATAATCATCATATGCCTGCATCAAATCTTTTGTAGATTTACTTGCCCAATCTTCTGTAGCTCCATCAACAGGAACTCTTGCTTTTATTTCTGTAGCTCTATCCTGTGCATCTGCGTATTTTTTTTGAAGGTTGACATAATCTAATCTTTTGGAATCTCTGTATTCCTTCCAAGCATTATATTTTTCTTTAAGTGCTGTAGGAATGTATCGCTCATCTTTAAGAAGATAGGAATAATCTTCTAAATCTGTTTCTCCAAAATTTGCAAGAACAATATTATCAATACCATCTCCACCAGATACAGTGATAGAAGTATATAATTCTTCTGAACGAGTAGCCTTTAATGTATTCTGAATGTTTCTCCAGCCAATATAAACATTTGTATCTTTCCCAATATGTTCTACATACGTTGCATTAATTTTACAATTAATTGTATCAAATGTAAAAATACAACTAAATGCACTAGATACATCTTGTGTGAGAACAGAATACAGGTCGGAATTATCAATATCAAAGGCATAAGACTCTTCGGATAAATGAACTGGAGTATCTAATTTTTGTCCAGAGCTATCTTCATATCTGGCAACGGAATCAATTTTTCCAATTTGCCAAGGAGAATCAGCAATATTATCAACCCAGTTATCTATTTCATTTCCATCTTCACCTATTTCTATTTTTGATGGGATAAGTCCTGCATGATGTAAGAGAATATGTAGCAAGGAAAGCTCTGGCTCATCAGGATTATAAAATTTTACTCTCGGAAAAGTTTCTTTATATTTATCAGGATATTTGTCTTTTGGATATTTTGACTGAAACATCATTTCATAAGATGATTCTGTACCTTGCCCAACTTTAAATCTCTGAATATCATAATTTTGTAGTTCAATCTCATAAGACTGCGCTTCAACACTTTTATTTTCAATCTTTCCATCATGATTTATCTCTGGTGGATTTTTAATGATGAACCAGATTCCATCTACATAAATTTCCATTAATTCATCAAGATAATCATACCATGCACTTTTTTCACCATTAAAAGTTTCATATGCAGTAAAAGAAAGAGTATATGTGTTATTTGCTTTCTTTTCAATCTGTACGGTAGTTTCATCAACGCCACCAATTACACCTAATAACCTTTTCCCTGTCTGTGCAATATACAGAAATTGTTGATTGGCATATTGATTAGTATAGTTCATTAATATGCACCAACCTTTCTGTATTCTCGATATTTAATCTTAATTGTCGCATTCCCCGAAAAAGAAATTTCATTTTGTCCAGATAATAATTTAAACCAGTATATTTTCTGAGGGTCTAAAATATTTAAATCAGTAAGAGGAATTAATGTTCCGATAGAATTTTTAATAGTAAGATTTTGACAATCAATATAAATAGTATTATTTGCTCCCGTAGGATTAAATGTAATAGAAGATGAGTTATCTGTGATATTAGTTATAGTAATATCGTTCTTATCTTTTGGAGTAACTTCTATAACAGGATAAATATAACTTTCTAAGTCGTCTGTTTCATTAAAAATACTATATTTCTTTCCACTTGTAGAAAGAATTTCTTCCTTTTCTTCACTATAGCCAAATGGAGAATCGCAAGTAATTGTAAATTTTAGACCAATAACTTCTTGAATAAATGTAGATTCTACATTCTGAACCGTAACAAAATAATCTACATATTCATCTGCTTCAACATCATTATTATATTCTGTCATATGAAATAATTTAGGAAAACGAGGAGAAGTAAGCCACGCATTAATTTTGCCAATTTCAGAACGAGTAAAAAAATTTTTTTCAGAAATACATGGATTTTTTACTACAGTTACATTGAATTGAAGTGGAGCAGTATAAGTAGCACCGAAATGATTAGGTCTTTGTCTAAAAATATTCATTTCTCCAATATTTACAGACCTCTCTAACCCCATTGGAACAGAATCTATCGTTTCAAAGGATACAATTGTCAATCCAAAACTTTCAGATGATTTGCCATTAAATTCAAAATATTTACCAAAAATCGCCATATAAACCTCCTTTCCTGATTTATAGTTTTAATAGAAAAGAGTACCAGAACTATGACATTCTGGTACTCTGAATTTATAACGTATTCAATTTACTAAATTACAAACCTTTCTTATGACCTAATTTACTAAGGTCATCTTTTAATTGCTTAGTAATGTAATCATAAGACATTTCCTGCATTTTCTTAACTCCAGGGAATGTGTCCTTATCAATACTTCCCTGAACAATTAGATTGTTTTCAATATTAATATCTCCTAATTCTCCACCTTTAGCCATCTCACTTGCCTTTTCAACATTTTTGATGAACTCTGGCACTAAGTTTTTAACAGGTCTTTCTGGAAGAATCATTTCGCCAAGTCTTGCTGTAATCAAACCTTCATCCCCATTCGCACTGATGACTTTACTTAACTCAGGAATAATCTTTGTAATGTCATTAACAGGAAGAAGTTCATTTGTGATACCACCTGTAGCATAGCCTTTAATTTTTGTTTTAACAATTGTATTTTTTGCTGTTCCTGATTTTATAATACTGGAATTAAGAACCTCTTTAGCTTTTTTAGAACCTGATGTACTTGGTTTGACAACAGATGCGTTTACTCCCAATTTCTTTAAATCATTTACATATTTTTGAGCCTGTTGTTTGGAAAGTTTTTCTTTTTCTGCATAATCATTATGCTTTTGTGCCCCTTCAAGACCTTTGCCTTTTTTCAAACTTTTAGTGCTAATAGTCTGATGATTTTCAATCTTCTTTCTCTTAGCATCGTTGATATATTTCCAATAACTGCTTTTTTCCATAGTTGCAATATGCTTTTCAGTCTTTTTCCATGCTTTTTGATAAGCAACATTAGCAGATTCTAATTTTGATTCAAGATTAGCAATATTTTTTCGCTTTTGTTCATTGGCTTTTTCTTGTGCCTTTGCTTTTTCTTGTGCTTTTGCTCTTTCTTGTTTTGCTTTGTTTTCCGAAGCTTTTTTTCTATCTTGTCCTTCTTGTGTTAAAGTTGGATCTGGGTTACTTGCCTGATTTCCAATCTGGTCTACAGCTTTATCTGCCTTAGATTCATTTGCTCCACCTTTAATAATAGAAGTATCAACATTTCCAAGAGTAGGAGAAGATGATGTAGAACCATTTTTGACATTTGTTACGGTAGTATCTAATTCTTCTTTTGTTTGATTGGTGACTTTCTCCGTAGCATCCGAAACCGCTGTACCAGAAGATTTGATAATATCTCTAATTTTTGCATAAGCTTCATCATAAGATTCAACCATACCATCAAGCATTTTATTAACAACATCTGTCTGCATTTTAGAATTACTATCTAATGTTTTTAAAGTTTTATCGAGGGCATCTGACGCATCCTCAGAAATCTTATCATAACCCTCACTACGGATGTCATTTTCATGATCTCTTACAGTATCGTCATAATCATCCTGTAAATCTTTAAGTTGTGCTTTCAGTTCTTCTAAACGTGCTTTTCCTGCGGCACTTGTCGTACCCTCCAAGGAGGCAATTTCATTTTGAACAGTGGTAATGTCTTTATTTTTTGATTGAAGCGTCTTATTATAGTTATAATAATCCTGTTTAGCTTTCAAAGCATTCTGTCTCTTAGTTATATTTTTCTGCAAAAGGTCATTTTCTTTTTGAAGAGAATCTTTATATATCTGTAAAATAGCATTACGACTATCTTTAACAGTAGATGCTTCTTTCTGTTGTGCTTCGATAATTTCACGTTTCTTTGATAGGTAATCTTCTTCTGACATCTGACCATTTTTATACATTGTCTCAAGACCATCCATTTCTTTTTTATAATTAGAAATGGCTTCTTGTGCCTGATTGATTTTTTGAACATTGAGAAGAATCTTTGCATTACCTACATCAGTGATTACACCATCTTCTGAAACTGTCTCTGCATCACCCATAAGATCAATAAGATGTTCTATATCATTGATATTATTGTCAATGGTTTCATTCATCTTTTCAAAAGGTTCAAAGCGGAGTTCCTGAATAGAATCTTTCAATTCTTCATTATCAGATGCCAGACCAAGAATCTTTACACTTAAATCTGAAGCCTCAGAATTTAATTTATTCCAGTTAGTAGAATCTTTTTTATATTTATCTCGCTCCATAATCTTGTCGTTATAGAGTTTTTCATAATATACAATGGTATTATTATTAGCAGTCCTTTGAGTTATATAAGTATTTTCAAGATTCTTTCTTCGAGTCTCATTAGAAGTATCCTTTACCTTAAACAATGAAGCTGCGGCTGATAATCTATCAGCAACACCAGACCATTTATCAATAGCCCACTGAGATAAATTATAAGTAACTTCCCTAATCTGTGAATTCAAATCCTCGTAAGCAGTCTTAGAATCATTTAACTCTTTTACAATCTCATTGTATTTAATCTGTGCTTCTCTGGCTTCATTGCTATTTGAACCAAATCTCTTCTTTGCAGTTTTAAATTCTTTTGCATACGCATTCTTTTCCTGTTGAAGAGTGGAAGTTTGCGTAGCCTGCTTACTTCGTTGAGAAAGAAGATTCTTATAATAAGTAGAATTTGTACCCTCTGAACCACCACTAGCTTTGATTAAATCATTAGAAGAAGAATAAATTTCCTGTTGTGATTTATAAAGATTACCAAGAGTATCATAATAATCTGTAATAGAATCAAGCTTTTTTTGTTCTAACTCATATAGTTGTTGTTGAAGGTCAAGCTGATTTGTACGACATTCTTCTGCCTTATCCCAGTATTCCTGATATGATTTAATAAACTCTTGTGCTTTTTCACCATAGGAATTAATATTAATCGTACCATTTTTAATCTTTTTAATAAGATTCTTTGCTTGTTTTGGCTTAACAATCTTACGTTTTACAGCTTGTTTCTTAACAGTATTTGCCTGTTTTCTATATCTAATAGCAGCCTTTTTATTGGTAGAAACTTCCTTATTTGTATTCTTATAGGCATTTTCGTAATTAGAATTTCTTCCTCTTAATGTACGAGAATTTTCAGCTTTCTTTTCAAACCGTTCTGTATTAGTTTGAAGTTTCTTTAAGCGTACTTCAATCCAATCAAAAAATTTCTCAAGATAATCTTGGAATTTTTCTAAGGCTGTTTTACCTTTTTTTGTGGTTTTCTTTTTGGATTTATCGGAGTTGGATTTCGTTTTCTTTGTGGTAGAAGAAGTAGTAGATTTCGTGGTTTTCTTTTTTTTGTTGGTTGAAATAGATGACCCACCAAGTTTTATAGGAATACCATTGGCAAAAGCGGAACCATTGAGAAAAGCATCATCGTCTTCTGAATTAAATAAATCATCAACATTAGAATTAAATGAACTTCCTAAATAATATCCAGTACCACGAGAATTTATATACCCTTTATCGAACAATTGTTCTGTTTGTTTATGGTTAAAAATCACTGCACCCTTTGGAATATCAGTAAATTCTGCACCATTATCTCCAACAGTCCACCAACGATTTCCATAAACAACTAATTCTTGACCAAGTTCACCAGTTAATGCACCGTGATTAGTTTTGTTTGTTTTCCATTCATCAGGTAATCTATTTTCTTGTAAATTCCCGTTTACATAGGCTGTTCCTGAAACATGAGCAGTGCCATTTAAGCCACCAGTTCCATCCTTTGATTTTTTAGAACCACCAGTAGAACCATTTTGATTTCCACCCCCACCAGTAAAGAATCGTATAACTTTTTGGAAAATGGTAGGTGCAGATTGAATATTAGAGTTATCTGCTTTTCTATTTACAGTTTGGTTAACTGGGTTAGTAGATTTAATATTACTGTTGTTTGGCTTTCTATTTACAGTTTGATCTACAGGACTTGTATTTTGAATTTGAGAAGAATCAGGATTTTGTACAATTGTTTGATATCCCGTAGGAGCTTGTACTGGAATAGAATCAATATTTGAAGTATAGGTAACGGTACCATCTTTTTGTAAAATAGGATATACTGTTTGTTCCGTACCGTCCACATTTGCTGTATAGGTAACTGTACCATCCTCATTTTTTACTGCTGTAACCTGAGATTCTACATCATTTACATTTGCTGTAAATTCAACAACATTTCCTGTTTCAAGGCTTTCAATTTCTGATTTAACTTCATCTGTCGATGCATCAGCTTTCATAGTAATTTTTTTACTATCGCCATCTTTTTCTACATCATTAATGGCTTTCTTTGCTTCAGAAGTATCAGCAGATACAGTGACTTTTGTTTCACTATCAGGAAATGGATTCGTAACAGATGTCCTTTTCTTTCCTTCTTTACTAGGAGTATCAACTCCTGCTTTTTTCATATTATCCTGTTGCTGTTTAGTTGTAGTCTTATCATTTTTATTAGGAGCATTAGTATCCCCCTCATCATCTTTCTTAGTATGCTGTTTAAAAACTTCATCTTTATCTATACCAAGAATATCAGCAACTTCCTGTTTCGCTTTTTCATTATATGCTTTTAATTCTTTTGCAATATCCACAAAATCAGCAGATTCTTTAAAATCAGTCCATGATTTTCCAGAAGCTACATAAGCGTCATTCATTTTATTTTGAAGTTGATATCCTTCGTTGATTTTTTGTTGGATTGCAACTTTTTCTTGTTCAGAAGATGCTTTAGATAATTGGTCTTTTAAAGCCGTGATATTATTTGATGTATTTTGATAAGACTTACTACCAACTTTTTTATCAGTTACTTTATTACCTTTTGCTTTCTCAGCTTTATCACGATATATAGATTGTTCTGCATTTGCTTCAGCCCAAGATTGACTATCTCCACCTTCTTCGGCAATTTTTTGTAATTTCTGAATTTCCTGTTTAATAGACGCTAAATCATATTCAAATTTGATTTTAACTACTTGGTCTTTTGTCAAAGTAGACATATCTTTATTATATTTTTTCAGATTTTTGTCCCAACCTTGAATTTTCGTACCAAGCGTGTCTTTATCGTCTCCTTCGTCCATATTATTATAAATATCTTTGATACCAGAAAGAGACTCTTTATATGATTTTAAATTATCACCACTCCAAGTAACATTATCAAACTCCGCACCATAACTTTGAAGATTTCTCATCAAAGTTTCTACAGCACTTACACTAATGCCTAATTTCTTAGCAGCAACAGCAGAGTTGTTAAATTCTTTTGTCCAAGTAATATCATCATTTTTATCTTTTTTGGCTAAACCTTTATCTACTAAATCAGACACAAAATTATCTCTACTATCATTAGGATTATCTGAGTCAAAATAACGCTTACGTTTTTCTTCAGCTTTCTTCCATGCTTTGGCATATGCTGTTGCATCATATTTAGTTGAGTCTGGATTGATTGTACCCCAAGTTAAAAATTGTGCAGATTCTTTAAAGTCATCTGTACCAATTTTCCCTTTATCATAGAGGTCATTCGCTTCGGATAAATACTTGGACATATTTTTCCAGTCTTCATCTTTATTAGCAGAATCGAAAGCTTTTCCAACGCTAGTAACCGTTCCATCTACGCCATCAATTGCATTTGATGTTTTTTTTGCAGAATCAGAAGCTTTATCCAGATAACTTTGTAATTGTTCTATTTTATCAATCCCTAAGTCGTTTAAAGATAACCCCATACGACTTAAAGCTTGACTCAAATCGTTACCAGAATTAACGGCATCTTGCAATTCTTCTTTAATAGCGTTTTTACCCGTGGAGCCATCGAAGAATGTATTTAATGAACTTAACGCTTTTTCTGTGCTATTAAGGTCTTTGTTAGAAATAGCATTTACTATTGATTTAAGATTATTAAATCCTTTACTATGTTCAGCAAGTGCTTCAACACCCTCACCATTAACAGATAAAGCTTTCATCATAGTAGATAATTCTTCTTGTCTACTATCCAAGCTACTTCCAATTTTATCTTTTGCTGTTTCTGCTTCTTTAATCTGTTTTTCAATCGCTTTCGATTCAGAAACAGAAGTAGCTTTTGATTGTTTTTCACGAAGTTTTGCGATTTTATCAGAATATTCCTGATATCCTTTCAAATCCTGTGCAGTCGCATCTATTACATTTTGAGGTCTAGGATTTGTACCGACTCCTACACCTGTACCTGCACCAATATATTCATAATTACCATCTTCATTTTGAATAACATTAGGATTGACTTTCTTTTTTAGATTCTTTTCAGCATCAGCCGCAGCTTCTTTTTGTTCTTGAGATAGAATATTCTGTTTATTTTTCAGAGTACCTTTTAACTGATTATTTGCGACTTGAATTTTCTGAACTTCCGCTTGATCTACTAAAGAAATTCCACCTACGCTATTAATTTTCTGAATAATAGCATCTACAGATTCTAAACCAGAAACATCAATGTCATTATTTGTGGCAATCTGTTGTAAAGATTCTTTATATCCATCAACCTTAGACTGTAAATCATCAACCTGTGATTTTGTATCTTGAACACTCTTTAGTGATTTATTTGTATTTCCATAAGCACCATTATAAGTTAATCCAAATTTACTATCTACAGCCTTAAATACTTTATAGGCGGCAAAGATAGAAGTAAGACCGATACCAAGTGAACCTAAAGGCGAAGATACAAATTTTGTTAATTTATTTCCTAATATTGCTTTAAGAGCTGTTCCGCCTGTAAATACATCATCTTTATTTCCCTTAGAATTAAAAATTATATCTTTGAATACTTTAGCGTATTCTTTAACTTGCATTAATATTTATAAATAATTGTTGGATTTATTATATAAATATGATAAAATATACTAAAATACAAATATAAAATTTTAAGAGGAAGGTATATATTATTATGGCACTCATTAAATGTCCAGAATGCGGAAAAGAAATATCAAATAAAGCCAAATGCTGTATTCATTGCGGATACCCGTTAGATGAAATTTCTTCTAATGAATACAAAGATATTTTAACAAGAGAATGTTTAAATGAAAAAGAAGATACTCATAATTTTTCTCAAAAAATAAACTCTTCTTTTGATAAAATTAATTATACACAAAAACAACCAGAAACTCTTAGAGATTTAGTTCAAAAACGAGATTCTGAAACTAAAAATATAGAAATCATTGAATCTCAACCAATTCCTAAATCAATTCCAAAATGTCCTACCTGTGGTTCTACCGATATTTCCAAAATATCCACTACTTCAAAAGTAGTAAGCGTAGGATTATTTGGTATATTTAGTTCCAAAATCCGCAAGCAATTTCACTGTAATTCATGCAAATATGAATGGTAGGAGAGGAATATACAAAATGCTTGATAAACAAATCGTTAACATACTATTAAAATACAAAGATGAAAATTCTCAAGAGATTGCTAATATAAATAACGCTATTAACTCTATTAAAGGAGAGTTAGAGAATGTACAAGCTAATTTATCTCTTCAAGCTTATAAAGAGTTAGCTGATTTAAATAAAAAAGATAATAATATATTCCTTCAAAAATCTCAAGATGCTTTATATCTTAAAGAGTATTATCAAAAATTTGATACTTTTCTTATTCCTATAGATACAGAAGAAGAGGATGACAATAAATTTGATAATAATGAAACTGTACAATCCTCTAAAGAATCCGATGAATCTTTAGAATTATATCTTACTCCTGATGAAGTATGCCCTTGTTGTCATGCATCAATGAACAATGTTAAAGATTACTATTATAATTCTTCTGAAAAAGATTATAAACAAATCTCAATTTTTAAATGTGATGTTTGTGATAAAAAGTATGTTACTTTTGAAGAATTAGAAAGTATTCAAAATAATATTGATCGTACAAATATTTCTCTTTATATGAATTATCATCACCTATTAGATATTCATAGTAAAATAACTTTACAGGTAAAAGGAACAACAGCCAGTTGTATAAATAAAAAGCACACAACCTCAGATATAACTGTTCAAATTCCTGTGATATATGAATCAGGAGATATAGGTTTCGAAATTTCACACGCTATGTATTGTCATCAATGTGATGCTTATATCATTTTAAAAAATGATTTTGATAAAATAAATGGTGTTATTTTATGCAAAGTAATAGATGAAACTTTTGAAAGTAAACCTGTATCTAATAAATTTGGGTTTGATGAAAAACAATCTGAATTATATCAACATGGATACAATGTTCAAAAGAAAAATCCATTATCAGATAAACAACGTCATTTTATATTATTATCATTATTAAATACAGGAATAATGAATTTAAATCAAATTTGTACGCATTTAGATAAACTAGTACAGATTCACAAGAAAGACAATAATTTTGCATTAGCTATAAAGAAATGGAAACGTGATCGTGATTTTATTACATCAAATTCCAAAAACTTTTCATCTTATACAGCTGATAAAATCGTATTAAAATTTAGTTGTAAAAAATCACTTGCACCTTATTAATTATACAACCCCCACTTCATTTTAATTCAGAATGAGGTGGGTTTTGTTCCCATTCCTTTTCTAATTCTTCAATCTCTTTTTTTAATTTTCTCAAATCTTCTAATCCTTTAGAATGAGCAAGTTCTTTAGAATAATCATATAAGAGTTTAGGTTCTACCAATCTTGATTTTCGTTTTTTCATAACTTTATGTAATCTTCTTTTGTCGATAAAATACCATGTAATATATCGAATAATTCTTTTCATGAAATTCCTCCTATATTATTTTTCTTATTGTATGAAACATTTATAAATCAATAAATATTTTTAAAAATTATCAGTATTTACATATCTGTTCTTTTATGATATTATATTTTCCACTTATAATAAAATAAAAAGATAATAAGAGAGGATGGTAATAAATAATGAAAAATTATTCAGAAAAAGAGTTAAATATAATTTGTAATAGCATCCGTAGAGAAATCAAAGAAGAAAATAGTTATCTCAATAACTCCATATATATGAATAGAGTGGATATAGTTCTGGATGTATTACAGCGGTTTGTTTTAAAAATACAAGAAGATAATAGAGCAGAAGAGTAGTAGTCTTCTACTATTGTTATTTCTATATAATAAAAAGAACCAGAGAAAATCTCTAGTTCTTTCCTAAAATAAAATTTATATGGGTCACAAGCCTACGAAAGATGGTAAGCTATATACATCTTTTTTATTCTTTACATTGAGAGTAATCAATCTTAATGCGTTCAAAATCCTTTGTATTAAGAAGAATGAATTTATTTGTATTATCAAAATAATCTTTAATAATTCTATTATCTTTATTAAACTCCTGATATCTTGATAATAGAATAAATGGTTCTCTTTCAAAATTTTCTGACTTTCTATATATACCTAGATAAGAAGTACCATCCTTCATATATATTCGTAAAAACATTCCAGTTTTTATAATATCGTCCCAAATATTTTCATTTGTACTTCTATAAATATGAAGTTTAATTAACTTATCATTAAACCAAGTTGTATGTAATACTTCCCCTAATATTAATGCAATAACAAATGTTATTACACAAAGTAAAATTACAACAATTGGACGATTTTCATATTTATTAGAAATAAACTGAAAAAATGTTATTTTATAAAAATTTTTCAATATGTAATTAGCAATCACACTTTTTATAATGAAATTTTTATAACTATTTTGTCTTACAAAACTTATCCAATAGTAAGCGGATAAAAATATATATCCATAAACAATATTAGATATTAAATTTGGAATATTATCTATAAGGTGAACTACCCACGAGCTAAAGCTCGTTGGGATTCCTGTTTCATTGTCCTCGTAACCTACTAACTCCACAGGCGTAAATTCCGACAGTTCCTGCCGTACTAAATATTATTTATGCTACTTCTAATAATCTCAATCCTTCATTAAGAATATTAATTGCAGCGTTTATATCTCGATCATGAATAGTTCCACACTCAGGACAAATCCACTCTCTGACAGATAAATCCTTGGTATCCTTATTAACAAAACCACATATATTACAAGTTTGACTTGATGGTATATATCTACCAATTTTAATGTAGATTCTGTCATTCCATTCAGCCTTATATGCAAGCTGTCTTGTCAACTCGTACCATCCACAATCTAAAACAGCTTTAGCAAGATTATGATTCTTCATCATATTAGAAACTGCTAAATTTTCAGAAACTATCACTTGGTTTTCGTTGATGAGTTTATGAGATATTTTATGTAAGTTATCAATTCTAGTGTTACGAATCTTTTCATGTATTCTTGCTACTTTTATTCTCTGTTTGTTCCAATTCTTACTACCTTTGATTTTACGAGACAATTTTCTTTGCTCTTTTGCAAGTTTATTCTCATATTTCTTAGTGGTACGAATATTATCAAATTTTTCTCCATCAGAAGTGATAAGTAAATCCTTAATACCTAAGTCAATTCCGACAGAATTATCATTTTCTTTCATCGGCATATGTTCTGTTTCTATCAGTATAGATACAAAATATTTACCAGATGGAACTTGTGAAATAGTGGCTGATTTGATTTTTCCAACAAATTCTCTATGAATTTTTACTTTTACCCACTTAAGTTTTGGAAGTTTGATTCTGTTTTTCTTAAAAGAGACTTCGATGTTGTTGTTAGTAAAGTTAGTAGAATATGACTTTTTATGATCTCGTTTACTTTTAAACTTTGGATATCCAACATGTTCTTTGAAAAATTTCTGATAAGCTGAATCCATGCTATAAATTGCATTTGTAAGAGCAAATTTATCAACTTCTTTTAACCATTTATACTCCTTTTTAAGAACTTGATTACAATAATTATTACAAGAAGTTTTATTCATAGATTCTTTTTTCATTTCATACAAATTTTTTCTATACCCAAGTGTCTGATTATAAACAAATCTGCAACATCCGAAAGTTTTTTGAATTTGTTCTATTTGTTGCTTATTTGGATATAATCTGTATTTGTAAGCTTTTAACATTTACTTATCACCTCACTTATATATTCTCTGTTTTATACGGTTCTTTACCCATCAGCTAAAGCTAATGGGATTGCGAGTCTGTTCTTTTTAATATAATTTTCTCCATTATACATCCAAAAGGAAAAATATACCATACAGAACATTATGTTCTTATTTGTTTTGTTCTATTTTTATCCAACAAACGTCAGAATAGTAACTGACGCATGGTTTACCATGATTTTTGTTTACCCTGGAACATTCATTCAAAGCATATATAATAAGGCAATATATACTTTGGAGGAAGGGTGTTCTCTCTACACTTCTCAATATTTCATATGTTTCCCTCGTCACAGTGACGTATCGCATATTACTTAATCGTATATTGAGTTGGCTCGTGCGTTGCCACGAAATTTTCATTCGATTCACTGTTATAATAACAGAATAGTGGTTTCAACGAATTATTCCTCTAATTTAAAATTTCTAACATCTAAGAATCCTCGTCTCCCTACATTGTTTATTATTCCATTTCTATAATATTCTCTGCATGGATAGACCAAGTTAAAAGTAAACTGTAGCTAGGATTTTAGCTAATCCAGATTCTTAAATGCTTTTACTGCACCGATAGCTGTTAATACAGCAGGTACACCATTTGCAACACTAATGAATTTTGTAAGGACATTGATAGCAGTAGTACCACCATCTATAAATCCTTTAAATACATCAGAGCTAACTGCGGTTGTGGACAATTCTTGAAATGATGCTTTCATTTGTCCTATATGATATTCGATAGACTTCTGATAATTTGATAATTCTTTTTCAGCAGAACCTTCTGAACCAAATTCTGCTGTGTTGTAGGCTTGTTTAATAAGGTCACTGTTGTTAAGGGCGGCTGCCAATGCGTTACCATTATTCTTGCCTCCCATTACATCAAGCAACTTGGCTTGGGTTTTATCAGAATATCCTGAAAAATTATCACCAATATCAGTGATGATTTTCATAATATCCTTATAACCTGTACCTTGCTTATTCATAATATCATAACCGATAAGGTCTAAAATTTTATCTCTAGTATCTTCACTACGAAGTCTCATGGAAACTGTTTTCCACATATTACCTGTACGACTCGCATCCTGGGTGACAGAAAAAGTTCCTGTAATCAAGGCGATTGCCGATGAAAGGTCTGTATGAGCCGCATTAAATGATGAAGCACTTCGTTTTAATGCTTCGCCTAGTTGACTGGTATTGATAGGTTGTGTATTACTTACCTCATTTATCCGATCTACAATACTACCAGCATCTTTCGCCTTTAATTTGAAGCCTTGAAGTGTACTGATTAAATTTTCTGACGCTGATTCTTGCGTCATGTTATCTCCAACTTTTTGATAGAGAGTGGTCATATCAGATAAATATTTACTGTCCTGTAAATTATACCTTTTTGTTACTTCTTCTAAATAAATAGAAGAGGGTAGGTCATTTCTGCCTACCTCTGCAATTTCATTATTAGATTATATTTGCAGAGCAGATCATACCTTCATCTCAATAAGAGATGTCCCCATACGTCTAGTCATTACTTCCTAGACTGTGATCGTTACGGGACTCATAAAACAATTTATTTTATTAATAATTTCTTTTTCAGAATCCGTGTATGGAATTCTCAATAAATCAATATTTTTCTCCATACAATATTTATTTTTGATTGCATCATTTTTTTGTGTGAGTTTAAATTTTTCTTCACCTCCCCAACTTTTTATTGGAGAGAAATGATGTTCACCATCAAACTCAATAATTTTATTTAGATTTGGAATATAAAAATCGAATGGTAGCATATCACTACATTTAGAATTTTTACAATTTGGAAATCGTTTTTCTTCTTCAAATTGAATATTTAGAGATGTAAGATAATCATGGATAAATTCTTCGTATTTACTTCTATGATTACAACCACATGAACGAGTATGTCCGCTAATAAGAGAAGATACATCAATGTCTGTTTCTCTACCACAATCACATTCACAATGCCAAATAATTCCTCCATTGGCAGCACGTTTAGTCGTAGGATATTTTGCTGTTAAATGTCCAAATTTTTGATTTGTAATATCAATTGGTTTTCCTGCTCTCATTGCACCTTTTATAAATTTGGTTGCACCACTTGTCAAAGCATCTGCACGAATTATATATTCCTTATTATCTACGCCAATACATCTGCAATATGTACGGGCTTTCTTAATAGATGGTTTAATTTTATATTGATACAGCATTTCTACTACTGTAAAATCGCCATATGTATTTCCTGTTAAATTTTTTGCTTTTGCCATTCATCCTCCTTCTTTAAAGAGAAAGAAATTATATAATAAATTGTTTTATGCATTACCCTCGGTATTGTCCTTCTCAGGAGTTTCACCGATTTGAGAGGATTTTCACTTATATTTCACAATATAAGGGAGCAATAAATATACCCAAACGGTTCCAATCCGCAGTGCTACTAATAACATCACTAATTGTAGCACCATACTTCTTAGCACTTTCCGCAGCTTTGTTCCAATAATCACTTAACTGACTTGTTGGAGCATCACTTACTTTAGTTAATTCGATTTTTGCCGCATCAACGTCTTTTACCGCATTCATCATCTGCGATGGAAGTTCCACCATAACATTCTGTAATGCAGCATAAACTCCTGTAAACTGAGCAATTTGTCCTAAAGCTCGTTTCGTGTCTGAGATCCATGATTTTCCTTCTTTTCCACTACTTTTAATCTCAGACTTAAAACTAGCTATTTGTTTTTTTAATTCAGAAGACCTACCAGATGTTAATTTAGTATTTTCTAATTCTGATACAATAGATTCATAATCAGGACTAAAATCTTTATGAGCTTTTGTATTTTCATTCCAATAACTCTTAAAATCATTCAACATTTTATTCTGCGATAACCTATCCACAGGTTGCATCAATTTTTCATATTGTTTTGATGCACTCGTAGTTAACGCATTAAATTCTTTTAAACTTGCGTTCATGCTATCGAGATTAGCATTAGAACCTTTTGCAGATTCTGCATTAAAATTTGCAAGAGCTTGTTCAGCTTTATTGATTTTAGAAGCTAATTGATCGTAAGCATATTCACCCAGATTAGATTTTCCAGCAGAAGATATATTTGATTTTAAATTCCCGAAATTAGAATTTGTATTATTGAATTTATTTTGGAGAGAATTATATTTTTTATAGAAACTGGACGTAGCCTTTTCTTGTTGTTGTACATATTTAGAAGCATCCTTAAATGCATTTTCGGGTGTTATTTTATTAAAACTTTTCTGAATCTCATTTGATGTTTTCTGAATATTATCTCGAATTTTTTGTTGACCTTTTGAAAAATCAACTGCGTTCATTCCTTTTTGGATTCCACTACCAATTTGTTGTCCTACTTTTACACCAATATTAGCACCAGAATTACTTCCAACACCTTTTAAAAGCCCATCTATTCCCTTGGCATCAAATTGAACCTGAACCTTTTTATTACTTAACTCATTTATTTTTCGTTCATATTCATCTAATTTTTCAAATCCTTTCAAACTCGCTTGAATATCAACACTATAATCAGCCATATTTTTAAATCACCACCTTTTTAATAACAAAAAAGAGAGGTGCATAAAAATACAGCCTCTCAAATAGTTGAGTTATTTTTTAAAATATTAAAATTTTTATAAAATATATATTTACATTTTTAATTATACATGTTATACTAAACAAGTCAAAGAAACTTTCACTCTTTGACATTAAGTATTCTTTATCCTTTGAGAACAGTTGTACGTTGACTGTTCTCTTTTTATTTTCCAAATTGTGATGCAAAATTAGCTTTTGCAGTTTCGATAATCAATCTAAAAGCTTCTTCATCATACGAAGGGTCACCAACAACTCCATAAGTACCTGTCATGGTAGCACCTAAAACCTCTGCGCCACTAAAAGTACCATCAGAATAACTAATCTGATTCCCTTCATAACCTGCTTTTAAATATGCTGTGTCTCCACTTATTCTAGGTGGGTCAACTTTTTTTGAACCTTCTAATGTACCAGTTCTTGGTCTTTTAGGATTTCCTTGTCCATAAAAAGTAGCAAAAGAATAGTCAATAATGCTACCTGCGTCAGAATAAATTTCTCTTATTGCACTAGCTAATTTTCTTTGACAATCTTTATGTATTTCTGATAATTTCATTTATTTTACCCTTTATAAACAAATGTTCCTAATTTACAGAATAATCCAAGTGCTGTATAATATAACGAGGAATACATGAGAGAGTATTGCGTGTGTACTCTCTACACGCCATGTATTCTATCGGTAACATATTAATTTCGCAAAATCCTTTTTACAAAGGAGAAAGAGAGCGATAGTTCTTGGAAAAACTTCTAATATCTTGTGGGTTCTCCACGCTTTATTTCCCAGACACAAATTATTGCGGAAGGGAGGTGAAGAATGGCAGAACTACTATGCAACTTAGTTATGGAAATTTTGAAGAATATTCCTTGGCTGTTTGTATTCCTAATTGTACATACGGTTTATGAACACCAACCAAAAAGCTTCGAAGTACAATTCAAAGACTTTATATTAAAGTCCAAACATTAATAATTTTATTTTTAATTCTTCATTATTTAATATCATCATTTAGAGTAGTTCCTGTACTCCCGTTGTTCCACCAGACGGGAGTATCTTTCTATAAATTAGAAACATTTTGTTATTATTTATTTAATTACCTTTAAGTTGGATTCTTTCTTACTTTCTAATTTCTTGATTTTCTCTTTTAACTCACGAATTTCTGAATTTTTAGCATCAACGATTTCCTTAGTTGCTTCATCCATATTAAAAGAAGAAGCATCTTTAATTACATTAATAATATTCTCTGCTGTGAGTTCAAATCCAGACTCAGAAATCTTATTGAAAATTTTCTGTGCCTTTTCTAAGTTCTCAGGTGTAAAAATTTCAAAATTCATTCGTGAAAAATTCTCAAAAGAATCAATAATAGTATCAGCCGCCATAACAATTTTATCTAAGTCAGGGTTAGCATGAAGATATTTTTGTTTCTCAAATTCTACTTTGTCTGCAACATATTCTCTGATAGTTTCCATCATATCATATAATTCTCTAATAGAATTCTGAATTCTTTCATCTTCTTCACTTTCTGGTTCTTTATCAACAGGTTTTAAAATGAACATATTAACTAATTTTCTAAGGTCTTCATCATTGTAATAAGCACTAAAAACACTTTCACCTTTTTCAAACTCAATACCATCAATAAAATTTCTAATAACAGCAGAAATTTCTCCTTCATCTTTATAATAAGGTGTATAATCCCCATCCATAAAATAGAAAGAAACTATGGTTTCGATAGCATTAATTCTGTCCTGAAGAGTGATAGATTCTTTAATTCTCATATTGTCTTTAATCATAAAATAAAACTCCTTTTTATTATTTCTATAGATGTGTATTCTCTACAAAGTTTTGCACATCGTAACTATAATTAACTTTTTTCAATTTTGACTCTATGTATATTGCATTATGTTCTTCTAAGTCCTTGACATTAAAAGATTTTTTCTGAATTTTATTCATCATATTGTTAAAATCACATATCTCAATAAAATATGTATCATTATTTTTATTTCTAAAATTTACAATAAAACCTGCAACCAAATTATGTTTACTTGCTTCAGTTAATTCTTTAATTTGATTATCTCTGATACAAGATAGTGGGAGAGAAGTAGACTTTGTACTTTTTAATTCTAGGCAATAAAATGTCCTTGAATTATCATCCCACATGATGTAGTCGCACATATTATGTGAAGTAAAACGAGTATTAGACCCTTTCCCAAAACTAGCTGCATTATCCTTTAAGCGATATATCCATATATTCTCTAATTTATTAGCGGATTCTTTCCAACAATCTTCAAATTTTTTCCCTGCGTTTTTAGATATAAAATCACATCCTTTTATTTAATACTGACATAATTTTTCACATTTCTATGTAAAATACTTACATCAAATCACGTTCATCTCATGTAAATATTTTACACAACGACCCTCAACTTAATAAAAATAGAAGAGAGCCGTTATATATTAAGTTCTATCCACATGCTCCCATGTATACATTTCTTTTTGAACCAATGAATGTACAAAACTATTTGTTCCACCATAATCTTCATAGGTTTGTATTAATCCTTCTAAAGTTTCCAATTCTATATCATTTATTTTCTTTAAATCATGATAGTAGCGATATGATTGTCCAATCTTGTCTTTTAATTCTGCTTGTACACGCTTATTCTGTTTTTCGTCATTTTCTTTAAATCGCTTATTGGTATTTTCTTGCATTTCTGCGAGTTTATCTGAAAGAGAATTAATAGATTTTGAAATTCGTTCCTGCGAAACTGTTAATTCTTTTTGAATAGATAATGATTGTTCTCTATCATGGACTCGACTATCAAGAAATGAATTTATATCTTTTTCATGTTTCTCGGATAATTTTTTTAATTCATCTGCTGTAGTTAAAAGTAATTCATGTTCTTGTTTTTTCTCACGCATGGCTTTCGTTTCGATTCCTAATAAGTCGAATAAAAACCATTGCATTAATTTGATACAAGTCTGTAACCCTAATAAGACAACAAAAATAGTAATGCCAAATGCTTTCCAATCAATCTCAAATAACTGTTGTATTGAATTCATCCATGTAAAAACCCTTCCTTTATAAAGTATTTTTCTTTGGACGATTAGTCATCCAGTCTGCATATGGCTTTTTCGTTTCTGCTTTTATAAAATAATAAGCCATACGATCTGTTCTTTTTTCAGAAGGAGCAATCCATATAGGTTGAATATTATATCTAGAAATATAAAAAATCACCTGTTTCATTTCTGTAATAGCAATAATACCATCTTCTCCAAAAGCTTCTTTAATTTCATCCAAAGAATCAAAAATTTGTTTTTTGATAACATTCACCTCAAATCGTAATTTCGTAAAAAATAGGGAAGACATTAAAATTAAAAAACGTAGTCTAATGTCTTCCCTATTAATATTAACGATTAAACTACATTTCTATATTTTTTAAAGAGGTATAACTATTCCTCGTCTTCAATTTCAACCATTTCAACAAAATTCTTATCTTTGTCCTCTAAAAGATCCAGTGTGATGGTCAGTTGAGCAGGATCTCCTTCACTAGACTGAGATAATTCAAAGTTTCTCTGTGCTTGTGCTTTGTAAGCGATAATTTTATATGGTGTTAATACTTCATTTTCATCTTTTTCAACAGTGTTCATACAGATGTAATATGCTTTTGGAAGTTTTGCATTATTGAAGGATAATTTATTAACTCCAGAAGTTTTTGTAACAATATATCCAACTTCATAGGATGTACCTTCAACAATATCACCTGTATTTGTAGCAGTAAATGTATTGGTTGCATAGTCGCCCTTAATTTCAGTTCCTCCGAAATCATCTTCTGCATAAACAAATACTTTAGTAATTGTTCCATTATTTTCCTGAATATCTAATTTTCCACCTGTTGTACATGAAATTGTTTTCTTTACAGGATAAGAAGCAGTGGATTCAATAATTCCATCAGTCATTAATGCATAGAGCTTAAATGGAAGTACCTGTGCTTCAATTGTCATCGTACCTTCAATTGGATTTGCAAAACCAATTCTCTTTGTACCTTTAGCGTTTGCGAAAGTTGTTTCACCTGAAATGTTCTGAGTTGTGGTATTTGCTGTATCAAAGAATAAAAAAGGCTTCATTGTCTTAATATCTCTAATATCTACATCACAAACCTGTCTATTCGCTTTATTAATATTTGGCATATTATTTTCCTCCTTATTTTAAAATTTTTATTTGTCATTACAAAATAAAAAGACCTATATATAAAACAGGTCTTTTAATCTTCATTGTTTAATTTTAACCATCCTAAAACGTCAAACTTATTATCACTATCTCCCCATATAGAAACGCTTCGCTTCATAAGTTCATAGAAATCTTCAATTTGTTGTTTCTGAAATTGGTCATATACTTGAAAAACTGTCAAATTACCTATATCAATAAGATTCAAATTTTTACTATGTATAGATAAAGAAGATATAATATTCGCTAATTCAAAGCGTTTATCCTCTTTAGTCTCTTTTTCTTCTTCTGGATGCATCTTTGCATATAATTCAGCAGCTTTCTTATTTTTAAATTTCATTTTATTTTCTTTATTATTTTTTCTTTTGACATTAACTCGTGAGAGAATAAGGTCAGTAACGGCAGTGTAATTTCCTGAAAATATAATCCCTGTTGGAACTTTTTCATCAGAATCATCAACTGACCCGTCATATAAGTAAAAGCAAGCATTTTCATGATTAAAAATAACATCTTCTACAAAGAAAAAATTAAAAGCTAAAGATAATATCTGAATAAAATATTCATCATTTTTTATAATATCAAGAATAGATAATTTAGATTTATCTTCTTCTGATAATTCAATATAATCGTTTTTTAATTGAGAAACCGTATCTTTTATCTCTTGATTATTAGGATAATTTTCAATATTTTTTTCTAACATAGAAAAGTAAGATGGAATATCCATAATAAGATAATCTATATATGTCAGATAAACAGAATAAGTAATTTTCTTAATTTCATTTATTGTAGGGCTTTTAATACTGCCTATGTTTTGAATTTTAACTGGTTCTTCGGAAAGGAGAGTAAAATAATCTAATTGCATAAATTATTTGACCTCTTTAAGCTTAAAATCATATGCATAGAATATAACTTTTCTACCATAATATTTATTGGCAGGTGAAAATACATCTGTGTATTTAAATTCTAATTTTCCTATTCCAAATCTTTCAGAATCCCTTAAACATCGTTCCACCATATCTGCCATAATATCAGCTCTCGTACCTGAATATCCTTTTTTAGAATATTTCATACATTCTTTATGACAATATGTCCATATCGTTAACTGTAAACATTTAACAGTATGAGTAGGGACTGTAGGAACAGTAACTTCAAAACATATATAAGGTAATGTTTCAGTCTGTGTTTCATCTACATATAAATAAGGAAACATCTGACTATACAATAGTTCATCCACTTGTTCTTCTGTATAATTCTTTCCTAATAACACTTCACAAATTTCAGGAGAATCAAGTAATTGACCAGAAATCCTACCTTTATACAATCCTATATCTTTTAAAAATGATTCTGCCAATTAATAACCACCCCCTAGAATGAATCTGTGATTTCAACATCTTGTGTAGTAAGACATTTATCTGATTGATAGATACATAATATAAAAGTTTCTCCAATTAAATTTTCATCTTCAATTTTTATTTGAATTGTATTCTCATTTACAACTGATGGAATTTCAAAATCTGATTTGATTTTCCATTCAAAATCAGTTGTAATAGATTCGTTATTTTTTGTAAAATTAACTGACCATGTTTTCTTTCTGTTACATCTGATTGTATTACCACCAGAGATTGTGGTAATGATATTTGAATTATTTGGTTCTGAAGAAGTATTATCTTTGTCTGGATTTTCTGATGGAGTGGATGGAATGGTAGGGGTAATAGGAGAGACATAATCACATAATTGCAAATCTGGTCTATCTTTTTCAAGATTAAGCTCTGTTTTGTCAGCAATAAAACTTAATATTCCACCATGTTCTTCACCATATAAATAAAGTACATCATCGCTTCGAGTAATTTTATATACCTTTTTGGGTAAAACACCCTTTTTTGGTCTTTCGATAAATATTCGTTTTCCGTCTAATGTTTGTCCATCATCATCTTCTGGTATCCAAATAGTAAAGTTATTAGATGACAATACAATATTATACCCATTTTCACCTACATCGTATTTAGATGCACTGGTAAAATTTGCCCATCGTTTAATAATTTTTCCTGTTTCATCTTGCCACATAATTTGATATTGACAAAGAATGAGGGTTGCTTTTTCACAAATGCCATTATTACCAGGATATCCACTTACTAACCAATATCTATTTTCATAACCAACATACATGCCTGCTTTTAATGTTCCAATTTGAGCAAATGCAGCACGTTCTAACGATTTTAATTGTGTATTAGCTAAATTACCCGATATAATCATTCTGACTTCACAAACTTTAGTTAAATCTGAATAATATAATGTAACAGTTTTTGCAATATCAGTTTGTAAAGCTTCTATAAATGCATCTTCTTTATAATCTAAAAAAGAATCATTTTCAAAACCACCAGTGATATTAGGACGAGTGGATGGGGTCATTAAATACCATTCTTGCATTTAGACACCTCCTAACTATAAGCAGAAGGAGTTTGCTTATAAATCATATTATTCAATTCTTCACATACTTTATCTAATTCACTTTTTGCGGCAGTTTTACTTCCATTAGATCCATCAATTGAAAGGTCTTTGGAAACAATACTAATTCGTTTATTAACTTTTGATAATTCTCTTTCCTGATAAGATTTTTTCATCATTAATCCAAGAGTATCAACCGTATAACGATTAAGTTCTGAATCAAATTCTTCTAATTCGTCTATGTAATTAATAGGGTCTATTTCGAATGAATATTTTCCAACTGCTTTCAAAAACCATTCTTTTTCAAGAGATTCTGGAATAATAACTTTATCTTGAAATGTACTGTGAAAACTATTAATAACTTCTGTATAAGTCGTATTCATTCAATCACCATCTTTATACTCTAAGTCCAGTATAATCCTCAACTGCCCGAACTTTTTCATAATCATTAAATAATTTTTCTTTGCGAATAATATTAATAATGCTATATCGTTCAGCTCTTGTAATAACTAAATCTCTTAAACCTTCTTCAAAATCTTTTTTCGATTTCTTAAAAAGGTCTTTTACTAATTCATTGGTGATAAATTTCTGAACAGTATTTTCTGTCTCGAAATCTGCTTCAATTCTTGTTGCTTTATCATCAATATATAAAGTTGCATGAGAACCATCACCATTACTTCCTCTAAAAAGAGTATTACCGTTCTGCACTTGTGCGATAATTTCACTTGCGGTTAAACGAACACTACCGTTAGCTGGAATTTGTACATCCCCAATTGATTCAATACGTTTAAATCCAGTATCCCAATCTGCAATACTTCTTACGGTGACTTTTTTTTCAGGTGAAAATGGTTCAATGGTGCTTTTTTTAACAACATTTTCATTTGAATTTTCAATTTTTACATCTGTTTCAACAGCAGTCTTTTCTGATGTTGCAGCAGCTCTTGTTCTTCCTGCCATGAATATATTTCCTTTCAACTATATTTATTTTTCAACTAAATTGAATGTTTTACTTTATTGTATAAAGAAATTATTTTATCTAATTTTTCTGATTTTGGAAAAATATAATATTTCGTTTTTGTTGTATTATGAACACCTATAAAAATATAATTAATTCCAAAAGCCTTTATAAAGTGAAATAATTTCTTTGAATAGCAATAAAAATAATTGTTCATATGGTACCTCAGCAAACTAAGGTAGGAATAATATTATTCCTACCTATTGTTTTTAAAATTATTATAAATTTTCAAGTTCTGGAGAAAGTTTCTTATCAGCGATAATACCGATTTCATACTCTCTATTAGGAGCAACTAACGCACCAACTTCAAGATCATATCTTGTGATTGACTGACCTGTTGTCACATCATTTCCAGAGAAGGATGTAAGTCCACCTCTAGTTACAGTATAAATAGGAGATTTACCACCTGTAGGCATAACAAATGCTAATCCAGCAGGAAGCATAGTTTCAAAATTTGTTCCATCTTTTGTAAGAGTTGTGAGGTCATATGGATTTGGAATTTCAGACAAGATTGTACCATTGTACATTCCCATTAATCCTGTATCATGAATTTCTTTCATAACTGCTTCAGAAATACCATTGACATTAGGTGTCACCCCCTGATATCCTGCAAAACTATTAAACTGAGAAATTAATGCATAGTCACCAGAAATAGTAGGTTTTCCAAAACGTCTAATTGGAGTAATAACACCATCTGCACCAGTCTTTGTTACGCCATCACCTTCCCAGAAATATTTAACACCTCCTGCATGTTTAAGAGCAGAATATACAGTATTTACAACATATACCGCAGCTTTATTTCTGATTTGAACTCTTACCTGATCTTGAAGTTCATTTTCATCAGACATATCACCTAATGCAGCTTTTCTATAATCAACAGCATAACCACCAGAGATAGTAGTGGTAGCAATAGGAACACGTTTCTTTCTAATTACTGGAAATTTAACATCCTGTCCTAATGCCTGTTCATTCGCTGGAAGATTTGCAAATTCAGTAATCTCAATTTCACAAGATTCGTTATATCCAATTGGTTTATAGTTACCATAAATACCAAGTAACTTAATTTCCTGTAAAAGTACAGGTTCCATTGCAAATCTACGAAGTTCATTTAATTCTGAAATTGCAGTAAAATCTCCTGTACTGGCTTTCTGATTTAATTCCTTAATATATTTTGCGGCTACATCAGCTTTCTTTCCGTATGGAGCTAAATCTTTTCCATCTCTCATTGCTGAGAAAATCTCAACGACAGGAGATTTCTTGCCAATCTTTCCACTAACAAAGTTAGCATCTTTTCTTTCGTTATTTAATTCAAATGTATAACCCATTTAATATTCCTCCTTTTTAATTATTTCGCAACAACTTTTGCTTCTACGCCAAGATGATTACCGATAACTTTTGTTACTTCTAAATATGGAGCAGCAGAAGCACCAATAACTAAATTTCCTATTGCATCAGATTCAAGCTTATTACCTACAGCAACAGTAGTTGGAAGTTCATCGCCATAAACTTCAATAATCTCTCCATCAAGTTTTTCAAGATTAATAACTCTTACCTGCTCGTCTTTTCTAATTGGATATGTAGGCATATATTCATCATCACCACGCTCAATCTGCATGATAGCTTTCGCTTTCTTTTCTCCTACTGTGAATTTTCCAGAGTTTACATCGCCAAATGCACCATTAAATGTATCTGCACTTGCTACTGCATTTTCATATGGATAAACTCCATGTTCAATCTGTCCAATAGTATGTAATTTAATTGCCATTGTTTTCCTCCTTAAATAAAATAAAAAGCCTAAGTAACTAACTTAGACTTTGTGTTAAAATTGTTTTTAGTTAAATTAGAAAATATTGATATCTTCTTTTTCTTCAGTGTGAGTATTTGAACACATTTCAGAGAAAATATCTTCAACCTTTGGTTCTTTCATAGAATTCTGTTCTGCAATTCTAGTTTCTTCCTCAGCCTTTTTCTGCTGTGCAACAATATTCATACAAATTTTAGATTTAATAGAATTAATTTCAGAAGTAACATTCTTTAAATCTTCTTTCTTTGTAGCTGCATTGATTTCAGAAGTAAGTTTTTCAATATCTTCTTTTGCAACAGATTTTTCTTCATCGTTAAATTCTGAAAGAGAACTATTTAACTCACCAATTTTTTCAGCCACTTTAGCTTTAGCAAGCTCATTTTCTAAGATTTCTCTTTCTGCCCAGTAAGTCTGCTGGTCTTCTTTTAATTTATTGAGTGCAGCCTGAATTTTTTCAACAGAAGCATTTAATTCAACGATTTTTTCATCCTTTTCTTTAATTTCAGAATCTTTTGCTGTAATAGCTTCATTTAACTCTGAAATCTTAGTTTCATAAGTCTCAGACTTGTTATTCATTTCTGTAATAACATCCTGAATAGTTTTTTTAATTTCATCCATATTAAATTCCATTTTTTTATTTTCCTCCTTGTTTTTCTGTTTCTGAGAAATTTCTACAATAATTGCATTTTCATCCGAAGGAGTAATACCAAGAATGCAATCGGCAGAATACCCATAAATCATAGGTGTTCTAAAATCATCAGTTATATCTTCTCCTTCTTCATAAATAATTGTATTTGCATTGTCTTTCAACCCCATAATTTCAATAGAAGTTTCTACTTTATCTAAGACATAATTAGCTCTAATCCATTTTACAAAATCAGGATAACGCTGATTAAAAAATGAACAATCACCAATTAATGCTTTAATATCATTTCCATTTTTATCTTTAATGGTATCTATGTAAGCATTTTCACAAACTCCTACGACTTCTGAATTTTTAAATAATGGTTCAATTGAACCGTCAGGATTGAGTTCTCCTCCCGTCATACCATGTCCAATAGGAGTAGTTTTATCATCAGAAGAAAACTCCGCACATATAGGCATACCTACAGCACTAGCCATATTATTTCTTACATATTCTTCCTTCCAATGAAGCCCATTACTATTTGTTTCTTCAGAATCTTCATGAATTTTATGGAATATAATCTTCGCGGGGACTCTTCCATTCCCATTGACTTTCTCAGAAATTTCGAGGACATTATTAAACATAGATATATCCTCCTTTTATGTTGTTGATGGTTTTGGCATTTGATTGCTTTGATTTGATTTAGATTGAATAGTATTTTCATTTGTAGGATTATCAATAGATTCTCGTCCACCTTCATCCTTACTAGAAAGAGTATACGATGTCATATGTGGAAGATACTTCTGATAAATACCATCTTCAATTTCTTGGTCTAAAACATTAAAATACACGTCTGGATCAATTCCTGCACTTGCTACGAGAAAACTCAAAGAACCAGACGCTTCACTGTAAAGAGTTTTCATCTGGTCAAAGAAAGAATCTTTATTAACAAAAGAAGTAGGGAAGTAGTAAACTTCAACTTTATTTTTATTATCTTTAATGATATTTTTATTTATGACATAATTTAATTCATTTTGCCATTCATATATCCATGTATATAATTGAGCTGTGATCATTTGAAGATTTGATTGACCCGCAGCGAAATTTCCTGTACTCATTGCTCCAATCAATGAAGCACAAATACCCAAATCCAAAGAAATATTATTATTTAGATCAGATTCATTTTTTGAATCAAATAAATTTGTATCGACCTTAATAGAATCTAATTTTGTTCCTGCTGCAACAGAAAAGAAACTTAATCCCCCACGACTATTTTTATTCATAACTGCTTGTTTGACAGTATTATGCTGGTCTTCTTGCTGTTTTTTACTTAATGCACAGCAGCCCTTTTCACGCCCTTCTGGAAATGTTTCATAAACAATACGAGAATTGACTTCATCCAAAAGATTTCGTTTTGTATCTGTATAATAATCCTTATATAAAACATCTTCTAAGGCAGATATAATTAAACTACGTCCCCAAGGCTCAGAGTCAGTACATTTGATTTTTTTACACATAGTTCTATCATTATTAAGAAGCATCCAATCCCCGTTAACTAACCCTTTTCTTTTTTTATAATATCCTTCTGAAATTTCAGTAGGGTATTTTCTAAGCTTTCGTTCTAAGGATTCTCCTGTAAAATCATCAAAATATCGTAAATTAAAAGCAAGCTGATAACGTCCATTTTTCTTACCTACAATTTTTGTGTATTCCCAAGGAAGTGTAACAATTCGTGCATTGATTCCAATTTCATTTATCTCTACAATGTTTTCAACCTCATAATCTGTCATAAATTGATTTTGGTCATAAGAACCCATTCTTACATCAAAGTAATAAAAAGCAGTACCTCTTCGCATCTCAGTATGTAACGCATCACGAATAAAAGATTTATCATCAATTGTTTTAAGGGTAGATTTCATCAAATCTTTTACTTTTTTAATTTTATTTTTCCCACTTTTCTTTTGAATTGTAATTACACTATCTAAACATGGTAGAGCAGTCATATAACCAATAGAATTAGAGATTATACCATTCTTTGTATAGATAAAATCTGATAATCGAATTGCTTCTTCATGAAACAAAATAGGATTTCTTAAAATATTATCAATTTCTGATTTTTGAAAATAATTATAGACTCCACAAGAAAAAAGAAAATTACTTGCATCAAAATGATTTATAGAGACACAACTATTATATTCATAATTTTTATCAAAATTAGAAAGTGGAAGAGAAGATGATGTTGAATTTGTTTCAGATATTTTTTCTTTAAAATTTTCTTCTTCTGACATAAAACACCTCCTTTCTATTTAATTAATTAAAGTGCAATATTCATAATCACTTGAATTACCCATCATATCAAGTTCAAGTTGATCAAAGAAATGAGATCCGTATGAAACAGAAGTATATCTATCTTTTCGATTTTTCCCTTGTTCATAAATTTTAATAATTCCTGTTTGTGGCATTTTTTCATATTGTAATTCTGCACATTCGCTTACCATTTCTTGAGTTTCTAAAAACGGACGTTCATACTCAATTTGTGTATCAACATCTATTTTAGAATTGTAATCTTTGTTATTGGATAAAATATCCTCTTTTGCGGTATTATAATTAACCAAAAAATCTATTTTATTTTCAATTAAATTCTTACGAAAAGAAACGGCTATTTCACTGTTTAAAGTTTGTGTTGCGTTAATAGCATATATACATGCTGGGGCATTTGGGTCAGGACATACTTTTGCGTATTCATCAACATTCATACAGCGCAGTGGAGAATATTCCACTGATCTTTCTTCATCGTATAAAACTTTTTGAAGTGCATAAATTATTTGAAGTCCACCATTTCTGGCATCAATAACAATATAATCTGCATCAAAATCTTCATATAACTGCCTAATCCTAATTGCTTGTAAGGTAGTATCTCCTATTTGATTTGACTCAATATAAGGGACTTGTCTTCGATATCCTTGTTTTACTTCCACAGAACTGTCGTTTTCAGACGTATAAACAATAGATTCAGGAATTCCTCTTATACAACTATAAACAGAGTTATCATTTTGACTACCTGCTACAAAAGCTATATCATTTGATATTAAACGAATTTCATTATCCATTTTAGGAATAGCATATTTATTTTTTTTATTCATTTTATAATCAAATATATTTCGAGGATAAAAGACATGCTTTAGAATCTGTCTATTAATTAACATAGAATATGTAAAGTAAGAAGATAGAGAATCCTTTACTCTAAGATTTAAAAATTCAATTTTCCAAGTAATGGGGTCTTGTTTCTTTTTTTCATTAATTAATTGCTTCAGGGTTTTTAAATGGTGTTTTAATGTAATGCTTTCGTCAAATGTAAGAAAAACGGAACCATCATGCTTTTGCATACCTTCATATGCTTGGTCTACAATATCCCACATCCAATGTCCATCATCAATCCAACTAGAACTGATATAAACGTCTATCGGGTCTTCTTGTAAAACAGGATTTTCTCCATAGTATGAATTAAGCATATATGGCTGATTTCGTATTGTTTGGAATGGTGAAATAACAGAATCTTCAATTTTTTTATCTATCTGTCGAAACTCTTCTCTGCAAATTGCATTACTTCTTAAACCTCTTGCATTATCATTTGCCACAAATACGGTAATCTTAGACCCATTCTTAAACTTTACAAAAATATTATTTTCACTTGTACTCCAATCAGCTATTTCTGCTTTTAAAGGTTTACTCCATTCACATAGTTCATCGAGTATTTTATCTGACACAATTAATTTAGCTTGTTTTTTTGTAGAAGATCCTATACGAAACTTTGTACCAGGGTAAAGGATACATCTACAACAAGCATATAAAGCAATAATAAATGATTTTGCATCATTACGACTAGCAACAATACATATAAAATTAGAAACTCCCATGAGATATATTGCTAATTCTTGATAAATATATAAAGAAATTTTTAGATAATCTCTTACAAAACGATGCATATTCCTACGCCAGAAAGAACACCATGCAATCATGTGAATTACATTATTAGGATTACTTAAATAATGAGTAGAAGGGAATTTCTTATATAATTCTTTTTGGTTTTTATCCACAGGATATTGATTTAGATTACTCATCATCATCACCATTTTCTGGTACGAAATATTCTTTATCCCTGATATCACTACCCGTCATAATATTCTGCATTGGACGACAAACATGACGTTCAAAATATTCGCCTATTTTGTCCCAATCTTCGTAAAGAGTTTTATCTTTATAAAATTCTTCTGGAGTAAATTGAGATATTGTTGCAAGTGTAACACCTACAACTTCGTCATTACTAGAATCTTTTTCTTCTATAGTTTTTAAACCTGCTTGCTTGAATGTTTTACTATATTGTTCAACAAGATTACTATATTCTTTAGAATCACCTTTTGTTAAAGCCCTAACCATTAGCATATTGATATTACACAATGATTTAATAAAAATCTCCTGATTATTATCAGCATTTGGATTATTCTTTTTTAACATACGGTAATGATCGTCAAGATTCTTATAATCGGCTTCTGTAAAACCAACACCCCATCTATCAACAGCAGAAGCAGAAATACTAACATCATCCTGCTTTGTCTGTTCTCTGGATAAAATAAGTTGACCTTGTTTTTCTTCGTAATCATTTATCATAGAATCAAAATACGTTTTCATACTTCCAACATTCAAGTTCTTCTTTGCTGCATAATGAGAAATTCTACTTCTATCAGAAGATATTTCTCTCGCTGCTTTTAATGGTTCAATATTATATACCCAATCCACTTGCTGACAGAAATGTTTAATTGCGTGTTCTTCATTTCCACAATAGAAAGCAACTAATGTATTCATATATTTATCAGTACATTCTTTACACCAAGGTAAATACCCATCATTTGCCTGAAATAATGGACTTCCAGATTTTTGAAAGTTCTGTTTTAAACTATTAAATCCTTTCCCACAGCATGAACATTTATATTTATGTTTTTTTGGATCGAATTGCACATTAGCTCTTGGAATACTAAATATAATTGTTGGGTCAAGTTTTATTGGTGAGTTCATTGACTCACGAATCGCTTCTTCTCTTGATTGTATAGGTTTTCTATTAGCCAAGAACACCACCTCCTTTATTTTCGATATAAAATTAAGCACTAATATCTAAAGAATTAGTGCTTTGTAAATAATAATCTTTTAATTTCATCCATGATAGTTCTTCCTTTGTAACAGGATGTTTCATAGAAAATTTATATTTATGTGGTTCATATAGATTTGCTGTTATATAACTCCACACCATTTTTGTGCATCAAGAGTCGTTGCGAACTACTCACGACCTACGCTTTATTTAGATGTCGGAACTTCCTAATTAATATTCTCTATCTCAATTCATTCCACTATCTATAAAAGTATGGGAATTCTTGAGATGAATTAAGTTAAACAACAAAAAAGAAGAGTAGAAAATCCACTCTTCTTGATAATTCAATATTCGTTTTTGATTGTTAGATATAATCTTTATTTATATATTACAAATCATGCATAGCACTTCTAAAATACTGGAATCGACCCTGTACTTTAGCGGCACTTGTCGTACCAGAATTACAATATTGTAAGAATTCTTCATTATTTTCATAACCAGCTAAGAAATCATCCAACCAATTAAAATATTTCTCAAATGATTTGTTATCTTTGATCATACGATACATACCATAAATACATAAAGGCATAAGTAATTTAGGCATTTTCGTATCTTTTTCAAAATGATTGCCAAGTCTATTTAATCCTTCTGATATTTTATCCATTTTTTCATATTGATTATCAGGTTCTTCTTTGAATTTCTCACTGTAATATTGTGCGAATTTTCTCTTTTCTCCAGCTGTAAAGCTCTTGAGTTCTCTATCTTTATTTGAATCAATCATCATAAGAGATTCAATAATAATATCTACGTCAACAGAATCATTAAGCTGTTTTTCCGTAAGAACATTATTAAAAAACAGATTTTCTACCATAGAAGAAATTATATCAATAAGTTCAACTGACATAAAAGTAGTTAATTTCTGTGTACTGTTAAGTGGTTTTCCATTATTAATACGAGAAAATAACTCTATAATATCTTTATCTGTAGCATCTCGAAGTTCACATAGAACTATTTCTGCGCTAGATATTTCTTCCTTTACAGCAGGGTCAAGTTCAGAAAATTTTTTTCCTGATAACTTTCTAGGAACACCATCTATTTCTATATCATCTAATGTAGAAAGAGTAAATTCATCATTTACATAACTTTTAATCGTGCTTAATCTTTGCAAACCATCAATCACTCGTTTTGGTTCTCCTTCTTCAACAACGAGATAAATAGGATTAGTTGGATAGTGTTTTAATAAAGAATCTATTAATAAAGATTTCTGTTTCTTTGTCCAGACACCTTCTCGTCTCTGTAACTTATGTTTAAATGATATTTTTTTCTTTTTTATATCATTCATTGCAGAATGTACTACACAAGGTCTTGTTGTTGTTTCCATTTCTCAAATCCTCCTTACAAAAAATACTAATTTTAATATTTTTACAATATCATATTTTAATATTTTTGTAAACAGCGAAGAATGAGAGAATATGACGAGTGATGCTGAAAGGGTATGTTAGGGGAAAGAGTTCATGTGAAAAGCTATATCTCTTTGAGAAATAATATGAAACACATAAAAAGAAAGATATTACCCGAAGCGATTTAATATTTCTATGTCTTACGCTTGTTTCCATATAGGGGAGGTTGATCTGCACTATGGGATTTGGAGTTTTGTGGATTAAATTATTACACTATCTTTTAATTTTCTTACTTTTGTAGTATCTACTTTAATATAAAATTTCTTCGTAACATCCGTTCCAGAGTGATTCAGCATAGTAGATACATCCTCCAAACTTACACCAGCGTTGCGAAGCAGAGTCGCATAGCTATGACGAAAATCATGAGGATGGAATGTTGGTACTCCAATCATGCTTCCAATTTTTTTACACCAACTATTCAATGTACTATCTTGAATTGGATTATTGGCATTTACAAATGGAGTTGCAAATAACCATCCATAATCATTGATATTATTTTCTTTTCTATATTCAATTAATTTTTCAAGATAACCCTTTGTTTCTTCTGAAAAACTCAATTCTACAATCTTTCCTTCTTTTTCAAGAACATTTTCGCAAATACGTTGTTCTAAATCAATCTGATCCCATTTAAGATTTGCAATTGCATGCACCCTAGCCATAGTAGTTAATGACATAAAAGCGTATACTTGCAATTGAATATCACCATATTCTTCAAGTTTTTCTCTCATTAATTGTACTTGCTCTTTTGTTAAATAAGTTTGAACAGCAATTGGTTGTCCTTGTTTAGGTCTATCAATAAATTCTACAGGTGATTCTTTGATAATTTTCTTTTTTCTAAGGAATTTGTAAAAAGCAGATATAGATGCCATAACTCGTTTTTGTCTATTTACATTGTTTCCTTGTTGTTTTCGCCAATAATAATATTCGGTAATATCATCTTCTGTTGCTTCCAATACAGATAAATTATATTGATGAGTATACATGAAGATGAACCATTGTTTTAGGTCTGCATTATATTGTTCCACAGTATTTTTTGATAAATCTCTAATAGACATATCGACTTGATATTTTTGAAATAATCTTAATGTTTCTGGGTTAATATGTTCCATTTTATCTTTATCATATAAATATACACGCTTACTTCGTTCTGCCACTTACTCACTTCCTTTTATAATTTTATATAATAAGAAGTTGCTAAATCAAGCAACTTCTTTCTTTTTAGGTCTTGTATCTCTGAGGAATGGTTTAGAATAATCTAATTCACCAATTTCTCTAATTTTAACCCAATCTATATTATTTTGATTAAATTTCTCAATTTCTTTTTTTAATTCAAGAGATGGATTGTCTAATATATTTTTAAAATTTTCCTTTGTTAAATCACATGGGAACAAAATAAAATAGATAAGATTATTAGAATTTAACATAGATTCTTTCGCATATAATTTTTGTCTATATCTTTCTTTCGATTTACTTCGTGTGATTGATTTATTAGAATAATACCATTCTTTATATGCTTCAATAATTCCTGCAATTTCTATATAAATAATTTTATTACCAATATGTATTACATAATCACAATTCATGTTACCATTATAGTCATCAATAAATTCAGAATATTTCACATCTCTAAAATAATCCAAATTATATTTTAATCCATTATCTTTTAAAAATTTAGAAAACATATATTCAAATTGACTTGTGATGTGTTCTCCATCATCAAAATCATAATTTATTCCACAACCTTGTTGTCCAAGGTGCAAATTATATTTTTCAAAAAGCTTTCCTAATGTTACACCATAATATTTTTTTGAATATTTATTAAGATTTTGAGAAGAGTTCCATTTATTAATAGAATCTATTTCAAACATCGTTGTAAAATTTCTACCATCTGCAAATATATAATTGCAAATTTCTCTGATTGTATTATCAAATATGTCTTTTGATAATTCTTTCTCTACCATGGACTCTTGAATTATTTCCAATCCAAGTTCTTCTTTCATTTTATTGATTGTTCCCCAATAGTGTCTTATCATTTTAATTGGAGGATGATAGCATCCATTTCCTCTGAAATCATCATACCTCAAAGGATGATATGTTTCGTTCTGTAATTTATATATTAATTTTATCATCTTTTCTTTTGTTGGTTTTTTACTTTTGGCTACAAAACCACACCAATCAACAAAATCAGCCCATCTTTTAACAGATTTATCTGGACAATTATTTGTATACCATCTTGCATCTGGAAGATCAAATGGTTCTTTTCTTAACATTGCATGAGAAATAGGTTTACCTAATTCTTCACTTTTTCGTATATATTCTCGCACATAATAATCATAATTTTCAATATTAAATTTTCTTCGTTTTGTTGTTGTCATATTATTTTACCTGTATCTTTCCACCTGTACATTTATCAAATAGTTAATTATTAGAAAACAGTGGAAGAGGCGTACAGGTATTTTCCTCACACCAGGTAGCTACTCCCGATGTTTCCACTATTTTCAAAATCCCAACATCAGCTATGACACCGATATTGAGAGAATTTATGTATTATTTAACCTACTTTACTGCTTGGATAATATTTTTGAATTTTATTAGAAATAAAAATTTGTCCCTTCCCAATAACGTAAGTTGTTTGTTGAGTTCTTACTCCTCGTAAAGTTTTGTATACAGATTCTTTAACTTCAAAATATCCACTATTGATGTATTGCTGATATGTATTCTGTATATTCTCTAATAACATTCAGACAATATACCAAACGCAACACACTGTACTCGAAACAGATGCCAGATGGCACACATTGATTAGCGGTCAAGCCCCAGACCTTCTGAGTTTATGTTGCATATAAAAAAAGGACTTACATAAAATCATGCAAGTCCCTAAATAAATAACTGTCTGCATCCTCGATTACATTTTTCTCCGTAGACTTAATTCTTATCTCCACATATCAGGTTATGTGTTCCGAGAATAAAAATGTATTTATTTTAAATATCTAATTCCTGAACAAGTTTGCGAAATTTATTTAAATTATCTTCATTATTACTTGTGATACAATAAGAGGTATATTTCCCATCGTGGCTACCAGAAAAAGTTAACACTTTTAAGTCAGAGATCTCAATTTCATCATCCACTCCATCTGAATATTCACAATCCTTACAATCACAATTTCCATCACATTCACAAATAGCAGAAACATCACCATCTTCACATTTATACGAATCATCATGAATATCAAATTCAATAATCTCTTCTGCATCATGGATATAAGTTAGAATCTTAGAATTTGCATCAGAATCAATATATAAAATTTTATCATAAAAATTCAAATATCCTTTTTCTCTCTTTGCTCTTTCGCACCAAATGCATCCTATATCATCAATAGTGATAACGAATTCATCTTTATATCCAGTTAGTTCATAACTTTCTAATTCAATATTATTTAATGTAAATCCATGAAAAATTAATTCTTCAATAATTTCTTTCGCTTTATCATGGAATGTTAAAATAGAAACTTCATAAAATTCATTTTTTTGTGAAGAATCATGATATTTCAGAGCAATATCTAAACATAAATCTTCAATATCAGAATAAAAATTAGTTTTCAACTGGTCATCTCCTTATCTAACAGCATCCTTTAATGTTTTACTGATTTTAAATTTAGGTTTTCTATGAGCAGGAATATTGACTGGCTGACCAGTTTTTGGATTCTTACCAATACGTTCCTCAACATCTGCCGTTTCAAAAGCACCTAATCCAACAATAGGGATTCTTTCCCCTTTGATTAATCCTTCTGTAATTGTCTCTGTAAAAGCTTTTAATACTTCTTCTACAGTTGCTTTACTAATCCCATCTGTTTTTTCTGCTGTCGCAGCAATATATTCTTTTTTATTCATAATTTTTAATTCCTTTCAAATTTTAAGCAATAAAATAAGAGAACAGTTAGACACTAACCACTCTCAAATTTGATTTTTATTTCTTGATGACTAGAAACTACCCTATATTTTTAATTTAACGAAATAATCTTCGTCTTACTGTCAATAATCTTTCCATCTTTATTTAAGTTTAATTTAATTAAATTATCATTTTTGAAAATTTTTTGTGTTTTAATATCTTTCTTTTCCATAAATTTTCTATACTGTTTTTATCAAAAACATCGTCTATTTCATCTTTATACATGAAAATAAAACCCTTATAATTTATTTGATTTCCACTACATGTATCAACTATGCAAATTCTATTCCATGTTGTATGATAATTTTCAACTATGTCATAAGAAGAGTCATATTCACATATGTAATTAAAATCTTTATCAAATTGTACAATTTTTCGTTGAATTTTATTTCTGGCTCGAATTTTTCTTTTTAATGGTTTAAGAGTATATTCTTTACCTTCTTCATAATATTGGAATTGTAGTCCATGAATTTGTTTCGATCTATTTAAACAACAATCTGTAACTCCCCAATAATTAACATTCATATAATCTGCGGCTGCTTTGGGTGTAGGAAATACTTGTTGTGTATTAACACAAATACATTTTCTTTTATATGAAGCATTTTCCCCACTATGATTAATTTTATATTCTGGCGTATTCCTTTGTTCTTTTAAAGTTTTAGATATCTGCTTCTTAGTTAATTCAGATAATTTTTTATTATTTCTTGAACCTCCAAGTTCTGAATTATATCCATTCTTATCACATGAAGATTTGTAATAATCTATCCAATATATTTCCTTTTCATCTAAATAACATTCATCACAATATTCAATAATAAAAAAGATAAAATTCTCTTCACCATATTTATCCCATGCCCTTTGGAGATATCTATTTTCATGTCTATCTTTACAATTCAATCTCCTACGATGTTCATATAATCTTTTTCTTAAATTACAACTTTGACCAATATATTTTTTATGATTAACTAAATTTTCAATACAATAAATTCCACTTCTTTTTTCTTTCGTCATAACAACCTCCATATATTTTTACATAATAAAAATGGTCTACTTACTTGCAGACCACCTATCTAATAACTCATCAAGTTTTTTAGTTTTTATATAAACCCAAAACATTTTTTTACTATTTGGATTCAATGCTGCTAATTTATATCTCATTCCGTTATCTCGTAAATAATTACGAAGTGGGAGAGAATAGCAGGTATAAAGTTTTACTTCCATATATTTAAACCTTTCTAATTATCCAATTGAATGTCATATAAGCAAATTAATCCATCATCTCCAATAACAGATACGGTTTGCTCTGGTTTATTAACTTTTCTAATAGACACAGCGTATGCATCTACACCTGACACACATCCGCTCTCAATTACTTTTGTATCATAAACAGTTGTTAAACCGTTCAAATGTCGATGACCAAGCAATACAATATCTGGTTTGATTCCAAACATCATAGTGAAGTTCTGTACAACGCTTGACGGAGAATCTTTGTGTCCATGTGATGCAAATACATTATTCCCACGAATATTAAACATTGCAATTTCTGGTTCAATCGTATTGTCACAGATTGATACATTGTCAATGTTTTGTAATCTTGCTTTTAAATAAAATGGCAGCAACATATCCATATTTTCGCCATCCAAAGAATCTTCCTTTTTTGCCGATATCCTAGAATGGTTTCCAGGAGTTATATACACATAAATATGATTAAAATGATTCGCCATTCTAGTCAACATAGCAGAAATCAATTCAGAAACATACTTAAATTGCTCCATTAAATCCATATTGTTTTGTAATCTTAAATTATTATGGATAAGACCGCTGAGAATTTCGCCAATCACAAGATAACAGTTCTCTGATTGATGAACTCCACGGATGTCTAAAATATCAGAAGTGAATTTATCAATTCTTCGTTTTAGTTCATTTTCATCAAAATTATTTTTCCAATTATGGATTTCAATTCCTGTATGAATATCAGTGAGATGGCAGAGTAAATCAGTAGAACTATTAAACAAATTATAATGAACTGTAACATTCATCGGTTTTATATCTTCACAGATAATACGCTTTACCATATCTGCATAAGATTCTTTTCTTGCTTCTTGCCTGATAAGACGATTGTATTCAACTCTTGCATCAGAAAGTTTGATTTTTTCTTTTCGCATCTCCCGAATCTTCTCATCAAGTTCATCATTTCCACCAACAAATTTATTTTTCGCTGCTTTATATCTTTCATAATCGCTTCTAAACTTTCCACCAAAAATAGTAGAAGAACCTTTTCTAATTGTATCTGGATTGCATTTTACTGAATACTTATCATGCAGCTCAGACCAATCATAATCATTCTCTCCATTTAATTTTGCGTCAATATCATTTAGAAGTTGCTCATACCTCTCTTGAGTCAGATTATATTTTGCTAATTCATTTTCAAAATTAAACAATAAGACACCAACTCTCTTTATTCAACTTCATCTGGAAGTTCAATAGTAATTTTGAAGTTAATCGTATCAATTTCATCTGGAATTTCATTAATAACTTCCTGAGAAATATCTTCCCCAGTATCAGTATCTATAAGGCGTAAATCTTTTACAGAAATATTCTTTAACTGAATATTTTTCTTAGCTGGTGTTGTTTTGCTTTCTGTATTACTAATTTTAATCATATATAAAAAACTCCTTTTCAATTAACTAAAAATATAAAAATAAAAGAGTAGTAGATACTCTTCCTAGATAATTTCATCAACAAGACCTTTTTCAAGCATAATATCACTTGTCATATACCATTCATACCGTTCCATTTTTTCATATTCTTCTGGAGTGATATTGCTATGAGAAAGTGTATAATCTTTAATAATGTCCTCAAACTTCTGATAGAAATTAAACTGATCTTTTACAGATGTACTATTTCCTTCAAGATAACTACTTCCTGCGTGTAGAAGAGCAGTTGAAAATTTATAACAACGCTTTTTAACATTTGGGTTATTATATCCTGCCATAAGAATGATACTTCCCATTGAATACGCATATGTCATAACTGTAATTGTTGTTGGACACTTGAGATTATCAATGATATTACATAAGGACGCTCCATCAAATAATGAACCGCCAATTGTATTTAAAATAATATCAATTGGTTTACCAGTACCATCATTATCCATCTCTAACAACGGAAGCATGACCATTTCAACAATATCTGAACCAATTTACTCATTAATAATAATTTTTCTTTTAACCCCTTATAATACTGGTATGTGACAGGGTCAGGTAAAGGGTCATTTAATCCTAAGTCACTTAATGGAATTTCTAACAATTCTTTATTTACCATAAATTAAGATACCTCAATTTTCATAATATTTTTATAATGTAAATTTTAGACTAGAATTTGCGATAACAACTCGTGTTGATTTGCATTTCTTTTCTAATTCTTTTTCTAAAGCCTTTTTCAATGTTTCTTTAGCACTTTTCGAACCGTGATGTAAAATAATTTTTTGACAATTTATACTTGTATAATTATCTACCAATTGCCAAAAAGGTGCATGACCACTGAGTGATTTTAATGAATAAGAAGCACATCTACAAGGATATTCTTTTTGGTCAATGGTGACAGATTTTCTTTTATTATCTTTCAACAAACTTGCAAGACTTCCTTCTGTACTAAAGCCTACAAATAAAACTGTTGCATTAGATTCAGGAATACATTTCTTCAAATAATGTCTAATACGTCCACATTGACACATTCCACTTGTCGTTAATATAACTGAATGTTCACTACTTTCTACCAATTGTTTACTATCTTCCGCATCTTTTACAAAAGTAAACATTCCGCTTGATAACATTTCATCAAAATCTTTTTTATCATCCCCATCTAAACATTCATTGTAATCTTTAAAAATTTTGACAGAAAGTGGAGAATCTATATATACTTTTGGTTTCCATTCAGATTCTTTATACATTTCATAAATCATGAGTACGAGCTGTTGAAGTCTTGATTGAGCAAAACTGGGAATGATAACTTTACCTTTCATTTCATGAACCTGTGTTTCTATAATAGATTTAAATTTATCTAAATCATATTTTCGTTCTTTAATTCCAGTTTTTAAATCTGGTCTATCTCCATATGTAGATTCTCCTATAACAACATCTGCATGAGATACTTGTTGATATTTTCCTACGAACCTATTTTTAATAACCTTATTTCCGATATCTCCTGTAATAAGACAAGTTTTTATAAGACCATCAATAGTAAAATATAATTTTATTTGGCAACTTCCTAATAAATGACCACTTGGAATTAATTCAAAAGCTAATTCATCGTCAATTTTAATCTTTTCATTCATAGGTTTTTCAATAGTATACTCTAACATTTTTTCTACATCATCAATAGAATAAAGGGGATAGTAGTTTTTATTATTTTGTGAATTAATAATTAAAATATCTCTCTCGTTTATTAAAGCAGAATCTATAGCCATGTCTCTCAAAACCTGTTTTGAACCAGAAGAAACAATAGTTGCTGCTCTACATCCTTCTTTATATAATTTGGGTAATAACAAGCAATGATCTCCATGATTATGAGTAATAAAAACAAAATCTATATCTTTAGGTTTAAATTCTTTATATTTTCGATTATTTATCAGAAAATCCTTATATTTATCGTTTGTCTGATGCAATCCACAATCTACTAATATTTTATGATTCTGAGTTGAGATATAAATAAGACTCCCTGTTACATCTTCTGACGATGGAGAATCTACAAAAGATATCCTAATATTATTTTTTCTTTTTTTCTTTCCGATGGTAATGTACCACCTTTCTTATATATTTTGTCATTTGACAATATTTTTTCTGATTTCGCTTAATGCATTTAGATTATAATTACTCTCTGTCAAATAATAAGTTTTCCTTTTATGATGACAAGAGCAAGTGCGAGTGATTCCACCAAATTCTTTAAATGGAATTTCATATTTTACATTAAGTATTTGTGCTTCATTTTTTGTGATTTTTACCAAAAATCATAACATCCTTTCGTTTAATATTTCTCCAAAATAGGAGAGAGAAGAGCAGGAACAGGACTTGAACCTGTGTGCATAGCTTATGAGGCTATCGTGGCAACCATCTCCAACGTATCCTGCTATAATATTTATAAGGGCGAGATAGGGAGAATACCTTATAATTCTCTTTAGCAGTCTAACTGACTGACCCATGATGTGTATAACACTTCAATAGATTTAATTCATCTTTATATTTTGAAATATTCACGTATATATCTATTACATAATAAGAAAATTGGCAATAACGCTCAAAACCCTTATAAATAAAGGGCTTTCACGGTTTTAAAAAAGTGGTTAATTTCGTTTTTGATTATATTTTATGTATTTTTCTAGTTTTTTTGCTTCTTTACATTCCGCACAATATTGAATATTTTTACTTGTTTTCCTTATTAATCTGTCGCATATTTTACATCTTGTAAAATTCCCATCTTTAATATAATTAAGATATTCATATCCTAATTCTCTAAAATCCATAATATATAATATCGGCTCATTGATATTATCAATAAAATTAATTTTCATATTAAGATTATCATTCTTGCTAGAAAAAGAAATATATCCATTTGATTCAAGATCATTTAATAATAAAAATTTATCTTCTCGATGTTTGACAATTACTCTTGCGGTTTTAAATATTTCTTTTATATCTGCGTTGACCCAATTATTATTATTAAGCGATGTGATATTATATAATTTTGCAAAGCATAACATTGTAAATAATATTTTTTTATGATTTTTTGTTTTTGCGGATTTAATCCTATTCAACTCAGATTGAGTAATACCAATACTTTCGACATTTCTTAATTCATATTTTTTACCTTTTCGAGAAATATCTTCGATTATGTTTTCCCATAATACAGGATTATAATTTTTATAATTGGTATTCATAAACTCATTAAGCTTTTCGGAAGTTTTCTTCTCTGATAATTTTAATTTTTGACGATAATATTTAGAAAGAAGAAATAATGTAGAAGTTGGTTTGTTACCAACTTCCCCTTTTTCTAATATCATTTCTGCTTGTTTTATTTCATTTAACACAACGGGCATTTATCTTCCTCCAAATCTACATTTACTTTAATTTCAGCTTCTTTCATAGAAAACCTCATGCCTAAATACTCGATATCTCCATTATTATCAAGTGTTGGATACGAAATTCTATAATTATTACGTCTTAATAAATTTTGTATAAATGTTTCTCCACAAATATCCCATGCAAATTGTTTACTATATTTAGATTTTGAATAACATAAATCCAGAACAATATTACATAGCTCATCTTCATTAGGACATTCTAATAAACATTTCTTTTTAAATTGTTCCTTTAAAATATATTTTTGAATTTGACGTTCTTCTGATTTAATCCTTTCTGATTTTGCGTATTGCTTATAATTAGATATTTCTTTTCTATAGGCTTCATATATTTTTTTAATTTTTTTATATACCATATTGGAATATGTTACATCGCTTTTCATAATAGAATAATCAAAATTATCATTAGAAGAATAAACAATATTGTCAAATTTTTCTTCGATTTTCCAACAAATTTTGTTAATCGTACATTTGCCTATGCCAAGTGGCATACGATCGTAATAGCACTTAATAAATTTAATCTCTTCTTTTGTTTTATTCTCTTTACGCATCAATTCATCGAGAGAAATTCTAAATCTCATAAGACTTTTTTCGTTATTTTTCTTGCGGTAGTTATTTAATGTTGCACGTTCTGATGGATAAATATATTGCATAAAATAAGGCTTTTTATCTGCAATGATTTTTCGATTAACCCAAAAATCCTTTTTTTGACGAGAATCTTTTGCTTTTGTAAGTTTATTTGAAATCCAACTATACCAATTATCAGGCATTGGCTTGGCTTCGATTCCTTTTGTTTTGTCAATCGCATTTTGTTGATACAACTGACCACATTTAATTCTATAATCGAGCAAATTATATTCTCTAGTCCCTTGTTCAAAATTAGATTTAACTTCAAACATTGATGTGATTTTATTTGTTACACCTCCTACAGCATTTCCAAAACTATTGATATTTGATTTCATAATATCATCATCTGTAGGAATACATTTTGGAGCTTTTCTCTGTACACATACGATAGCAGGTAATTGTTTTGTATTATCCACAAGAAGAGAAAAGGATGTATTAATAACACAATCTCCCAATTATTATACCCTCGGTTTCCCGATATTTATTAGGGGAGTAGACTATATCATATTTTATATTTCTTTTACCAAAATATAAAACCTTGGCACTTCCTATTATTGATTTTCACAATAATGGTACTCTACTCGTTTATTCAACTACAAATTTCTTTGTAGTTTATACTTTCGATAGTCGTTTCACATAAACAAACTTAGATTAAACTTTTTTCGATTTAATTCAAATTTGTTTTTAGCACGGCGATTAGGATTTTAAACCCTTCCCCGTTAGCACGATTTTTAATTATCATTTCCTATAATTACTCAGCGTAAATCGCACACCCTACATTTGCAGGTTCACCAAGTTTTACAAGGACAGAGACTATCAAATCCTTGTCGAAGCCATTCATCGCATCTGCACATGTATCCCAACTATTAAAAATAGTAGGAGTTGTCATATATTGATAAAAATCATCCATCATTTCATTATGGACAACTTCAAGCAGTCTAATGTTATTATGCGAGGTCATTGGCGCACGAAAACTTACAATTTTATCAACACTTTTATCAACCCAATATTTAGAATAAACTTGTCCAGCTTTTAATAATCCAGTAACTTTCATTCCAAACATGGATTGACATAAAGAATACGGATCTCCCGATACTAATGAATAATTAGCAGGAACTTTTAAAACTCCAACTTTAGCTTCATCAATACGCTTTCTAATCATGGAGTGAATCTGAGATTTGATAAATGGATCATTAGCCATCTCAGGTTCGATCATCAATGCTGTTGCAAATGAACTATCTAAATGTTGAATATTTTTCTCATTAAGTCCTATACCTTTTGTGTACAATATTGTTTTTCTATAATCATCATCCAAAATTTCTTTAATTTCGTTTACAGTTGGTGTGATTAATTCATCAATTTGGTCATCTGTAAAATCATAACTTTGTAAGAACTGATAATTCATTGTTCTTGCATTTTCTAATTCCTCTTCCGAAGCTTTTGTAATTGCAAATGTATAATGATTCTTTTCACAATTTTCAAGATATGATTCAAGAGAAGAATATGAGTCCCATAATTTTAGCATCGACTCTGTTAAAATGAGTTCTATTTCGTTAATGTTATATGTATTCCCCCACACATCTGTTATCTCTGTAAAACCATGATTTTGTGCAAACTTCTGAAAATCAATAGGAAATATAGCACCTTTACAAAATGAATTTCTAATAACACAACCAGGCAATAAAAAATCTTCTCCAATTTCATATCCCCAGCGTTCCATAAGAGATGGCATAGCAAGTCCGTATCCATCACTATCGTTTAATTCTACGTCCTTGTCCTTAATATATTTCATACTTGGTTGATTAAGATTAGTATCATCTAATTCAATTACATCTGACTTAAATTTTGTAATACAATCATGAACAACCACAATTCCATTTGGCATTGATACAGGGGTAGAAGAGCTGCATACCAATGCAATATAGGCTTCGAGTTTTGCGGGAGCAAATTCTTTTTGCAAATCTCGTCCATTATTAATACGTCTTTTTAATTCTGGTAATAATTCCTCATTCACAAACACTATTGTATTATTCTTTACTCCACCTGTAGTCCCAAGTAACCACCTATATGTAACATTATTAATTTTAAACCCATGTTCATAAATGTATTCAAAATCTTTAATTTTATCAATTACAACACACACATAATCTTTTTTAAATTGGTATTTGTCTAAGTCATTATATAATTTTTTGATTTTTGGTCTGGATGTGGATAAATTCTTATCAGATTTTAATTTTTTTATTTGAGATTTAATGTTTGAAATTTTAAGTTCTGCATTAGTAATGTTATTTATCTCATCAATAAATCTCATTATTTGACTTTCACTCAAAGCAATAAGTTCTTGATTTTCTCTCGCTTGATTTGGTGTCAATTTTAAATTCCATTTTTTTCTTCTAAGTCTCGAAGAATGAATTTTGAACACATATCTTTGTGACGTTAAGTGTTTACTCAAATTATTTCTCCTCCAATTGCATTTCTAATTTAACATCAGATAGTTTATAACAAGTAGCATAAGAATAATTTCTCAAATACGCATAATCCTTCACTGGATATGGATATTTTCTCGAAGGTTTACCTGTCGGAGATGGATAGTGGGAACCACTACAATAATAACTATTAGAAGTATTTTTAACTTGAATGTAATTTTTATATCCAACAATATAATCGTATGCATTAATCATTACATGAAATGGTCTTTTAGAATATTTTTGTTGTTTATATTTTGTTGTTAAGTTTCCTCTCCATGAGGCAAGTTTTTTTATTTCTTTAAATATTGTCTCAGGAATATTATCAACAACATATAAGAATTTATTTTTAAAATCGTAATAAACATGTGATGATTCTTCTAACGTATTCATTCTTTTGTTTGATCCAAAATATTTTTCTGTTCCACAAATCCAAATATCGTGTATTCCAACTGCTTGATATAAGTCATGTCTTTCAAAATATTCAGAAGCAATAGGAGAACATTGGTATTCAATTACATATTTTTTATTGTTATATTCAAACATAATATCAGGACGTTGTTTTGTTTCTGGTATCCATCCTTCTAATATTGCATTTTTAACACCATTTTGTTTAATAATCCATTCATATAAATCTCGTTTACCACAAAGATGTTCTTCTGTTTCTGATTCAGAATATTTATCCTCACATTTAGCTTTATCCATATGTCTAAAATATGGTATTTTAACTCTACCATGACAATATTCGTATGGTTTATTACAAGCTGGGCATAAAATAATTTTCTTTTTTGCCCAATTCTTTAACTGTTCTTTTGAACGTGTTCCATCATAACAATTTATAATTTCGTTTCCTATTTTTCCAGTTAACATTTTCTATTTTCCTCCAAATTCTTTAATCTCATATCCTAACCAGTCAATCAACCACTTGATACCTTGAATACATTCCAAACGAACCAGATCCCCACCATTATTTTCTAAATACTCTTCGCCCTCATATATAAATTCTCCGCATACATCACAACGTGACAAATGTTTTCCCTCATAATATGGACATCCAACTATATGATTTTCATGTTGACAAATCTCACATCTCATCAAGCCACCTCACCATAACAAATTCTCTCATAAGCAAATCCATCATTAGTCGTATAATAAATATGTTTTATACCTAAATCTTTAATAGCAGCCATACAAGAAGGACAAGGCTTACATATACCAATCAATCTATCTTTTCTAGCACGATAGATATATAGCTTAACCTTTGAAAAATTGATATTCATATGTCTGATTGCATTTAAACAGTTAATTTCAGCGTGGAGTTTTGGTAGAAGAAAAGAGCAAAGAGAAATATCTTTATTTCTAAAAATATTATAATGCGCCTGTATAGGATGTGTTTTTTCAAGATTACAACCAATTCCGATTATTTGCCCCTGGTACACAGCAACACAACCGATATGTACTTTTTTATAATCTGAAAGTAATGCGACTTTTCTAGCTTTTTTAAAAAATTTTATATCAGTCTTTGTCATGTAATCATTCATCTTCAAACATCTCATTCCCTTTATCAAAACATTTCAGCATATATACTATTCTCTCAATATAGTAATTGAAAAATCCCTCATTATATTTTTCTTCAACGAATTTAACAATAACAGTTTTGATTGTACCTTTATCACCTTCAAGATAATATGTATCAATTTTATCTAAGAAATCTATATCATTTCTGGTAAGATATAAATTTACTCCATATTTATTGTTCTCTTTTATAAAATTGTAACTACAATAAATGGAATATCCATCCTTTAACTCAAATTCAATTACATATCCTTTGTTTCTATATCTCATAATTATTCATCCTCTTTCTGTTTATTATTTCTTTTATATCGAATATTATTTTTACATTGTCTATCAAATCGCCAATCACTTATGATAGCATTGGCAATAGAAGATAGGTAATGCTGTCCTAAATTATTATAATTTGTATCAAATTCCGCAAGACTTTTAATACTACAAGCTCCTCTAGTTTCAAAAATTTCATCTGTCATATTTTTCTTAAAATCCTTTCTTTATGTGTTTTAATTTCATTTATGTTTCAGTTTGTTGTGAAAATTATTTCATGGTTATATTTTGATAATACAGGTTAATAATTACACATATATATTCTCTAAAAGTTTTATTTGTCTGGATATTTCATCTTTATAATCATAATCCCGATCAATGATATGATTATCTCCATGTTTCTTGAAGTGTCTATAATCAGCAAATACTTTTGAAGTAGTAATAAACTTTTCTTCTCCATTGTTTGTATATTTTCTTCTCTTCATCGGAACATACTTAATAATATTTAATGCATCCAAAACTTCTACTACACGACTCACATATCTCTCAGATATTCCTATTTCATCAGAAATGGTTTTATATTGACGATAGCAGCAAAGTGGTTTATCACTTGAACGATTTATATTTAGTCTGATATAAGCCAATACCAATAAGATATAAGCTGATGACATACGAGATAAATCTATATCAGAGTATTGTAATTCTTCCTTATAATTCAAAATTGCTTCTAATTCATCAAAATAAATTATTGCAAATTTATCTGGTATATCGAATTTCTCTATATTTAATTCTACTTTTAAATACTCTATGGAATTTTTATGCTCAGATATAAGCGATTCAAAATCAGGATATGTTTTGAAATAATCCAAATGAGAAAGAAGTAGTAGCGTTTGGTAATATTTTTGATTGATTTTCCCATCTCTATAGTTTGGTTTAAGTTTTGACCAGTGGCAAAGCTCAGTAATTGAGAATGCCACTGAATCATCAAGTGAGCGTCTTGCACATAAATATGAAAAGATAATCACTCGTTTGTCCGTAAGAGATGTATCATAAATTATTTCTTTTGGAATCTTTACATAATTAGGCAAGTTTATTCACCTCGCTTTAATTCGCATTAATTCCAAAATATCTTTCATAGGCATGAACTAATTTATTGTTTGTAAATTCGTTATTACGATACGTTTTATGTAAAGCATTTACACACCATGATCTATCCCCAATATTAAAATTTTGAATATATTCCAATGCTTCTTTAAATTGAGAATGGTCAATATCTGCATATCTCATAACATCAAATTTCTTTAAATATCCATTCCTTAACACCCCTTGATAAAATGGGATAAATAATTTATATTCATCTCCACGTGAATCACCTAATAATTCACGCATTTTCTTATATCGTGCTTTCGTTAATCTATCTGCATCAGTTTTACTTAATCCTCGTTCATCTAATACATCTTTTATTTTCCCATCAATAGTACCACTTACAGCCATTGTTACATTAGACTCAATTTCTTTTTCTCTAGTTATAAGTTCCTGTTTTACTTGTGTTTTTACTTCTGTTGCTATTTCACCAGCAATTCCACCAATTAATTCTTCAACAACTTCATTTGTCATCTGAGAAGATTGACCAAGTTTTTTTGTTAATGATTCAAGCCTTGATACACGTGTTTCTAATTCATTTGCCATAATTTAATTTCTCCCTTATACTTCAATAATATTTTCTTCTGCATCAATAGTATCTAAAATTCTATCAGCCCATTTTTTTACTGATTTGATACACTTTTTATATTCGATTCTTGTTGCATTTGGAATTTCATTAAAACTTTCTGCCATATAATCGTATTTTGACATATCTTTTACAAAATTAAGCATTTTTAATGTTATTTCACTACAATGAGAAACGAGTTGGTAGTTTGTACTAGAACCAATAGCTTCATTTATCATTTTCTCTTTTTCAATCAAAGTAGAAGACATGATATTATTTTCTTCTGTCTTTTTATTAAGTTCTTTTTTTAAATCCTCTAACTTATTTAAAGTTTCTTCACTATCTACTTCTTTTGTAACTATTTCTGTTTTAGTTCCTTGTTGGATTAATTCACTAATACGATTTTTATATTTTTGAATTTCTTCATCCATTTGTTTCTGTGTATATTTTTTATCAGTTGGTAATGTTTGTATTAATTCTTTTTGCTCCTCATCAGACAAATTCCTCATAATAGCGAGAGCTGTGGTCTTTGTGACAATTCCAGTATCAACCAAATCAGAAAGTTCAGGAATCATTTCTGAAAGAAGTTTATAGTTCTGAAGAGTATCAACTGAAATTCCCATTTGGGCTGCTAATTGTTCCTGTGTCTTTTTTGGTGCTTCCGATTTATTCGTAACCACCTCATATTGATTACCTTGAAATGAAGTAGAACCATTTTGTATTCCATATAATCTTTCCAATTCCTTAATTCGTTTTCCAACTTTCTTCGCTGATCCACCAATTTCTCCACGTCTGCGAATGTTAGATTCTAATAAATCAAGAAGAACTTCATCATCAGAATCATAAATGCGTATTTCAGCTTCAATAGTCGGAATACCTAATTCTTTAAATGCACGTACTCGTTGATGACCAGATACAATCACTTTATCTTGAGTGATAACAATGGGTTCTATATTTCCTCGTTTATGTTCCTTTAGGCGTTTTCTGATAGAATCAAGAAGCTCATTCCATTTTTCTCCGCTAATATCATCAAAAAACTCATTATTTCTTGGATGTGGTTTTAATTCATTAATATTAATCTGTTGCATTTGTTATATTCCTTTCTTAAACATTTATTCTTACATCTATGCATTCTCTGAACTCTAAATCAATTCTCATACAATCAATATCATCACCCCTATATCACCTCAAATCCTTTAGTATAGTAAAGTGGTAAAGAAAAACCCGTTTAGGTACATATATATGTACCTAAAAGTATATTTTTTCTTCATTTGGGTACATATATATAGTCAGTTTGTGCAGTCAATATCCATATAGACTCATATATATCAAGAGATGAATATTTACACTTCGTGTATTTTGTTTGATTTTATTTTGTGAAATCATTTTCATTTCAAATATTATTTGGGTACATTTATTTAATCTTCTTTCAAATTAATTTTTCGTATCAAAAATAGTTGATACTACGAAATTCTCTTTTGGTGTTGCTAAGTTATATTTCTCTAAAAGATTATCTACTAATTGCTCAAATAGAATTCTTACTCTACGATTATGTTCTATTGCATCTAATGGATAACATGTTTCAAGATGATTCTCATAACAATAATCATCTACAATCTGATTAACTTCCACATCAGGATATCTATTTTCTAATTCTCTATATAGATTCTTGTATAATTCTTTATAAGAGATTTCAAAATAATCTGCCAATGCTTGATATTTTGTAAACATTTTAGAAGACCAGTATGTATATCGTTTCTTTGGTAATGCTTTTTGAGTAATATTATTATTCTCTAACGTGACTATTCTTGATTCTAATGAATTAAATACGCTATCAATCTTTTGTACAAGAGTATTTACGTTCTGTGCCAAAGCTTGAATATCATCATTTCTTTCTTGTAATTTAGTGGTAGCAACTTTTAATCCTTGCTCACAAGCAATAAAATAATCTCTTGCTTGCTCATGTTTCTCAGTGTTACCTGTCATTGAGAGCTTCTTTGCAAATTCAGATGTAAGTTTATAATCTGTTTTTGGTCTACCACCTAATTTGAAGTTTTCGTTGCCCACTACGAAAACTATATAATCTTCATTTTCAGTGGCAAATTTATTTCTAGTGATATTTCTTCTACACCAGGATGCAAAATTACTTGGATTCAATTCTAAAAAAGCATATAACTTACTTGCTGTTGTCATTCCGTCTGAATCAATCTGTAATGCGATTTCAATAGGTGTCTTATCAGGTGTTGATGATGTGATAGTAGTAGTTGTGTTATTTTTGTTGTCTTTTGATTTTCTCATAGTAGTCAATCTCCTTTATTGTTTAATTAGTGAAAATATTTTTCTTCTGGCGCAATATTATATTCTCTAAAAGACATATCAAATATCTTTGTGGTCATTTTCATTCTTGTAAAGCTATGATGTGCCAATCAGAAACATTTTGATATGATTAATTTAATTTCATAATCAAAATCTCTTAGTTGTATATTCTCTTTGTGAGATTGTGAATAGGTACAAGTTTTTATTCTCTTTATTTATTATCTTTTGAAAAAAGTGTTGTTGTATTTTAGAAGAGAGAATGTTATATGTTTATACATTTTGAGATTGGGTATGGGATATATTAAAAGATTCTCTACTTGAGATTGTTAGACGAAATTTAAGCTATTTGTGCTAGAATCAATTTTATATGCTTAGAGGATAAATTGCTCATGTAAAAAGTAAAATGGATTTTAGAGTTAATTTTTGTCGATTTAGTTAAAGGATATATGAGAAGTGAAAAGGCAGAAAGAAAATGCAATATATCTTCAATCTGCCTTTGAGAAAATTATTATTGAATTATAGAGTGTAAACTTCTGGAATTAAATCTGGTAATGGTGTTTCCGTTACAGTAAAAAACGGATATTCTTTTTGTGGTTGAATGTCAAGTGTTTTAAAAACTTTAATCTGAGGATATTGTCCGGTTTTACAATTATGTTTCCACCAATATACTTTTTGAACATTCATTGTTCCTGCTGGTCTCATAGCGGCAGCATCCCCTTCAAAAAGAGTAATTAGTGCCTGATGTATTTTTTCAGCATCTTCTTCTGTGAAATTATTTTTTTCTGCTAATTGACAGTAAATGGAACCATAAGTAACATAAGCGGCTTTATGCACCATATAACGATAGAAGTAACTTGCACTATCCTTACGTCCATCTTCTGTTTCATTTAAGTTTGTAGATTTAACATTTGTAATTTCTTGAACATCAATAACATCTAAGCTTGTAGCACTCCATAAAGACATACACCCTCTGACATTAGTAGATGAATTATTACCACCTCCCTTAAAAGGGAATATTTGTCCAAATGTCCTGACATCTATCCATTTTTTACAAGTAGAATCATACATTTTTTTAAAATCAGGTTTTTTATTTTTATATTCATTTTTAAAATCATCAAAATTTAAGATTCTTTCTTTTAAACTTTTATAACCGTCATCAATTCTACTATCTTCTTGAACAAATATTTCTTCGCCCATATCTTGTAAACGGTTTCTTATTTTTCTTTTTAAACAAACATCTGAGATTTCACCATGTCCATCATATAATACTCTTGGATACCATGATATTGATGGATCACCATTAGGATTTGCTCCGTCAACAGAAATAATAACACAAAAATCTATTCTATTCTGCAATGGATTCATCTTTTGTTATCTCCTTTATAAAAAATGTATATTTAACGAGAACCTCAACATATTCTGGCATATTTTGTTTATCATCCCAGTTTTCAAGAGTTCTTAATGGAATGTAATAAGCTCTGGATAGTCCAATACGGGAATAATTTAATCTTGTTCTTATATCTTGAAGAGATTCTTTTGAATATTCATATATTTTTCTCAAGATAGCAGTAACGGTTTCAATATTAAAGTTGTCCATCCAGTCCTGCCAACCTCGTTCTGAGATATATAATTCTAAAGAGTTATATGTTTTTGCTTCACCATATAATTTTGTAAATAAGTCATAAGTAATCATTCATTAATCCTCCATTCACCATAAAATCCAAATTTACCAAAACTAGCTGTTGCTACGTCATCTTCTGATGCTTCAATTCCATACCAAGGGAGATAAGCAATATCATCGCATCCATCTTTTATAGAAATAGAAACTGGAACTTGTGTGTAACATAATCCCTTATTAGCTTCTTCTATAGCTTCTTCTAATGTACCAGTGAATTCAAAATTTCCTGCGCCTGTACCATAATTAATATAATAAGTGTTTTTCTCGTCTAATGTTGTCATCATGAAAACCTCCTTTTTATTTTTAAGTCAATCATACCACCTCCTAGGTGGTTTTGTAAAGAGAGATTTTTGTATTTTTGTAATGTATGGACTATATCAAAATATTTCTTACCCTAGATTAGCTGAGAATTTTAACGCTATTTTGGCTAGAATGGATTTTAGTATAAGAAAGGGTAAGTTGTAATGGTAAGAGTTAAAATTGATTTTATGGTCATTTTTTGGAGATTTAAGCCAAGGATATTTACAAATGAATTTTTGTAATAGTGTGAGATGAGATTATTTAAGATGTGGAAGAGTAGAAGAGAGATAGGATGAATGATAATTGAATAAAAGATCATTTAGATATTCCAGATATGGGTGTAATGAATATTATGTTACCCTGGATTACGAGAGTATTTTTGAGTTTTTAGGGGTGAAATTGGATTTTAATGCAAAAGACAATAAGTTGCAAGTAAAATAAATAGAATTGATTTTAGGTTGAATAACGTAAATTTGAGCAAAGGATATTTTTAATAGGGATAGAAGATGAATTTTAAAGGACTTCGAAAATAAGATTTACTGGCGCAGATATAAATGAATGATTTTGTTTATTTTTATTACATATTTTAAAGGTAGATGTACGGGCAACAAGGAATAAAATTGGCTATGTTTCGTAGATTTTATGACTGACTTCGATAAAGTGTAAGGTTTTATTGACAAAAATGAAGGTTTGAGAGGGATTTTTGCGATTTTAGGGTATTTTCAATGTGAAGATTTTGTTTATTTTATAAGGACTTTCTCGAACTCGTTCTCGAACTCATTTTGTGTATTTTTGCTATTTTTTGTGTGAATTTGGGTGAAATAGTGTGGGGAGAGGGGATTTCAAATTTTGAACGTGGGGTGTGAGTTGAACACCTAGGGCATTTACAGGAATTGACAGTATGTCAAAAAATGTAAACATACCCCCTCTACAACATAGTTTTTAATACTATATTATGTGGTTTTTATCATGAAAAACAAGGAGTTTTGTTAATTAGTCCGTGTTTTATAATATTCATACTGGAATATATAGTTTTTGATACTATGTGTAAATAATTTACAAAGATAGATAAATAAGGATTATTCAAGGGTGGCAGGATATAAAAATGTAATGATATGACAAGATATAAAATTTCTGTATATGATGATATTTATTGGGATATAAAAACAAAAGTTCGTTTTTTTGAGATAAAAAATGTTGTTTTAACCACATTTTATAACCAATAGATACATAAAAACAATATCATACAATCATATATAAAACTATACTAACTATAGCAACTACATCATAAATAATAAAAAACCGCACACTATATCACACTCATAACCTCATTAAAATGTACAATCTGCACAATATAAACACGACACCAGTTAACCACTACACAAAAACATAAACATATAATCAATCAGATTAATATATCATACTGTATATATAACTAGCACATCATATATATAACCAATACATAATAGCATCATATAACCTATGATAATACAATACTATCCACAACAACACAATATAATTATATATTATATCACACAATAACGCATCATATCACATAATAACATATCACATCATACTATAATACACCACACAATAACTATAACATTTATATCATACGCTACCACATACAACACAACTATATACTATTACACAATACATACAACATATCAATCAATATATAATATTAAATATATATAATACTTAATACATAACTATAATATCCAATATAATAATACTATCATATCTATAATACACACCATACAATAACAATACATACTAATATAAAACATCATTATACATTACATAACTATAAACATATTAATTATACACATAACAAACTAATAAATATATCTATTTAATAATCATATATAACACATAATAATAAAACGCATCACAAAATTATAACGCTTGTAAATGCCTTATAAATCAATCTAAAATCAAAATAGGATACATATATACACTACACATATAAAACGACATACAGGGCAAAATAAGACGTTTAAACAGTTATGTATCTATACATTCCAGTTCCCATTCTTGTCATATAGAAAACTCATTTTATTAACTGTCTCTTGTCTAGTTTCTTTTCTTGATTTACAATGTTTTACAACATCTTCTTTTTTAAAATCTATACATAAATCATAACCAAAAAACTTAGCAATCTTTTCTAATTGTGATACAGTAAAATTGTTATAACTTCTTACATTTTCTAAATCATTACACTCTAATTTCTTTTCTAAGGTTTCTTTATTTATTTTTAAATACTTTGCAAGTTCTTCCATTTTTGTATTGTTTTCTTTTAATAATTCTATAATTACTTTATTAATTCCAGTTATCGCACCCATTTTATATAATCCTCCTTTGTTTCTTCTATATAATGCAATTAGTTTTCTTTCTTTTTAAAACCAATTTCCAAATCATAACCAATTACATCTAATATTCTTTTCATATCCATAAATGATAAATTCTTCTTATTTAACAAATTACTTAATTGTTGTTTAGATATTTCCAATTCAGTTGCAATATTTACTTTACTGTTACCTGTATCAATTAACAATTTATCAAATTCTTTCTTTAATTGTAAGTTATTATCAAATATCATAATATCACCCATAAAAATAAAATAAAAAAGTACATAAAAACTATTGACAAGTACATTGCTTTGATGTACAATAAAGCCATGTTAAAGATAGCAAGCCGATAAAACAACTTGACGGTTTGACAATCGACAAACTACCTTTAACAAATTACATAGAGAAGGGAGGTGTAAATCATGTACCCTATCTATAATCCTATAGATGGTTACTGGTATGTTCCCAACTGTCCAACCAGTTTTGTTTCGGATTCCGAAGCATGGGAATACATACATAACACCTAACTTCTAAAGGGTGTATGTGGTACACCTTGATTGGATTGTATCACATCTAAAAAGCCCTTGTCAATTCTGACAAGGGTGACACCCTCAAAACTTGTGTAGTACCTTGAAAAGTGAATAATAAAGTGTTAAAATTCAAGTAAATACTTGACTTGATACTTAATACATAAAAAGGTGGTGATTTTCATTTTATCCATTAAAGATAAAGTTTTGTTAGCTTGTAAAGCAAACGACATGACATTAACCGAATTAGCTATGAAATTAGGTGTTACACAACCAACTTTGAGCAATCGTTTAAAGACTGGTAAATTCACCCAAGATGAATTGTCTAATATTGCAAAGATTCTCAATAGTGAATATCAACCGTTATGGATACTTCCAGACGGAACAAAACTTCTTTAGCCTTGCAACACAGGCTAAAAAATTTAATCAAAAATATTCAAAAAAAGCTATTGACATTCAGAAAAAACTATGATAATATATAACCAAGATAACAAAAGAGCGATAACCCAAACACTACCAATGCAAACGGTTACCGCTCCACAAAGTGAAAAAACACTTACGAGTATATTTTAACATTTTATTATTTACTTTTCAAGTGTAATTCACACAAGTTATTCCAAAACGTAACCAGTTAACAAGTCAGAACAGAATATCGGTTGTAATTTATTTACAACAAGGTTGAGGTTAAAATCCTCCATGTCAACTTGCCTTGAAAGAAGTTGATTGGGTAGTTTGGTTATCCAGAGTAAAGGGTTAAAATACCATACTCAAAGTAGAGCCGACAGCAATTTAACGCTAAAAATAAAAGTTATACTATTTACTTAAAGTAGTAAAAACAGTTTATTTGTTTCCTATAAAAACAAATTTTTGATTGTGGCATATTAAAGTAAGACCACACAACGGCAACGGTTGAGAATAAGGTTGATTTTAGATAGTATCTTGTAAACATAATTTTACAACTAATCAAACACAAGGTACTATCTAATAAAAATATAAGGTTTATTGTTTATTTAATCTCATAACCTTATAAGATACACCTTTGACAATATATTCTTAGAGTTTCGGGCAAAATCGTGAAATAGGGTTTAAAGCACTCCCTTGATGGTTGAAAGTAGTAGAAACAAAAAGTTTCCCTTGTTGATAACGTAACAACATAATTTTTTGAGTTATCAAATATAAATTATGGTTTATAAATCTTTATGAGATTAAACAAGCAATAAACAAAACAAAAATCCCTGTACATCTTACAGGGTAGAAAGAAGGTATAAAATGAAATATTATACAACCTATGAAACACCACTTGAAAACAAATGTTTTACAAAAAAACAGATGCATGAAGTCTATAGAGACATGGCAGATAAAACCGAATATCCAACTTTTGATATCTGGTTTTCAGATATGCTTAAAAGTGGAGTATTTGAACGGGTAACGATAACAGCTCATACATACGTGTGCGAGTTACCCGAAACTGTACAGAATCACATTTTACAGGAGTGCAAAGAAACATTCAAAAGCCTTGCTTTTCCTGTAGATATTAACGCAGAACTTGAAACTGTCAAAGGTTGTAAGATGTGCGATCTTGAAGATACGATAAACGTACAGAAGTACTATACAAGATAAAAGCACTCTTTTAACAGGGTGTTTTATTTGCATTAACAAGAAATTCCTGTTATAATCATTAAGAAAGAAGGTAAGCATGAAAAATTACAAACACTTAATCAGTGCCGAACTGGTCAGCAGATTTGAAAACGCTTGTTTTAAAATAACAAATTATCCTAATAATAAAGCGTATAGCAAAGAGTTTGGACAATTAGAAAAAGAATTAATGAGAAGATTAGAAGAAAAGGAAGGTGAAAAAGATACGCACAATTAAAGAAAAAGTAGAAACTGCTTGTGCTGTTTCCGGCATTACGTTAACGGAACTAAGTAAACGCATGGGAATGTCACAGGCTAATCTTTCTAAGCGGTTAAAAGTTGGAAAATTTTCACAGGATGAACTTGTGAGAATGGGAACCGTTTTAGGATGTGAATGGAAAAGTGGCTTTCACTATCCAAACGGAAATGTTATTGAATAGGCATTGTTTATATAGCAATGTCTATTTTTTTACGGCACGATATAACTAAATAGTTATAAAATATAACGGAAAAGTATTGACAGAAAAAATGCGTTGTGATATTATCAGCATAAAAGATAACTAAACAGTTATGAAACATAACTAAATAGTTTGTTATACAGGAAACACGAAAGCCGTCAACGTGTCAAAACATCCGTCAAGTCTTGGTACAAGACTACTGCAAAAAAAGAGTACCGTTCTAACGTCACTATAATGTAGCTTATCTTAGGATAAACGGTTGCAAGCCCGTATAAATACAGAGCTTAGTGCAGGAACAAAAAGGAGGTAATACATATGTTTGACGAGACAAAGCAAGCAGTTAAAGCATTGGAAAATAAAGGCTATTACATTGAAAATATGTTTGATGGTTTTAATTCTACACTGGAAAATGAATGGGAACTGTTAAACAATAAAGGTGATATATTAATGGATCACTTAACGCAGGCGCATATCATGCAACTAGCAAAAATTTTATAGGTAGTAACATAGCACACAAGACAATTTCTTGTGTGCTTTTTAGTGCCTATAAACAGAGAATAAGGAAGAAGGAAGGTATAAAAACATGGGAAATGAAAAATTGTATTTAATCGGTGAAAAGCATGGAAAACTTCTCACAGCTACAGAATCAGAAATTATCAATAACGCTTTAGAACAGGAAAAAAGCGGAGTTAATCCACACTTTGCATTTTATGATTATAAGAATCAACGTCCTGTTACTAATAAGGGTTGGCGTGTATGGTCAAGTATCAATCATGGTTGTGGCGTGGTTTACCGCCGTAATGATGGAAAAATGGTTATTGTGACAGGTGTGCAAGGTGATTTTGCATATATATCATAGAGAACAGGAGGAAATGAGATTATGATGAAAGTAAAGATTTACTTATCAAATTTAAGAAAGTATACAGAAGGAAATGAGAACGGGAAATGGTTACAACTTCCCATGGAATCCGAAAAGTTACATACAATTTTTAATGCAATTGTTGGAAATGGTCAGGAATCAATCATACTTGACTATGATGCTCCGTTTGAGATTTCAGAATGGGAAAATGTTTTTTCTCTTAATGAATTTTTACAGGACATTAACGAAAACGGAATTGATGATCTGACAGCAAGAATCATTTTTAAAATTGTAGATTCTAAAGAAGAAGCAATGGAAAAATTGGAAAGTGAATGCTATACAATCATTGACGTTGACAGTGTATCACAAGGATGGAGTTGTGCGTTAAACAGTGAAGAGTTATATGGCATGGTTTTAAATGAAGAAGGTTATAATAACCTTTTTGAAGAACCAATTCCAGAAGATATGATTGATTATATTGACTTTTCACAAGTGTGGACTGCTTTATCAGTAAATGATGGATGGCAAGCGGTAACAATTAACAACGAAACATATTTAGTTACAACAAATTTTTAATAAGAAAGGTTAAATAGGTGGAAAACATGAGCGAATACATTATGAATAAAGAAACAGGAAAAATTGAATTACATTTTGATAAAGCGGATTATTTAGCACTTGCAGAAGAACAGAAAAAAGATATTAAAAGCAATTATTTATTTAGTCGTGCAAAACATGCGTGGATAAGTCGTGCAAAATTCCCAAATCTGTATAGAGCGGAAAAAGTAGCAAAAGATTTGGGACTTCTCAACGGAGGTAACATTGGCGAAAAACTTACATTTGCGGAACAGATGGAACGTAAAGCGGAAAGAGCAGAAGCAAGAGCGGAACGATTTGATTATAAATCAAACAGGGCAGAAGAAAATGGGAAAAGATTACAGAAACCTATCAATGATATGCATGGAGATATTTCTTTCTTTACTCAACCAAATATCAATAGTTCATCTGGTAGAGCATTCACAAAGAAAAGAAATAGAATGTGGGAGGCATGGGAAAAAGGTTTTGATGAATTTAAAAAATCAGAATACTATGCGGAACGTGCAGAAGTAGCAAGACAGACAGCAGAAAACACAAAACCTAAAGACAAGGCATTTTGTGATCGTAGAATCAAAGATGCTGAAAAGACTATCAGAGCGCAAAGAAAGAACATTGAAAGCTATAAACAATATATTGATAGAATTTCCAATGGAGAAGAAATCAAGCGATATTCTGGTGAAGTTCTCACGATTGAAACAGTCAATGAATGGATAGAACACGCAGAAGAAATTATTGATGATGCTATTAGCAAATCTGTATATTATCATGAATGTATTGAAGAATTGGGAGGTATTCAGTTCTCAAAAGAAAACATCAAAGAAGGTTACATAGTAGATATTGATAGATGGGGAAAATGCCTTGTTAGAGGGACGGGAAAAGTCAATATTACATATATAATTCTTGAAGGTGGTGCTTCTGGTTTAGGTGGAAAAGCTGCATATGCGGAAATTAAAAGCATCATATCTGATAAAGTAGAAGATAAACCTGTTCATCCATTTAAAAAAGGCGAAAAGTATACAGTTAAAGAATGGAATGGAAAAGAATACGCTGAAAAAGAATATACTATCACGAAAATCACTAATGATAAAGTAACATTGAAAAGCGGAAATGAAAGAGCAAAATCTATTAAGCCTAGAAGAATTAGAACAGGAAACGGGGAAATAGAATGGACTTTATCATTTAAAGGTGCTGTATATGGTTATACAGCTATTCATAAGAAAGAAGAGGAGAAATAATATGTCTATCGTATCAATATTATAAGGAATTAACAAAAGGCGAATCATAGTAGAAATAATCTTGTGAATAGTTAGAAGACATACAACTTTTAGTTGTGTGTCTTTTGTAGTGTTCATAAGTACATTAAACAAAAAGAATATTAACATGAAGGAAGGTGGAAACATGGCAAGAATTTATTTTACTATGCAGGAACTTGAATCAATGAAATTTCGTGAACTTCCTAATATGGTTTATGAAAAGATTTTACAGGATTTAGAAAAGCTTTTCGGATTCCTTACAAGTAAACTGCTGGAAATTTTTAACAACGCACCTGTAATGGAACTAGATCAATATGTTAATATCTGGAAATACATAAAAGTGATATAGGAGGAATGAACAATGATGTTATACAACGTGGAATTTTCGCAGGATGGAAAAATCTTTGATGATTACATCGGGGATTATGTAAAAGCGTGGAACACAGAAGAAGCGAAAGATTACGCTCTTACGTGGTACATAGAGCAAGGTGGAAAAGAAGAGGATATAGAAGATATACAGGTGTCCTTATATGATGTAGAAAACGACACAATGGATCTCATTTGTTCTTATATGGATGATGAAATAAGAGAACGCTTATCAAGTGAAACATGGGAAAACAATCTTGATTTTCTTATTGCTTACTGTGAAGAAGATGATTCTTTGAAAGATATTCTTGAGAATGAATTTAGCATTGAATTATAAAGGTGGTGGAAATTATGTCATTAAGAAATAAAATGAATAGACTTGTTGATAAGGTAACAGACATTATACCTGCATGGTTTACAGAATGTCCTATTGGGGAAATTGAAGCTGATACATACTGGGGATGTAAATACTTTTTGCGATTTACAAATACAAATAAGGTCATTTGTGCTTGTAAGTCGCAAGCCGACATGATAGAAGCGTTGCAAGATATTATTGAAGTAGGTGGTGTATGGGATGGTAGTTACTTTTTTGGAAAACCGACAGACCCATATTTTTATACTAACTAGGAGGGAAGAATCATGTTAGAAAACAATTTGAAAGAACTAGGAAATATGTTAGTAAAGGCAGGAAATACCATTGAAAGACAGAAAGAAGAGATTGAACGATTAAGACGGGAAAATCAGATGTTAAAAAATGGAAGGAATGTTATTCCTAAAAAAGAGCTTGTGGAAGAACTGGAAAATAAAATTTCAGAATCTATGGGTGAAGCATTGAAGTATTCAAAATGGACAAAGGATAAAAATAATATACTAGATATACTTAATGCTCATTATTATTTAGGTCAATATCATGCATATCATTTTTTAATAAAAGATTTAGACAGATGTAAGTTTATCGAACTACTCAAAAAATATAATAGTGAATGGCTTGAGTGTCAGGATATTTCTGGATTATTATAAAGAAAGCAGGTGTTAAATTATGGAAAACTTAATCGCAGCTTTATCAGTTGACGGAAAGTATCTTATGGCTAATACAGTAAAGAACCTTATGGAACGTGATAAAACGCTCCAGAGCGTCCCTACAGACAAACAGAAAGCCGTTGTACAGGATATGACGGCTAGGTGTTTAGTTGTTGCACAAGCGTTGTGCTGCACGTTAGAAGAGGCATACAAGGAAATAAATAAAGTTGATTGAAAGTACAATTTCAGAGGGAACATAATGAGATTAGCAGAAGGAAAAACATATAAAGAATATTATGTAATTATTGAGAAAGATGGAATTTTAAGAAATATCGTTACATCTAAAGGAATTACAAAACTTGGTTATATGGATGAAGGAAATATTCTTATTTTTGATAAAAAGAAGAATGCGAAAGAATGGATAGAAAAGCATTCATATAAAGGAATGAGTGTTACATATATAATTTCTAAAATATGGAACTGTAGAGAAACAAAATACAGATGGGAGATAAAATCATGTTAAAAGTACCTAGATTTATGAAAGAATACGCTAACTATCGAAAAGAGGAAATTAAGAATCATGTTATTAATGATGGATTAAAAGCGTGTTCTATTGATCAGATTGATAAGGCTGTAAAATGTTATGAAAGAGGATTATTCACTGTTGAGGAAACAATGGAACTAATCACAAAAGCATAGAACAGGAGGAAATAAAACCATGACGAAGAAACAACATGATAAAATTAATAATGATGTTAATAAGCTATTGAATGGCGAAAAAATTAAAGGATTTAATTTATCTGTTTATGATATAAGAACACTTGTAAACGTGCTGGAAAATCTAAAAAACAAACCAGAATTTATAAATAGCAATATTAAAAAGTTTTGTGATAAATACGGCATAAAAATTTGTGAATATGGTGTGGGTTGGAAAGTATTATAAATGAAATTCACATTTCAGACAGGAGGGAATAAGAATGCGTATACATACAATAGAAGAAAATTATGATTATAGGATGAAACGGTTAATCAAGAAATTTGTAAAAGATTATGAATTGGAAAATCTCAATGTAGAAGAATTACAAGATAAATTATGGAACGAATATTCAAAAGAATTTGCACAAGCAGTACTTGAAGATATGCAAGAATTTTCTGGTGATGAATTATTCGAGAATGTAACAGAATAACAGAGAATGTCAAAAGGAAGTCAATTACAAGGCTTCCTTTTTTTGGTGGAAACATATAGAGAATAAATACATATAAGAACGTACATAAAGGAGATTAGAACAATGATGGAATTTAAAATTGCTATGAAAGAAATGAAAGATGTTATAAAGAAGATTGAAAAATCAATTCCTAAAAGCCCAAGTCTTTCAATATTGGAAACGGTACTTGTTAAACAAGAAAATAACCAGCTTGCATTTATTGCAACAAATTGCGATGAAGAATTGCATATTTATAAAGATGTTGATATGACGGGAAATGATTATTTTTGTATCTCATTGGATATGTTAAAGAAAATCTCAAAATTAAAAGCTGATAATATTACTGTTACATATAACAAAGAAGATCAAAAGGTATTAATCAGTACAGGAAAGAAAATCGTAACGTTTCCTTCGATGTGGGATGCAGCGAAAGATTTTCCATTAATGAAAGATATTAAAGAACCAGAAGAAAAATTCTTTACATCGAATTATCAGGAATTTTTCAATATGATGGAAAAATTATATGTCTATCTTAAAGATTCAGATGAGTACAAAAAAGTAATGACTTACTATAATTTTAATGTTAATAAGAATCGCATTACGGCACTTGATGGTCATAGACTTGGAATATGTAAACCGTCAAATGAAATAGGAACTTTTAACAGTAAGTCAGATGTTAAAGAAGTTAATTTAAATCGTGACGTTTGGATTAAATTAAAGAACTGTATTACAAAAGAATCTAAAGGTGAACAGAATATTATATCTATCGCAAGTAAAGATAAGAAAACATACATTACGGGAAATGATTTTAAAATGATCGTTAGAGAATCAGATATAATGTATTTTGATGTTGATAAAATCCTTTTATCGGAATCAGATTTAATGATGGTAGATGTAAATACATTAGAATTAAATGAATCAGCAGAATATAACATTTCTTTTCATGGAAAAGGTTCTAAAAAACCAATGGTCATGAAATTTATTGGAAACAACATTATGTCTTATATGTGTACAGAATCGGGAGAATCATTCGATAAAATTTCAGTATCAGACAATTCGGTATCGGAAGAATTTATGATTGCGTTTAATCCATTATTTATTAAAGAATTATGTTCTGAAATTGATACAGAATATGTAAGAATGGGATTTTATAATGCTAAATCACCTGTTATGGTATACGATGGAGATTTTACCTATCTGGTATTACCTTATTATATCAATGATGATAGAGTAGATGAAAGAATTAATGAATTAATGGAAGCAGCATAATTATAGATGAAATGTATCTTTTATAGCCTTGTAGAGAATATATCTATAAGGCTATTTTTATACTAAAAACAGGAGAAAATAATCATTATTACATACAAGAGAGTACACATATAAAAGAAAGTAGGTGAAAGCAATGGGATACATCGTTGGTTTTTGTTTATTTTATTTAATCATAGGAATTATCATTTATGCCATCATTAATGGGTAAATGATATAACACATCGGGCTATGTATCCGCAAAGGAAACATAGTCCTTATTTACAAATCAAGAAGAAAGAGAGGATCATATCATGGAAAATACAGCAAGGAAGATTCAGGAAACAGAAACTAAAGAAAAGAAGGAATTCAAAGTAATTGACGGAAAGAAAGAACGGAAAATCACAAAGGAAGAACTGTTAGTGTCTTTTACACAGAAGTTCTTAGGAATGTCTATAGTTTGTTTAATGTCTTACATTGGATGCTACGCAGGAAAAGATATAAGAGCCTGGGTAATTTGTTTACCAATGATTCTGTTTGGTTTAAAGCTTATCACAACTAAGAAATGGTGGCTCTACGGAGAAGGAATTTGAAAGCCATGCAAGACGATAGACAAATTCTAATGAACAAAGGTATAAACGTATACCTTAAAGAATTAGAAAAGGAAGAAAGACCTATTATAGAGAATAAATACTATGACAGGGTGGAAGATTTATGGAAACGTAAACTGATAAGCAAAAGACGTTTAGGTATTAGGATTGATAGATTCAATGATTTTTTCGGATAGAAAGGACGTAACGATGGGAAAAGAAAATTTACAGAGAAATGCAGCTATTAATATAACAAAGAATATTAGAAAGCAGATTATGGAAACATATGAGAAAAATAATATTCCAAACTTGTACGGATTCAAATTGACACATGAAGAATTAATTAGAGATACAAATGGATTGGAAAAAGAAATCATAGAGATTATGAATCATCCACGGAAATATAAAGTGTTGTTAAATGTGTTTACATATTTTGGTAATATAGAAGGTGTATAGCTATTTCGAAAGAAAGGATTAAATAATTATGGACGATATGGAATTTGCAAGATACTCATGTGATATTAGAAAAGTGTTGGAAAATATGAAAAATACAGAACAGTTTGAAAATCTAGTGCGTAACGTAGTTGCTTATGCGGTAGCAAATAATAAGTGTAAGACAAACTGGATAGCCCAGGAATTGCTTGTTGATGTTATTCCAGATGAATTGATAGCGGAAATATTTAATGAATAACGGATGAAAGAGATATTTTATGGAGGTATGGATTATGATTATTAATAAGATGGAAAATGGAATATGGACGAGTATTGATACAGAAAGAAATGAAGTGTTATGTACCATAGAATCACTTGGAAATCATATCTATAAAGCTACAAATAGTTTTTTAAAAATAACCGCAGAAGTATTTCCTATTGATGAATATAGAACTTCTGTTAAATGTATCGAAAATAAAAACAGAACTAAGAATGGGATATATAGAAAATCAAGGAAATTAATGGATCATAATATGAAATGGTTGGTTTATATGTTAGAAGAATATGGATTTATTAGAAAGCCAAAAACTATATCATAAAACAATGAAACAAGAGTTTCATTCGGAATAAAAAGAATAAGGATGGTGACATAAATGAAATATACATGCTATGACTGGAATGGAAATAAGAAAGCTGACAATATTGATAACTTAAAAGATGCTGTAAGAGAAGCGTTGAGATTAGATTGCGAAGTCCACGATGAAAATGGAGACATCATCTATTCAAAATGGGATGGTTGGAATGGAGATTATCCAGAAATTGAAAAGAGATGGTTCCCTGTAGCTGATATGGAAATGGTAAATAAGGCAAAGAATTTTATTGAAAAGACAGGAATGTTTTATGAATGGTGTAAATTACAGAGTGACCAGTTCTCTAAAAGGATAGGTAAAGAGTGGCTGCACAGCGACAGATGGAGTGCAGCTTATGATTGGGTAAACGATGGAAGATTTGCAAATGTAGATGTTCCAGAGGATATTGTTAATTGCTTAGTTGAAGAATGGGAAACCAATGCTATACATTTAAAAGTAGGAATTTAAAAGGATTTATGATATGACAGAAGAACAATATAAATTTAAACAGAAAATTAAATGCGATTTGAATTATGATGTGGATTTTAATACTTATCATATTACAAGAGGACGTGGATGGTCAAAAGCAGATGGCTCTTGCGGAGCTTGTATAGATGCAACTTTTACTGATAGTAAAGGAGTGGTTGATAAAGTTACATTACTGCTTTGCCATCCTTTAAGAAAATATAACGGAAAGAAGTATAAGCTGATTGAAATAGAAGATGTAAGAACGGGTGGTATATTCATAGAAATTGAAGAAACAATGAAATGAGGATTTACAAGGAAGCGAGGTATACAGTATGAATGAATTATTGAAACAAATCCAAAAATATATAAAAGCGTACAAAGAACCGCCATACGGAAGAGAAGTAGAAGGAACAACGGAAATTCTTGAAAAAGCTTCTCAAACTTTGATAAAAACAGCACATAGAGTAGTGCTTTTGGAAAATCAATTTATTGATGGAATGAAGGTAAAGTATCAAGGTGATGATGAAATGGACGGTATTGAATGTCCTATATGCAAATATGAGGTCGCAACAAATGATGATTATGCAGAAATGCGACCAAAGCATTGTCCAGAATGCGGAACGAAATTTATTTATTAGAATCCTATGAAACGGAAATTTCAAAAGAAAAGGAGAATAAAATATGTCACATTTTGAAGTATTAGTATTTACAAGAGAAAATGAGGGAACTGTAGATGATTTACTTGCACCATTCGATGAAAATATTGAATATGATCCATATATAAAATACACAAGAGAACAGGCAATTGAAAAAGTAAGAAAAGATATTGAAGAATATAAAAATACCATTTATGCAGAATATTTAGCAGATCCACAAAAATATAAAGAAAAGTATGGAAACAATTTAAGTCATATTGATTATCTTAAAAATGAATTTCCATTGAGACTAAAATGGTCAGACAATGAATGTTATGAATATGAGAAACAATGGTTTGACGAAGAAATGATTGATGAAAATGGAAATCTTCTTTCTACATATAATCCTAAATCTAAATGGGATTGGTACAGCGTTGGAGGAAAATGGGATGATGAATTAAAATTAGTATCCGGTGAATTAGTAAACGAAGCTTATGTATCAGAAATTGATTGGAGAGATAATATTCCATTTGCATTTATCACACCGGATGGAGAATGGCATGAAAAAGGAAAAATGGGATGGTGGGCTTGCGTTTTTAATGAGAAAAAGGAAGTTGATTGGGAAACAGAGTTCAAAGATTTTATTGATAATTTAGACGATGATGTAATTGTAACAGTTGTAGATTGTCATATTTAAAGACAATGAAAAGCACATTTCAGAATAAGAAAGGTTAGGTAAAACATGGCGAAGAAAAATAAACCACGTTGGAAAATTTAGATATGTGGGAAAGGTTGGCTAGAAGATGCAAACAAAACGGTGCATCAGAAGAAACCGTTGAACACATTAGAGAGCATGGAAAACAGAGAAGGAAAGAAAGGAATTATAATATATCATGAGTAGAAAAGAAATTTATGTATGTGATTGTTGCGGAAAAGAAATTCCGGTCATTAAAAAGAAAGATATTCTTGGAATAGAAAGAGAATATTTACAAAGTGGACATTTAGAAGCACTACATTCAGTAGGAGAAAATTTGTCAATGTTTGGAATTGATTTTTGTAAAGATTGTGCTCATAAAATTGATATAGAAATCATGGAATGGAAAATGAATATATTAAGTAAATGAAAACCGCATTTCAAGCAAATCATTTCTGCTATAGAAAATGGTTTGCTTATTTGATATAATACATATATAGAATTGAGAGGAGAATTATTATGAGAGTAGATTGGGATTATTTTAATAAGTTTAATAATATAAGTAAAAAGTATTTACCAGATATTGGACAAGGTGAAACAAAAGCTACACAGATTGTAACGGCAGTTAGTGGATTGGTATACAAGTGGTATAATGATGGCGATGTATATGATAATACTCATTATCTTTCTGGTTTTGCCAACGATTTATCTACTTATGCAAACTGGTTAGTAAAATATACAGATAGGGCGGAAGTTTTAAATGAAATTTCAGAATGTAAGACAATGAGTGATTATGATGAAATTTTAAAAGAATTAGCTGATAGTTTATTGGAAGAAAATTATTTATTGGAACAGAATAAATTAGAAAAAGTAGATGATATCTATACTTGTGATGGAACTTTTCAATGTGAATTTAATGAGTATGACGATGAATGGTAGAAAAGGCAGGTGAGAAATTATCATGGGAAGAACACAAAAACAAATTAAGCAGCAGACAGAAGAATGGTTAGATGAAAGATGGATTATTGCAAATATGAAAGATAGTAGACCACAGGATATGTCTTATTATATGGGCGGTTTGAAGGCATTAGAATTCGCAGGATATGATTGGGAACGGAATAGTAATGGAAAGCATACGTTATATAAGTAAAGGAAGATAAAATATGTTTAAAGTAACAGTGACTCATCGTGATGACAGTACAAAAGAAGCAGAAGTAATAGGTGGTTTTGATGCACCAGACTTAAAATCTGTATTTATGGAAATTAGAAAGCAAATCATAAAAATGGAGGATGATGGAAAACAAAATTATTGGTGTATGAAAGGTGATATCATGGTGATATTTTGGGATGGTGAAAATATTAGAGATTACACAACATGGAAGATTAAAGAAATGGCAGATGAATAGAATATGAATACAGAAAAATTTTGTGGAATAAAAATACTTGAGTGGGAAGAATGGGATGATATAAGTGTAGGAATCTTACAATATTATAATGTAAAATTCCTACTTTCTTCAATGAAGCAATATGATGGAAATATAGTGTCAATAAATATTGATGGACAGATGATAATTTATAATGATTCTAGCAAAATTATCTGGAAAGGTTATATCACTGATATTCCAGAAGTGATGGAAGAACTGAATAATAGATATAGAAAAGAACGAAGTTAGATTACTAAATTGCATATAGAGAATATAAGAGGGTGGAATATACCTCTTATTTTTGTACAAAGAAAGGAACAAAACAATGAAAAAATTAATTACATGGTTAATGCTTGGATGCTTATTGATTGGATTTGGAGTACCTACACAGGCTGCACATCAGGGAATTAAAACAAAGTATGGATACATAGAATTGTATGACCCTGATACGGCTATTTATATCAAGCCTGTAAGAAATCAGAGAATAGTTAGAGTACCCGATCAAGTTGTTGTGGATGGATACAATGTAAGAATTATTGGAGTAAAAAGAAAGGCTTTCAAGTTAAAGAGGATAAGAACTATATATCTAGGAAAGAACGTGTTTTTGATTCCGAAAAAGACATTCAAAAGGGTTAAAGGAAAGGTAATTGTTAAGAATAAAATGACATGGCAAGCAGTGAAGAGAAGTGGAAATGGAAAGTTTAGGTTAATGATGAAATGATATGGAGCTGACAGTTGCAATATGGTATAATTATATTAAATATATAATAAGAAAGGATGTGTATCTATTATGAGAACAATGTATTTGAAAGCTTTGAATTTGAAAGAACAACATAAATGGGAGGAATTTTTAAGTTATATGACTCAAATTTATGTTGGCTTAGATGAATTTATTCCAGAAGGGTTGGCAGAGATTGCACGAAACGACTTAGAAGAAAACGAGAAAATAAGAATTGCAACTATTGAATTAATTAATTTGCAAAACTATTTAAAAAAGAATGGAAAATGGTAGAATCTGATTTTAAGTAAGCTTAAGTTTTTAATAGATACATTTTGGAATACTATAAAAGAAAGAAACAATTAATTTTACTCTTGGTATAGCAAATGCATTTATTGTAGAAAAAATAGCGAATGTACTAAGGGTAAATGTAGAAGATTTAGTTTGTTGTAGAACAGTTGTATTGAAAGAATAGTTTTATGAGGTGATATTATGAAATATAATTGGAAATATTTTATTGTATTAAATGAAACCAAATATGGATTGAGTAACATTGTGGAAAATAAAGATTATTTTGGTGAAGGATTGCCATTGTGTCAAGATTTTTCAGTGGCGATTAATTTTCCATCGCCTAATAAATTGATTGAGTGGGTCAAAGAAAATACAGATCTCAATATGGAAAATGGAGATTATCATATTGAAGGACATTATCTACCAGATGAAGTTTAGTTTTATGAGGTGATATTATGGAATTTGCAAAATATTATAATGTAACAAAACTTGTTAATGATATGCAGAAAAAAGAAGAAATTGATACATACCCAATGGAAGAAGATACTAAATTTGCTGGTGTATATGTTTGTATGGATACAAATGATTTTTGGATTTCAAGAATTAGTAAAGACGTAAATGAAGATTATGATTATGAAGAAGGAACTTATCTTGTAGAAAGAAACAAATTTGATATTTATACTGTTGCAGATAAGTTATTTGAACTGTATAGTAAAAAATTACCAACGACTTTAAATAAAAATACCTGTCATAGATATTTCGATCAGTTTAGAACAAAAGATATTTGTAGATCGGTCATTATGTTAGATGATTGGGACGGATTAAGCAACTGGGATAATTGTGAAGCAAAATCATTGGAAAATGCGATTGACATTATTGATGGTGGCTTTGGAATTTTACCATTGGTAGGTTGAAATAGAAAGGAAAAATAAATTATGAGATATTTTGAATGTGTTGCGGATAAAAGAGTATATACAGAAAGTCAGTTGCAACAATTGTTCCAGTTTAAAGTTGTTCATGGATATGATAATAAATTTGAGAATTGGATCAATGAAGAAATCCAGAATGGTTATTTAAGACTCCTCACTGATATGGAAATTGCAAACAACCATATTAAGAAATATAACAGTAGTAAAAGAAGATGAAACCTAAGTTTCAGGAGGTAATAAGATGATTGTGGGTACAAGGTGTTTTCTTTATGCATATAAGAAGTCTGATTTCGAGAATCAGTTTGATAGTGTTGGACTACTGGTAAGAATGGGTTCGAGTCCCATCGCCCACATATCTTAAAATTTAACTTTCAAAGGTAAAAATTGTATGTAATCAAAAGATGTATGGATTTTATCAAATATTTTGATATTACACTCAAATAAAAGGTGGTACAATGTATTTAATCGCATATAAAGAAAAAGATGGAAATGATTTTATGGGTCAGCCTTATATTCTAGGAGATTTTAATAATTTTGATGAATGTAAAGAGAATGCACAGCAGCTTGTAAGAGATGGGTATTGCTATGTTACGGTATTCGAATGTGAAGATTCTGCGCCAGAAGAAATCTCGTGGGATTATGTGAAAAGTAATCAAGTTGATAGTTAGCTATCCTTTGTGATATGAATTATAACTGTTAGTATTTCTACTGGCAGTTATTTCATTACAAGAGAGAATATTATAATGTAAAAAATTAAAAAGGTTGTGATAACAATGAGTAAACTAATTCAGAAAGTCAAATGGAATTTAGACGGATTAAATATAGATATATATATGTATGGTGAAGCTGATTTTGAGGTAAACAAAGCAATGCAAGAACCATTGGAAAAGCTGTATCAGTATGAGAATCAACCAGATATGAGAGAAAAGATAAAAGAATATATTAATGAGCTTGAAACAGAAATTGATAGACTTGAATCTGACTTAGAAAAGCAAATGACCTATAATGTAGAAGCTTGTAAGGTTACTGCAATTGAATCAAGATTGAATGCAATAATCGAAGTAAAGAATGATTTATTGGGAAGATTGGAAGAGGTGATATAGATGGCAAGAATAATAGATAAGCCAAATAAAATAAAGGCAAAGCTTATTGTTGAAGTTGAAGCTGATTTTTATGATAATGAATCATCAGAAGAAACATTAAGATATTGTGTTGAACAGGACTTAGAAGATGCAGGATTCAATGTTATTGATGTTTCAGTCATGAAATGACGGTTTTAAATGGTTGAAAAATTGCTTTCAATGGTAGATTGGGATGATTATATGAAAAAAATTAAAATGAAGAACAATACAACAAAATTTGTATGGGACGGAGATAACTGTGTGGGTAAATACACAGAACTTATAGAACAGTACCATTATGATTCAGAAGAAGAAAAGATGGAACACAAAATAGAAATGGAATTAAATGGATGGAATGATTCTGGGCAGTTCAAGGAAATGGTAAGTGGTTCTTTAATGCCGGGAGAAAAAAATCCTCCCGTATATGTTTGGTTTGGAAGTTACTATAAAACAATTAGAGAATAAAATGAAAGATTGTTTTCATTATGTTAAAGAGCAACTTGATAAAGTAGAAAAAATGTTAGAAAGGATAGGATGAAATATTATGAATAAAGTAGAAGAACCGTTGGTTGAATATGAAGATGAATTAATGTTACAGATGAATGAGGTAAAAAACATGGAAGTAAAAGTCGTGGATTTTTGGATAAATACGTATGGTGGTTATACGATCAAATATTCTGATGGCTCAACACGAAGTTTATGTAAAGAACATTTAATTGAAGTTTTAAACGGTGAAAGATAACTTAAGTTTATTCAAAAGTTGAAACAGATATTTGAAAGGAAAATATAAATGGATTTAAACAATATTAGTAAATATATGAGTTTAATTCTAAGACACAAACCAGATGTTATTGGAATTGAACTTGATGAGCATGGATGGGCGAATGTAAATGACTTGATAAGTGGAATTGAAAAAGATAATCATGGATTTAATTTTGAATTGTTGGAAGAAATTGTGAGGTCTGATAGTAAGCAGCGTTACTCTTTCAATGATGATAAATCATTTATTCGTGCGAATCAAGGACATTCTATTAACGTAGATGTAGAATTAAAAGAAAAAGAACCGCCAGAATATTTATATCATGGAACAGGAGAAAAGTATGTAAAATCTATTAATCAGGATGGTTTAATTCCTAAGAGTAGACTATATGTACATTTGTCTAAAGATATAAAAACTGCTGAAAATGTTGGGAAAAGGCATGGAAAAGAAGTTGTATATTGTATTGATAGCAGACAAATGTATCGGGATGGATATAAATTTTATCTATCTGAGAACGGAGTTTGGTTAACGGAAGAAGTTCCTATAAAGTATTTAGAGATGGTGTGATAATATAAATGAAATGACAAAGGGGATTTAGTTTATGAAGCATAAAAAGAAAAGTGAAATCAAATTAGGAAGAAGTGAAACATTCACAGAAGATTTATATAGTAATCCAGAAGCTGGAAAATGTCCTAAGTGTGGTGGTATTTTAGTTACAAATTATGGTGATGGAATAAGTTGTACTTTTTGTGTAGACTGTGATTATAACGAATATGATTATGATTAGATGAAAGACTGATTTTATGGAGGTAATATAGTATGAGTGAAGACATAAGGATTACATTACAATTATCAAAAGAGGAATCGCAATTAGTCAAATTAGCTCTTGATAGAGAAGGTAATAGACAGGTAGAGATTGATAATTTGGATGCTGCTAATTTTCTTTACGAGTTAGCAAACAAAATTAGACATTCGGATTAAATTCGACTTTCATGGAGGTATTAAATATTGGAGATAGTTAGAGCGAATCATGTGGATAGAGCCAATGGACGTATAGAATTTAATAATTTTACTGTTGTTAAACGAAGTGACTATTATTTTTCGGTTTTAGATGCTTTTGGTCATGAAGTTACAAGTGGAAAGTCATTTGATAATGCTGCGAAAAAAGCCAAATTATTACAAATCGGATTCAATATGGGGAAAGATAGATATATGAATTGGTTATGAAATCCAGCTTTCAAAGAAAGGATTATATTATGAAGTATACAAAATTTAGTGATATACCACAGTTCACAAGAGATGGTAACTATCAATGTGATGTAAATATCAGTAGAGTTCCTAGATGGATAAAAGATATGGAAGAAGATATGAACTTGCAGCTTAACCCAGATTTCCAGAGAGGACATGTATGGACAGAGGAACAGCAGATTGCATGGTTAGAGTTCTTTCTCAAAGGTGGTAAAAGCGGAAATATTATATACTTTAATTGTCCATCATGGCATTGTTCAGTTCCAGATGGAGCATACAATGAGTTTGTATGTGTAGATGGATTGCAAAGATTGACTGCTATTTGTAGATTTGCCAATAATGAAATTAAAGTATTTGGATCTTATTTCAATGAATATACGGATTTAGCAATGTTAAATAGTCATACTATAAAATTGAATGTGAATGATTTAAAAACAGAACGAGAAGTATTACAGTGGTATATCGACATGAACGTAGGTGGAACACCACATACAACAGAAGAAATTGAACGTGTAAAACAGATGATTGAAAAGTTATAAAATAAATGAATAGAATGTTATCTTAAAATAACGGAGGATAATTTTGAAGAAAATTTTATGTAACAAAATAAAATGTAAAAAGTGTGGAGATATAATAGAAAGTAAAAATAGACATGATTTCGTAACCTGTAAATGCGGATCAGTTGCAGTAGATGGCGGCAATTCTTATTTGAGAAGAACTGGAAATCGAGAAGATTGGGAAGAACTTAGCGAATTTATAGATGAATATAGACAATAGTGTGAAGAAAATTAAATGTAGAATAAGAGATAACCGTTAGTTAAATACTAACGGTTATTTTTATAGCAACATAACTAAATCATAAAAATAATGATTGACAAAACATAAATAAAATGATAATATGATTAATGTAAGGAGGATAAAACGAAATGGCGAGAAAATCAATGTCAATCCAGATTGAAGAATCCTTACAAGATGCTTTTAGGAATAAATGCAAAAGCGAAAACTTGAAATATAGTGAAGTAGCAGAAGCGTTGTTACAAGCATATGTAAATGGCGACATAAATGTTGCGATTGAAACTAAATATAAAGTAACACCTAAAGCCTTGTAACAAAATAGGAGCAGATTCACAGCGACCAAACCAAAATCTACTCCTAAAAACAAACACTTGAACTAAGTCAAAGTGTTTCTATATTATATCACTTTCTTATGACTTATTCAAGTTAGAAATTCCAAAAAGAAATTTGTACTTTGAAAATTAAATAATGATGCCACAAGGTTATCTGTTCAAGCAATAAACACTATTACATAGTGTCTTATTTTGATACATATTTTTACACAATTTTAAAGAAATGAGGAGAAAATTATGACAACAAAAACAAAAGCAATGGAAAACAACGCAACTGTAGTAGGTATCGTAAAGGATAATGAGCTTATTCCAGAAGCACAAATTAATCTCTACAATTCTGTTGTGGATAATATAAGAGCATTCTCTACTTCTAAATCAAGGAAAAATAATATTGGAATCGTAGCAATTAATTTATCCCTTTTATATGTAGATGAACAATATCAGGGATTGAGAAACCATAAAAGAATTAATAAACTTGTCGATAATTGGGATGAAAGAAAGCTTGCTCCGATAACTGTTGTTCCACATCCAGAAGAATATAGATTTGCTGTTGTAGATGGACAGGGAAGATTAATGGCAGCACATAAATTGAAATATAAATCTTTGCAGGCTTTAGTATTATTAGATGCTCCGACAGATACAAATGAGAGATTGAAATTTGAAGCAACATATTTTATTAATCAGGATGAAGAAATTGAACATGTAAAGCCTTTAGAGAAACATCCTGCTAGAGTAATTATTGGAGATGAAACAGCATTAATCTTAGAAGATTTATTTAAAAGTTATCATATTACATATACAAATTCCAGAGGTGCAAGAGAAGCAGGTGTTCTCGGAAGTTATCCCACTACATACGAGATTGTAAAAAGGAACGGAAGAAAGTGTTTAGAATTTATTTTCTCTATTATTAAAAATGCAGGTTGGGACGAAGAACCAAATGGATATGCAACATTTGTAACAGAATCATTAAAGGATATTTGGAGTAAATTCCCTTGTGATAGAGAAAGAATTTATAATTATCTTTCAGAAGAATTTAGAAAAATTGACCCAAGTTTATTCAGTTCAAGAGCAAGAACTTGTTATCCAATGAGAAAAGATACGAGAAAGATTTGTAAATTATATTTAGAAGATTTGTTGATAAAAGAATTAGGTGTTAAAAAATTGCTTAATTCTTAGAATGGAGGAATAAAAATGTCAGAATTTAGAATTATAAAAGCATCAAGAAGATATGATAAAAACTATACAGTAAGAGAAGCGAAACAAATGTATGAGTTTAAAGAAATCAACGATAATCTTAACATTCAGAGAGGGTACGTCTGGAAAGATATTGAGAAAAAGTCTAATCTGATTAATTCTTTAATTCTTGATATGGTTGTTCCTCCATTTTATTTTAATGTAGTACCAAATTCAGAAGGGAAAGATATATACGATCTCGAAGATGGAAAACAAAGATTGTTAACAATTATTCGCTTTATTAATGACGGATGGAAACTTGATAAGTTAGAACCTATTCAAGTAGAATATCCAAATGGAGAATGTGGAGAAATAGATATTAATGGATTAAAGTTTTCTGAATTAAAGGATGAATTTCAGGAAGCAATTTTAGGATATAATCTTCAATTTTCATTCACTTATGGTGCAGATGCAGAAGAAGTATCAAACACTTTCTTCAATCTTAATAGCGGACAGGCTATTAGTGCAGCCGTAATGAATCGTGTTAAAGCAAAATCAAAAGAACAGATTTTTGAATTAGGAGAACATGAATTATTTAAGAAAGCATTATCTCAAAAAGCATTAGACGGTCATACAAATGATGATTTAGCGGTTAAAGCTCATGCAATGTTATATTCAGAAGAAGAACCATGTATGAATGTATCTTGGTTCAGACCGTACATGAAAGATGTATTAATTTCACCAGAGCAACAAAAAACATTAAACAATGTATTTGACAGGCTTATTGAAGTTCATGATTTAATAGAGGATAAAAAGACAGCTAAGAGAATCTATACAAAAACACATATGATTAGTTTAGTTCCTATTGTTGAAAAAACGATTGAAGCAAATGTAAGCGTAGAACAGTTAGCAAATTGGGCTATTACATTTTTCAGACCAAGCGGAAAGGCAACAAGAAGTGTAAAATATAATTCCGCAGCGGGAAGTGGTTCTGGAAGAAAAGAAGCCGTTAAGATTAGAGATGAAGAGATTAAACATAGTTGGGATAATTTCTTATTAAAAGGAACAGAATCTACGGAACAAGATAGCGTAGCATAGAAAGGAAGATGAATTATGAATGGATTAGTAGCATTAAATATTGTTGAAGAATGTAAGATGTATAATTTCCCTACACGACAGAAAGAGATAAAGCACAGAGAGTCTACAAAGACGGATGCACTTCACACAGAAGAAGAAATCTCAGCAGTTGCCAATTATTTTAAATCATGTATTGAAGAATGTACAACTTTTAAGAAGGAAACAATGGCGAGAAGAAACCTTGCTATGTTTATATGTGGAATTAATATAGGATTGCGTGGTGGAGATCTTTGTAAGCTTACATGGAGTACGTTTTTTGATGATGATTGGGAATGGAGATTAACCAAAGATTTTATTCCTGAAAAGACTCGTCATGTTGGTGGTACTGGAAAACGAGTAGAATTGTCATGGAACGAAGATTTGAAATTTGCATTAGAAGATTGGTTGCAGTGGTTACGCATATCAAATGACGTTTCTTTGAATGATTATATCTTTATATCTCCACATGGACATATAAGCCTGGATAGATTTGAAAACATCATGAACAAAGCAACAAGAGCTGTTGGTATCAAAAGAAGGATCGGTGTTCATGGTCTTAGAAAAACTATGGGTAATAGATACTATAAGATGTCAGAAGATAAAACAGAAGCGTTGGTAGACTTAAAAGATTATTTTAATCATGCGGATTTACACACCACAATGATCTATATTTGTCTTGAAAAAGAAAGGATGCAGAAGACAAAAGATAAGATGAGTTTCTTATATGATAAGGATGGGAACTGGAATGTATAAAAATAAGGCGGTACTATTCCGTATCGCCTTTAATATAATTCATTATCTCTGGATTATCAGAAATGAATAAATCGTTAGGGGAACAGTGAAGTTCTCGACATAAAGATTCAAGAATCTCAAATTTAATACTGGTATTTTTTCCCTTGTAAATTGAGTCCATTGTGGGATATGATACGTCTATTTGTTTAGCTAATTGATAACGAGAAATACTTTGTTTATCCATTAGTGGTTTGATATTTAATTTAATCATGCAATCACCTCGTTATATAGTTTACCATATATAAATGAAAATTTGTATATAAAAAATACATTATATATACTTGACTTTATATAAAGAAAAGTATATAATAAAATCATGAAAAACAAAAGCAAGTGGAGAAAGGAGGATGCTTTAGATGATAGGAGAATACAAAAGATATGATGTCGTATTAATTGACTTTGGAGAAAATACAATTGGTTCTGAACAAGGCGGCATCAGACCAGCAATTATTATACAAAATAATAAAGGCAATTTATTTTCAAATACCACGATTGTAATGCCTTGTACTTCTAATATAAAGCATTTGTACCAGCCTACACATGCTTTATTAAAAAGAAACAAAGAAAATGGATTACCATATAACTCAATGATTTTAGCTGAATGTCTTAGACAAGTATCAGAAAAAAGAATCATTAAAAAGATGGGAACTATTGAAAATAAGAAGATGCGAGATAAAATCAAAGAAATTTATCTTGCTAATTTTGAAGGATAGAAAAGGAGGAGAATATGCCATATATTGAAATGACATTAGAAGAAGCTATAAGATATGTTGAAGCAGGATTAATTGATCCAAATACAAAAGCGTTAGTTTTAACACAAAATTTAGAGAGAAATGAAGAGGATATTCCATTTAGGAAGAAAACAAAAGTAGAAACATTAGAAATTATTCAAAACTGTAAAACTTTTGCGAAATTAGAAGATGGTGGTTGCACTAATAGACTGAGAGCGTTCTCAGTTCCGCAGAATATTCATAAACCCAAACGAAAGGGGGAACTTAATACTATCTTACTAAAAAGAAAAATAGAATAGATTAACATTTGTTATATTGCAGGAAAAAGATGGAAGTGTTAATTCCCCAAAACATATTGACAAGAACATTCGTTCGGAGTATAATATGAGACATAAAAAGGAAATAAAATCAAAAATGCCACCCATACAAACGATGCTGGTAACATCTCTGGGCGGCAAAATACATATAATGTGCTATATTTTCATATAACACTTTCTTTATTATCGCACTTCTAGCAATAAAAAGCAAGTCTTGAAAGTAAAATAGCTAATCCATTTATTTCCAGTTTATAAAAATTAAAAGCAAATAGTTCTTAGAGAATATTTATATAGACTCTAGGTCTATTAAGTTTACCCAAAATTAAATATTGGAGGTGTTTGTGATGCAAAGCTTTAGAATTACGAATGGTAAAAAATATATTCGTAAAATTTCGGGTAAGTATACAACATGTACTACACCTATGATGGCAGGGACATGGAGTTTCAGAGAAGCACAGAAAATTCTTGAAAATAATCTTCCTAAAGATTGGAAGAAAGAATTTTATCTTGAAGGTGTAGATGATTTGATTGTCTTAGATAATGAGACAATCAAACAACATTTACATGAGGAAGAATTTGAAAAGCGTTCTTTCAAAGATGTTCCGTTAAAAAAGGAAGATCTAGAGACTCTTGAAACCTACATTTCATCCTTATCTTCGCTGCCAGAAATTAGTCGTGAGAAACTAATTTGTATGAAACAGAATTTTAAATCAAATGTCATGGAATTTGATAACGAATTAGAAGACATCAAACATTGGATTTTAATTCGGAATCCGCCCGTGTGGATGTATCCATTTGTCGGTGTAGAGCTTTATAAAATCATCAGAGATAGAGCAAGGGTCAAACAGGATATTAATTATATAGATGGTTTGATTAAAGCTTACGAGAAAAATTATCCGTTTCATCAATTAATCTTTGAAATAAAGGAAAGAGAATATAAAAAGTACAAACCAAGAACAAAAATCTTTGGGAAATTTGAAACCTATTATAAAGAGAAGATGAAAAGAAAGGATAAGAAGACAGCATGACAAGAGAAGAATTACATAAAACATCTACTGAAAAGATGAAATACCGATTAGAAAATTTATCAGACGAGCAGATGAAACTTATACATACATATTGTGACAATAACTTACGAGAATTAAAAAAGTTATGTCATAAAATCACTCGTCATAAACCAGACGTATTTCAAAAAGATTTGGATGATATTTACGATAACGCAATCAAAGTTCTTTTAGAAACAGTGATTTCTTATAATCCCGATAGTAATGCACAATTTAAAACATTTTTATATTCAAATTTAAATCGTTCTTTTTGGGAATGGTCAAGAGATAGACATAGGGGAGTAAGAGCAAATGTATTAGTAAAGAATGGCAAAATTCTTTATGACGAAAAACAGAAAAGGGCTATTGTGATTCCCGATATGTCTTTAGATGAGATTTATGACGATGAAGTTTCGGGACATAGTAAAATTAAATCTAATTTTGATTTAGATGAGGAATTAGATTTAAAGGAAGAAATAATAGACGAGAAGAAAAATAAGCGTGTAAAAAAATTCTTAGAGAATATATCTAAGAAGAATAGAAGAGTTGCAGAAATGATAATGGACGGTAGGAACGTAGCAAATATTACAGAAGTATGTGGAATATCCTATTCTCAATATCGTGATGCAATTTCTGAATTCCGACTGTACGAAAACATAAGTATATTATTGAAAGACGAGGAAGAGTGAAATGAGCGTATTAGTAGGAAGAGATAAGACAAAAAGGGACACCTATACAATATCAAGTTTATTGGAAGCTGTAAGATTAAAGCAAATCAGAGATGACCATGAACAACAAAGAGATCCAGATCAGTTTTCTGATGAATATAGAGATGGTTTCATATCAACCATTGTAAAAAATGAAGATTTTGACCCAATAAAATTATGTGAGCAAATAACGGAAATGGGTGTAATCAATTGGTTGATAGATGGAAAGCAAAGACTGACAACTATACAGTCTTTTGTGATGGGGGGATTTTGTTTAGGACAAAACATAGAAAATCCAATAATAAAGTATCTTGAAAACACATTAGATGATGAGAGAAATCCTATTCAAAAAATAAAAGAATTTGATTTAAGAGGTAAAGGTTATACAGATTTACCACCAGAATTAAAATTGATTTTTGATAATTACAATGTTTTAGTTGTAAAACATTTAGATTGTACAGATGATGAAATTGGTTATCATATCCGTAGATATAATAGACAGGTAAATATGAATGGTAATCAGAAAGCCATTACATACATTAATACAGTAGCAGGAGATATTAAGAAAGTAGCTGCTCATAGATTTTTTAAAGATTGTATGTCATTTAAAGGAAAAGATAGAATCAATGGTACAAGTGAAAGAATTGTAATTGAAAGTTTGATGTTTTTAAATCATTTTGATTCTTGGAAAAAAGATGCTAAAAGGCAAGGAATGTTTCTTGATACGAATTCTAAAAAAGAAGATTTTGAAAAATTAAATTCTTTATTAGATGAATTACAAGAAGTAGTCGAAGATAGACATTTGGAGTTATTTAAGAAGAAGAATTCATTCTTATGGATTTCACTTTTTAAAGAGTTTAAGAAATATAATCTTGATAATAGTAGATTCGATGAATTTTTAACAGCTTTTGAAAATGGTTTAAATGAGAAACTTGTAAGTATTCCAAAGCCTACAAAAATTTCAAGAAAATTAGTAAATGAATGTTCATTTAATGATTTAGATGCAGAGCGATCTTCAAAAGATAAAGGATATATATCTACAAAAATACATATTATGAAATCCCTTATGGAAGATTATTTAAAAGAATACATAGAAGAATCTAAATCAGAGAAAGAAAATGTAAATGATAATACAGAAGTTATTGAAGAGAATAATGTAGATAAAGAAAATACAACAAATTCAGTGTTGAGTTTTATTAAGGAGAATGTATCAGATGATATTGACGAAAGAGATTTAGAATGTTTTGAGGATACATTAGACGATCTTACTATAGAAGTAGATAACAATTCAAAGTTACTTGAGTCAAGTAATATAAAATCATTACTTGCCATGGTGGCGTACTCATTTAAAAAAGATGAAGACCTGGATAAATGGTTCCCAGATTATTTTAGTAGGAATAATGATTATTTTACAGACCAGAAAGAGAATTTCTTATATATGAAAGAAGATTTCGATGAATGGACAGAGAAACAAGAGAATAATAGAGCAGTGGTAATTTAAACAATAATTAATATTAGGAGGTAATTGTATGGATAATATGATGATTTTTGAAGGAAATAATGTGGAAGTGTTTGAACTCAATGGACAGGTATTGTTCAATCCAAGAGATGTTGGAAAATGCTTAGATATGGGTGACAGTACTATAAGAATGGCAATTAGTACAATGAATGAAAAGCAGGTTTTAAAATTGAAAAACTCGGATGTCAATAATACTGACATCCGAAAATTAAATAATGCAGGTGAGAATTTCCTTACTGAAAGTGGTGTTTATAAGTTGATTTTCAAAAGTCGAAAACCAGAAGCAGAGAGATTTTCAAATTGGGTAACAGATGAAGTCCTTCCTTCTATTAGAAAGCATGGAGCTTATATGACAGAAAAGACTTTGGAACATGCTTTAGAATCACCAGATTTCTTAATTCAGTTAGCAATGAAATTAAAAGAAGAGAAAGAAGCTAGGACATTAGCAGAGAATAAAGTGATTGAGTTACAGCCTTTAGCAGATGTAGCAGAAGAAAGGATTGATTTAAAAGGTTGCTTTTCACTAACAGATGTTACAAAATCTCTTGATTTCAAGAGAGGACAGATTACCAGATGGGCGAAAGCAAATGGTTATTTACATAAGACTCAAACAGAAGTCAACAAAATTGGAGAGAAATATTTCAAAATCTATTCATTAGATAGAGTACATAATCAGATTGGAATTACAGAAGAAGGCTTACAGATGATTCAGAAGAACAAAGAAGATATTATTAATTTTTCAAAAAGAAAAGCGTAAGAGAATACTTAATTAAAAATAATTAATAAATATAAAAGAAAGAAGAGGTAACAATATGAATGGATTTATGATGTTTAAAAAGGCTTTACAGGAACACTTTGATGAAATGCAGAAAGAAGCTACACATTTATTTGAAGTAAATGTTGATAAGGATGAATTATGGAATACATATCTTGATAGTTTTCCTATTGGTACAAATGAGATTTTCAGAGAACGTAGAAAACATGATTGTAGTTGTTGTAGACAGTTTATTAAGAATATTGGTTCTGCTGTAATAATTAAGAATAATCAGATGCATACAATTTGGGAATTAAATCTTAATGATACAACATATCAGCCAGTATGTGATGCACTTGATACTTTTATAAAGACTCATACAGTTAAAGATATTTACACAACGAAGTTTTCTAAAATAGGTACAAATTATAATTTTGAAGAAATCAATGGGAAATCTCATCAATGGGATCATTTTTTCTTAGAACTTCCAAGTAAATTTGTAAATAGAACAAATCGTTCAAATGAAGAAATTAAGGGGCAGTTTAGAGATACAAAAAATGTGTTCAAGCGTTCTCTTGATGAAATCAGTACGGAAGCACTTGATACGATTCTTGAACTTATCAATTCCAATACACTTTATAAAGGTGAAGAGTGGAAGGGTATTCTTACAGAATTTAAAAAGTACAAAAAGGAATATGATAAATTAACATCTGATTTAGAAAAGGATTTATATGCCTGGGATAAATCAGCGATGGTAGGCATGACTATTGGTAGAATCAGAAATCATTCTATTGGGACGCTTCTTGTTAATGTAAGTGAAGATATGGATTTAGATACAGCAGTCAAGAAATATGAACAGATTGTAGCACCATCAAATTACAAGCGTCCAAAGGCTATTTTTACAAAGAAAATGCTTGAAGATGCCAAGAAAACAATTACAGAACTTGGATATATGGATTCATTGAAGAGAAGATTTGCTAATCTGAATGATATTACTGTAAACAATGTATTGTTTTCAAATAAAGACGCTGTAAAAAGAATGATTGGTATGGATGATATTTTTGGTCAGATGGAAAAGGATATTGTTGTAAATCCTAAAAAATTCTCTAAGGTTGAAGAAATTTCAGCACAGAATTTTATTGATAAGGTACTTCCTACAGCAAAAGAGATTGAAGTATTTGTAGAGAACAAACATGAAAAGAATTTTGTATCTATGATTGCACCTGTTAATCCAGATGCTAAAACAATGTTTAAATGGAACAATGGATTATCATGGGCTTATTCAGGAAATATTACTGATTCTGATATGAAACAAAATGTAAAAGCTGCTGGTGGTAATGTCGATGGTATACTTAGATTTTCAATTCAGTGGAATGAAGATGGGAAAGATAATTATGATTTAGATGCACATTGCGTTGAACCAGATGGAAATGCAATTTGTTTCGGTAATTGTAGAAAACCTAATTCATCTAAAATGAGTGGTCAGTTAGATGTGGATATTGTTCATCCAAATGGAAATGTTGCAGTAGAGAATATTACATGGCAGGATTTATCAAAAATGAAAACAGGAACATATAGATTCTTTGTTCATCAGTATTCAGGCGCAGTAAAACATGGATTTAGAGCGGAAGTTGAATTTAACGGTGAGATTTATTCATTTAATTATAATAATCCTATGAGAACTGGTGAAAAAGTTCAAGTTGCAGAAGTGATTCTTTATGAAAATGGTAATTTTTCAATTAAAGAAAAACTACCTGGTAATTCATCTATTTCGAGTCGTGAGATTTGGAATGTAAATACAAATCAGTTTATTCCAGTTTCAGTAATTAGTTATAGTCCTAATTATTTTGACAATCAAGATAAAATCGGTCATAGACATTTATTCTTTTTCTTGAAGAATTGTGTAAATAATGAAGAACCTAATGGATATTACAATGAGTTTTTAAAGAGTGATCTTGAAAAGCATAAAAGAGTATTTGAAGCTTTGGGTGCTAAATGTCATGTAGAAGATACCGATGATCAGCTTTCGGGGATTGGATTCTCAATGACAAGAAGAGCGGATTTAATTGTCAAAGTAAAAGGTGCAACAGAGCGTGTAATGAAAATTAAGTTTTAATAATTAGAAAAGGAGAATATTAACATGAGTGATATGAATTTATTTGAGGTAGCAACAAGAGCAAATTATCAGTTCCCATTTAGAGGAATGATTAACGTAATTGATTTATGGGATTTATCTCTTACAAATCTGGATTCTGTATTTAAAACTCTTAATGCAGAAGTGAAAAAATTTGAAGAAGAGAGTCTTTTACATACTAAGTCAAAAGAAGATGAAGAGATTTCTAATAAAATTGAAATTGTTAAGTATATTGTTAACGTAAAACTTAATGAAAAGAAAAAGAGAGAAAATGATATAAAAAATGCTGAGACAAGACAGAAATTACTTGAAATCAAAGCTAAGAGACAAAACGCTGCTCTGGAAAATATGTCTGATGAAGAATTAGATAAAGCTCTTGCGGAATTAGAATAGTAATTATTAATGGCTGACTGATATATAGTTGGTCAGCCAACTTAATTATATAAATTTGAATTATGCCTTTCATTGGCTTTTAGAAAGGAGAGAATATAAATCATGAGAACAACAGTTAAATTATCAAGTATTAAGATTCCAAAATCATATGCAGCAACTATTCCATCAGAAAAGAAAGTAAGAACAAAAAGGAAGAAATATAAAAAAGGAAAGCTACGAGCCATAACAATTAATCCAGATGGATTTCTGATTAATGGTTATATTAATTATCTTATCTTGAAAGAAAATAATGTAGAAGATGCAGAAGTTAATATTGTAGATATTAAAAAGAATGATAACAGTAATGTCCTTGAATCATATAGAAATACAAGGACAACATATATCTATGGAAAACATCCTAATAATAAATCAGAGAAGATTTATATATGGAGAATCCCTAATAAAGAGAATTGGATGAAGTTTTCTGAAACGGTTCTTCCAGATGATTTGATTTTCTGTAAAACAAAATTTGGTTGCTCACCTGTGATAGTACAAGCGATTCAAACAGTGGATAAATGTCCAGTTGAATTTCCAGTTAAGAAGGTTCTGAGTAAGAAAATTATACGAAATGGAAAAGGGTTAGAATAAAAATAAAATCGGGTAACACTCCTTTGCCAGTATTATATACGAAGTTTTATACATGGGGATAATTAGTTGAAAGGCTACAGGTGGTTTTGCACCTAAAAAGTGAGGTTTTAAAAGCACTCACTAAAATCTATGTTATTCGTATCTATAGATTTGAGGTTTAAGAGGTGTATAAAATAACATAGGTACAAAAAAGTGGATTAAACGCAAGCAGGATGAAAGACGAATTTCAAAAGTTCACATGGGTAGGAATGGCTGTGTGTTGGCTTGGAATTTGTATAGATGAAATTATTAAGATAATATAAGGAGAATGAAATATGGCGATTATTGGAGCAATTTTAGGTGACATTGCAGGTTCTCAATATGAGTTTCCTAGTAAAAGACCAACAAAATTAGATTGGAAATATTGTGGGTTATTCACAGACAAATGTAATTTTACAGATGATACAGTAATGACATTGGCTGCCAAATCAGCAATTAAAAATAATAAATCTTTTGAAGAATTATATAGAGAATTCGGAAGAAAATATCAAAATGTAGGATATGGTGAAATGTTTGATATGTGGTTATTTCACGATGATGAAAAAGCTTACAATAGTTTTGGAAATGGTTCTGCTATGAGATGTTCTTATATTGGAGAGTATTTTAATTCTGAAAAAGAAGTGAAAGAATGGGCTATTAAATCTGCTGAATGTACACATAATCATCCAGAGGGAATTAAAGGTGCAGTTACAACGGCAATGTGTGTTTACATGGCAAGGACAGGAGCTACAAAAGATGAGATTTTTCAGTATGTAAAACTTCAGTATCCATTAGAAGATTATCAGTACAGTGTTGAAAAGAGCATTTCCGACTATAGAAATTCTTATCACTGGAATGCAAATTGTCAGGGAAGTGTACCTGTTGCAATCAGATGTTTTCTGGAAAGCGAATCTTATGAAAGTTTTCTTAGAAATGTATTTTCGTTGAGATGTGACATGGATACTTTGTGTGCTATAGGTGGTGGAATTGCGGAAGAATTTTATCATGGAACTGGACTTAATAACGAAGAGTTATTAAAAGAGTATCTGGATGATTATTTATACAATATTGTGATAGATTAAAGGCGAAGAAATGCGAAAGAAAATTTTATTATTGGGAATGTCGGTGATGATGTTATTTGGAATAGTGGGATGTAATGATGAAAGTAATAATACAAATGTAAATTATTATTCAAAAGACAAATTAGTTCATTTACATCAAATTGAAAGTGACAGAGAAGATTTGTATTATGATGATGAGACAGGTATAGTGTATTTTTTATTTGATTTAGGAGTAGCGGATTGTAAAACAGGTTATATGTGTCCATACTATTCAAAAAACGGAAAGTTGTGTAAATATGAAAATGGACAGATAATGGAGATTATGGAGAAATAATAAGATGAATGTAATCGAGGTTTTAGTATTAACAGCAATAGGAGCTTTAATAGGAAATATAGTTGGTGAAATCTTAGCTAGTTTATATTTGAAATATATCAAGCGTAAAAAGAAGAAATAGTAAAAATGATTAGAGTTGTGAGCAAGTGAAAAGAAGAGAAAAATGTATACGATAGATAATAAGTTTGAGCTAGGAGAAGAATGTTGGAGTGTATATAGAGAAAAAATAAAATATGAATGTCCAATTTGTGAAATGAAAAAAAGAATTGTTTACAAGGGTTATTTAACTTCATGTCCTGCCTGTAATGGAAAGGGATTTAAAAAAAGTTCAAAATATGCAATGATTCAATGTAAAGTAAAAATTAAAAGAGTTATAGCTTCAATAGGTGAAAATGAAGTAGATATAAGATATAATGTTGATCCTATAGGAAAGAATCAATTTAACATTAATATTAAGCATCGTAATGAGTCTATGTTATTTAAAACAGAAAAAGAAGCTATAAGTTATTGTATTGATGTGAATAGAAAAGATATATCATCAGAATTTTAATGAAATCGAAATTTCATATACAAAGAAAGGTAATAGAAAATGATTGATTTAAGGAATACATATGTTGTAGTTAGAACACAAGAAGAATACGAAAATATTCTTAAAATAGCAGGGAAACAAGGGTTTCATTGGTATGGAGAAGAAGATGTTCCACCCGTTTATTTTTCAAAGTTCCCATATATTTTGAGATTCAGATCTAATTATATTGTTTGTTTTGTATATGAGAATTCAAAATTAAATTTCATAAACTATAAATGTCATGAAGCATCTGAACTAATTAAGAAGAAAGAATTAACAGCGAAAGAATTCATTGAAGTATTCTATAAATTTGATACAAATTGTAGATATATAGAATGTAAAGAATGTAAATTAGGTAAGGACAATACAAAATGTAGACGTAGTCTATGTATCTCATCTAATTGGAAAAATAATGTAGATGAACTTATTGAAATAATAAGCGATATGATAGAAGAAAAAGAGACTGAAAAAGAGATTAAACGTATTGAAAATTCATATAGAACACTTAATCAAGATGTTGTAAATGCTTTAGAAATTATAATTAAGAGATTAAAGGAGAAATGATATGTGGTTTCTATGTCAAGAGCCATACAAAACATTAGATGATGCACGAAAGCGAGCAATGGAGATTGGACGAAAGAATTTTGATTCAATCCATAAAGAGTGTTACGGATTGCTTTTTAAAAGAACTGTATATGTAGTTCTTTGGTGGAAATGGATTGAGAAAGGAGATGTGGAATAGATGGAGAGATTAACACTTGAAGAAGCTATTGCTCATGCAAAAGAAGTAGCAGAAAAGAATTATAGAGGTGTAGATTTCGAGTCAATTGATTCTATAGATGATGATATAAAAGCTAATTGCTTAAAATGTGCAGAAGAACATAAGCAACTTGCGGAGTGGCTTGAAGAATTAAAGTCTTACAAAGAAGCAGAAAAAACAGGCTTGTTTTTAAGACTACCAGTACCTATAGGGAAAATTGTATATTGTATCTATGCAGGTATGACTGGTAAGAATGCAACTATTTTTGCAGATTATTTTAATGCTGATATGTGTAAATCGTGGGGAAAGTTTGTATTTGCTACAAAAGAAGAAGCTGAGAAAAAATTGAAGGAGATAAAGAATAATGCTTGAGATTGTAAAAACGATTTTTATGATATTAGGTGCGTATGTATTTGGTGTTTTTATTTATGCGACTGTATGTGTATCGATTAATAGATTCAATAGATGGCGCAAGAATGGCTGCAAAATCAAGTGTCTATGCAAACCTCATATCTATGATTTTTATTGGTACTTTCCTGATTCTGGGGAGTTAACATTAAAGTGCAAAAAATGTAGGAAAATAAAGAAAATTATAGTTGATAAAGAATCTTTTGATACCGGGATGTGGAAGTGAATATGGGAAATAAAATTGAAAAAGTGATTGGCGTGCTACCTATCACAAATAGAATATGTTATGGAAAAGTAGATAAAGAAAAGAAACTTTGGGTTGGGAATAGAGAAGATGTCACAGACATGGCTGTTTCAGCAGTATTTGATTGGTTCTTTAATCAGATGGATGGAAAAGATGAATTCTCTATATGTTACCCAGACGTTCCTGGCATGAAGTTGAAAATGGTAAGAGAAGAATAAATAAGGAGATGAAAAGATGACTAATGAAGAAGCAATAAAAGAATTAAGTTATGATAATACGGATTATGGTGGTAACTGTACCTATGAAGTCAGAATGGCTGCAATTAAAGCGTTAAGAAAACAAATCCCAATGAAGCCAAATAATATAAAAGATATTCTTGATTTTTCTGGTAAATATTATACAACAAGAGGTGATTGTCCAGTGTGTGGAAGAGAAAGAGTTCTTATATCAGATTCATATTGTGATAATTGTGGACAGAAATTTGATTGGGAGTAATAACAAATGTGTGATGTAAATGCAAATATTAAACATAATCCAAAAACAAAAGTAACTGACATAGAACAAATATTTGAAGTCATATATGATAAACCACTTTATTCATTAAAGTATAAAAAAGTTGGAGAAGATTATTACCATATAGGGTATAGTTCATATGATTTTCATAATGTCATTCAATGGGAGTTAGAATATTTTGAGTTGGCTAATTGTATTGAATGTAAATATGGACAGAAAGATGTTGTAGGGAGAAAGTGTCAAGCGTGTATAAATAAAAATATGTTTGAGAAAATTTGAAACGGCAGTTTCATGGAAAGAATTGGAGAGATTTTTATGTTTGTACAAATTAAAGATATAAAAGATTATATTCATAAGTGTAATGTTGAAAAGTTACCCATAACTTATGATGATAAAATGGAAGTAAATTTATTCGGTAATAAAATTTTAGTAGAAAGAAACGAGTGGCTATGGCATTTACATCTAAAATTAACTGATGTATGTAATGCAAAATGTTTTTTCTGCGTAGAGCAGAATGCTGAACATTGTGAAAATGCAGAGTATTTTGTAAAACAAGTTGATGAAATGTTAACTGAAATGGAAAATGCTGGAATTTTATATTCAGTTTCTGTTACAGGTGGTGAGCCATTATTATTTAAGAAATTTGATAAATTATGTGATGTATTAAGAAATCATAATATTAAATTTCTTACAATGAATACAAATGGTAAATATTTAGAAGATAATCTTGATAAAATTGATGGGTTGTTTGATTTTGTAGATATTAGTCGTCATGCAATTTCCGATAAGAGAAATAATGAAATTTTTAATACGCATATGCCTTCCTTATTTGATTTAAAATGTATTAAAGGCAAATTAGTTGAAACAAAAATGAGATTGCAATGTGTATTATGTGATGCAAATACAATTGAAGATGTATTAGAAATGATAGATGCTTATTCGTTTGCAGATGATTTATCTTTTAGAAAACTTATGAAGTTGAGCGATCATAGTGGTATTAAATATGACGATAAAGAGAAGTTATACAATGAGATTCTTGAATATGCATATAATCATTTTGTGTTAGTAGAACAAACAATTCAAGATTACTATGTATATGAAATATGGAAATACAAAGATACATTAATTACTTTTAGTTATTCAAATATGAAAATGTTAAGTGAAGTTGAGAAAGTAGAGGATAATCATGTTTGTAGAGAATTTATTATTCATCCAGACGGTACAATTTCAGGTAGCTGGAATAAAAATATGAAAGTGATCAAGAATTGAAATGTTGTTTTCATGGATAAGAAAGGAATAATTTGTGAGTGAAAAGTTATATAAAGATGTAATAATGATTATCAAAGGTTGGTATAACAAAGAAAAATATAATTGTTCTTTTGCAGCGTTAAATGCATATTATCATAAACATTATACAAGCGCTTCTGATTTAACTTATGATACAGTAATAGAAAATTTTCTAATTCCTACTATGAATTGGGTTTTTGAAAACAAGTACGAAAGTTGTGAAGTTTATTTTAAGTTAATAACAGATAGGTTATATAGAACACGAAAAGAAAATACTTCTTATCTTGCTGTCTTATTTGATGGAATGGTTAATTTTTTATTCTCACTAGCTATTAGAGATATAGATGAAATTACGAAAGAACCATATTGGATTATTGATATGTCTGAATACAAGGAAGATGTAATTTAAGGTGATGATAATGGGAAGTTATTTCGAAATTGATAATGAATATCAGAGTAGTAAACAAAAATCAGGAATTTTGATTAATGCAATCAAAGAGTTAGAATGTAATCCTCAATTTAAAGAATATGGTTTGTTTATTCCTATGAAGGACGGTAATTGGAAAATAACAAGAAATGGAATTGCTGTTCTATTATATCATTTTATTGTGTCAACATGGGATTTTAAAGGATATTGGCGAGACTATGCGATAGAAGAAAATAAAGAAGATTTAGAGGATAAAATCGAAAGAGAACATTTAAGCGAAGATGAAATCAAGAAGAAAATCAAGGAATATGAGAAAGATATAGATGAAGATATTCAGTGGATTATTGTTTATCTTTCAAGAATTTTATGTAATATGATATTAGATAAAAGGAGAATAGTTTATGGAAGATGGAGATGAATATTATGAATGAAATTTTAATTATGCAATTAGAAAAAGAAAGAAAGAATTTAATTACTCATATTTCAAGAGATTCACGAATGGATGTTATGGGATTGTATAATATTAAATCTTATGATGTTGTTATAGACATGTTAAGTAAATACATTAGAGGTTGTAATTACGATACAGCCAATAAGCTTAGATTATTATGGTTAAGTAAATATATTAGAAGGATGCCTAATGAAATTAAATAAGGTTTATAAAAGTAGAAAACGAAAAATATATGAATTATTTTTTGAATGGTTATGTGTGAAAGTAAATAGAATTAGAAAGAAAGTAAGGAAATGAATGACGTAGATTATAAGGAATTTACAATGTGCTAAATCATGCTTTCAAGAAAGGGAAGAGATAAATATTTGTACAGAATGAAAATATAAAAGTGATTAAGAATTGAATTGCGTCTTTCATTTGTGAAGAAAAGGGGTGAGTGACATAAGTTTTGTAACAGAAATCATCTGGGAAGGATTTGCAAATACAGATTCTTCTGATGCATTAAAGAAGCAATTTGATAAGTTCTGTGATTGGTGTTGGGGACATGGATATGGTGATTGTGATGTATGTCATAAAGGTTATCACAAATTATATATTCCATTAAGAATCGCAGAAAAACAAAGAGAATTAGGTTTAGAGGAAACAAAGAGAAAAAATGAGGAAGAATGAATGAAAAACAAAGAAAAATTTTCTAAAGAGATATTCGATATTGCTTGTAAAGGAGATAGTATTGCAGTTACTATAGCAAATAATGAAATTGTTCCATGTGAAAGTATTGAATGTGGAAAATGTATTTTTAAAGTAAGAGAATATGAAGAATGTTCCGATAAGATTAAAAAATGGTGTGAATCGGAATATATCGAAAAACCTACTCTTACATCAAAAGAGAAGAAATTCCTTGATTTACTTTTACCTAAATGGAAATACATGGCAAGAGGCGCAGATAAAAATTTATATGTTTTTGATTCATTACCAATTAAAGGACATAATGGTTGGTGTATTGAAAATATATCAATGTGTGACTATTGTTATATTTCTAAAAAGTTATTTGATAATATGTTTAATTTTATTAAATGGAAAGATGAAAAATCTTGGAGTATTGAGGATTTGAAAAAATTAGAGGTGAAAGAATGAGCGGAGAAATGATGCAGTTTCCAAATAACATGAAACAATTTTTAGACAAATATTCATTTTTAGACAAAGAAAGAATATATACAAATGGAAGTTTATTGATACCTACATTTAGAGCAGAACAAGCTCTTGAATATTATGCTCCAAAATGGAATTCGATTAATAATGGTTTACCATGTATGGAATTAGTATATGAATCATCATTTAACAATAACTATGAATCAAAAAATGTTCTTATCCAAACAAAACGAGATGAAATATATTCAGCTTATTGTGTAAAAACAGTATACAAAGATATGAAATTTAAGGAAAAGATAAATTGGTATACATATGGCACAGGTGGAAGAAGAATGAAGGTTATGAGTAAAGTTGTCGCATGGATGCCATTGCCAGAGTTATATACAGGTGAGTAATTATGTGTGATGACTACGAAAAAGATTCATATGACTACTGCTATGAATGTGGTGGTTATGGTGATGATTATTATATGGACGAAGATGGAGAATTAGTTTGTAGATGTTCTGAATGTCCTATGAATCCTAATTATGATTATTTGGAGGAATAATAATGTCATTACATGAAAAAACAATAAGACAATTGGAAGAGGTATATCAACGGAATATACGTTGTAAAGGTTCATTTAGCAAAGAAGAAAGTCCAGAATTATATAATATGTGTAAACATTGTGAACAATACTCTGGTGTTAAGCATGATTATAGAGAATGTATGCATATGCAATGTTTCATTAATTGGCTTGCACTAGAGTATCTTGATTGGATAAATGGTTACTAATATTTATTTTATTAAGTAAATTTCTATGGGTGATCACCCAAATTATTTCCAAGAACAAAGAAATATTATTTTTATTGGATAGTCATGAATATCCGATTTATGCAGCATTATAAAGTTTAGAGAAAGGAGTTTTAGGTAAATTCTAGGATAAAGCAGTTGTACAACTCCCTATGAAATAAGGGAATTTGAGTCATTTAGTTGAAAATAATATTTTATCGGAGAATGGATTAAGAGTATTAAGTCTATTTGATGGTATATCATGTGGCAGAATTGCATTGGATAGAGCTGGATTTAAGGTTAAAGATTACTATGCTTATGAGATTGAACAGAATGCAATAAAGATAAGTAGATATAATTATCCATCTATTCATCAATGTGGTGATGTTTTTGATGAAGATTTTAGTAAATATGATGGTATTGATTTGTTAATTGGTGGATCGCCATGCCAGTTCTGGGCTTCTTCAAAGTGTTCTAAAACTGCTAAGAAGAAAAGAGAATTAAAACCTGATGGAGAAGGATGGAATTTGTTCATGCAATATGTAAGAGCATTACATGAATCAAAACCAAAATATTTTCTATATGAGAACAATCATGGCATTGGTGAAGAAATTCAAGCTGCTATTACAAAAGAACTTGGTGTTGAACCTGTGCTTTTAAATAGCCAATTAGTTTCAGCTCAGAGGCGCAAGAGATTATATTGGACGAATATTCCAATAAAAGGAGAACCAGAAGATAGAGGAATTTTAATAAAGGATGTGATTGTAAATGATTCTGAACTGATTAGACAGTTTGATGATCGTATCAGAAATACATTAGTCACATGTGAGAATTACATAAAATATGATTTAAGTGGTAAAGGATATTTTTCTCAGCAAGATAGGATGTATTTTCTTGACAATAAAGCACCAACAGTTCCGAGATGTAGGACTGAAACTAAATTCAATGTTTGGTTAGGTGGAGAAACATATAAGAAAACTTGTCCTGTTGAGATAGAAAGACTTCAAACATTACCAGATGGATATACAGAGTTTGGGTTGAACGAAGATGGAAGTATTGTAAAGATGCCAAAGACAAGAAGATTTGAAGCTATTGGTAACGGTTGGACTGTTGACATTATAGCTTGGATATTTAGTTTTATGAAGAAATAAAAAATAGAGGAAGAGAATAAAGGAGACGATACTATGGGAATTACAAGTAAACAGACAGGAAAATTCAGAGGAATGATGAGATGAAGGGAATAACGATGGATGATATTGGTTATTGTATAATGGGTGCGTTGATTATTTTAAATTTTTTGGGAGCAGAATGGTATGCTCATTGAAATAAATTAGAAAATGTAATTATTTCATGTACAGTTTCAATAGTTATAACGATACTGATGTGTTGGTAAATATGAAAGGTTGATTTCAAAATGTACTCTTTTATTTATGATATAAATGATTTTGATAAATTAAACGATATTATAGCAGATTGTAAAAAGAAACAGAGAAAAATATTGAACGATAAATGGAAGTCTTTATATAAAGAACGTTGTCCTAACTATTACGTTGATTTAGAGAAGTTGGTTAATGGATTAGATGGATATAATCATTCTTATAATATAACTAATCATTTAACATTTATTTCAGATTGGGTATATTCAAATTCATTTAATAGTAGTTCTATTTATTATATATTACAGTTTTTCAAAGAACACGATTTGTTATTGACGAAAGAAATAAAACTAATGACATGCGAAGCTTGTGTATGCAAAGGATGCGAATATATAAAAGAACATCTAGGATATACTTGTGAAGAATGTAAAGAAAATTATTATACAGGATATGAAGGTTATTGTGACGAATGATGAAAGAAATCTTTCAAGGGAGGTGTGAAAGAATGGGGTGTCACACATGGTTTAGTAGACCAATTACAAATGAAGAGTTTGAAAAAATGAAAGAATATGCACCAAAAGAAATATATTATCTTACAGGTGATTCACAAGAGAATATTGAAAATGGATTATACGATAAGAATTTATATAATCTCCTTATGAAATCATGCAATGAAGATATTCCATGTGTATATGGGAAGTATTGGTGGCAACTTGGATATGGAGAAGGAAATCCTGATTTAGAAATTCTATTTACTCGTGAAATTCGAGGTTATAATCAACTATTTGTAAATGTTCCAGAATATAATGATTTATTTAGAATAAAAAATTATCCCAAGAAAATTATAACAAGTAGAAAAAATCTCAGACGATGGATGGGTAAAAGATATTTTAAATTAACAAATGAACAATTAGAAAGAGTATCTGAATTTTTTAGAGAATATCCAGGTGGAGTAATTACATTTGGGTGAAAAGGAGAAACGATGAATATATTAAATGTCTATTTATTACTTATAGGAATTTTTATGTCAATCATGGGAATTGTCTGGTCTAAGAAAAATTGGATTAATGTTTTTATAAAAATATTATATTTAGTAAGTGGTGCATACTTGATTTTATATGCTTTATATTTGAGTAATATTTTATTAGTTGTACATAAGAGTTGAAAAATTTATTTCATTTTAGAAGGCGATTTGATGATTAATATTCAAGATGTTTCATTATTAAAGATAACGAAAGTGAGAGATTGGTCTATTCTTTTTGATTATGATGGAAAACATTATTTATTGCATGGAACTGGCGAAAGTGGAGAACCTGATCGACAAGAATTGTACGAGAGAAATCTAAATCAAAATGGAAAATATGATTTAGAGTATAAAAATGCTTGCCATGGAACTGAATATGTATCAAGAGATTACATTAAAAGTAAGAGCAACAAAACTATTGTTTATAATCAAATTGATAAAGATTTTTTCGCTTATAAATTGACTAAACGAGGATTTGCGGAAGGTATTATGGAAGATAAAGTAGAATATGAAAACGATAGAATAGATAAGATTCAGAAGCAAATTAGAATATTTGAATATAAAATTTCTGAACTGAGAAGAACAATACAAGATTATATTTAAAATATTTTAAGGAGAAATAATACATGATTAAATATATTTGTGACTTATGTGGCAAAGAATCAGGGTATTTAGACAAATATTATATTCCAATGATGCATTCAGATGGCAAATTCAAATCAGTACAATTACATTTATGTGATGATTGCTGCAATAGAATTGATTTATTCATACATGATATAGCATCTAAGAATATGGAGAAAAGACTAAATCAGATGATAACTATAGACGATGATGAGTGATTGCAATATATACACATCAAAATGGAGAAATAATATGTTTTTTAATAGAAATTATGAAGAAAGAATAAAACTTTGGTTTAACAAATGTTTGGATCAGGATAAAGAAATTAAAATTTTAGAAAGAGACAGAGATTTATTAGAAAAGCAAGTATTATTCTTAAAGGATGAACAGGATAGTAAATGTAACAAAAATGATAGGTATGAAATTGCACGAAGATATTTGTTGGGATGCATTACTTTTAATGGGGGTGGGTGTTCATATGTAAGAATTAACGCATCAGAATTATTTAAAATTTTTAATATTCCATTTGATTTATGTATTGGCGAATATAATAAAAGGATGGGTAAGGAACTTCTTATGGATGTAGAATTAAAGATAGAAAAACCATGTATGGTTATGGAGTTAAAAGATATAGATGTTGACGAAGTAATTACAAAAGAAATGTTAGATGAATTGATGAAAGAGCAGAACTATGAAAAAAGAAAAGACGAAAAAGATGATAGTCAAGACAGCAATTGAAGAAGAGTATTATGCTCTTATTATTAAGAAAAAGGTAATTTTGTCTTCTATAAGAGTTTTTGGAGCAATTAACGGTGATATGAAAGAAGAGCTTGATTTTCATGAATTTGATATTGCAACTGTGCCGAATATGGAATACACAATTATAAAATATACAAATATGGTAAATGGTAAAAATCATGGGAAATATGATGGATTTTTTGTTAAATATGATTATATAGAAGAAGAGACAGTTTGGGTTCCAAGTGAAGAAGATGAAATTTTCATTGAATGTTAAGAAATAAACTTTTATAAGAGATAGAGAATAATAAGATATGAAAAAGATACCTATAGTCTTGATTTGTATATTTTTTCTAATAGGTTGTAAACAATATAACAGTAATGAACCAGTTCCAGATATTCAATATACATATAAAAATGTTAATGCAACTATCACTAAATTAGATGTTAGATATTGGTTTGCCATTTGCCCTCGATGGCATTGGGTAATATCTGTAAAATATGATGATATGACATATATAGACGAACAACAAGCAAATGGTGCTTTTAACAGACCTTCTTTCATAGATTATGGATTGGAAGAGGGGGATAAAATATCTGTGGAGATTAAATCTAAATATGTTAATGGTAAGTTAGAGAATAAATATATAAGTCAAATTAATTATTAATTTGTAGAGCTGACTGTGGGTCATAGCCAGTCAGTTCATTTATAAAAATTAGAAAGGAGAAGTACAAATGACAAGAGAAGCACAAAGGTTGGTAGAAGATAATCATAATTTGATTTATAAATTTCTACGAAATCATAACTTAGAAGATGATTGGTATGATGTGGCTGCAATTGGATTATGTAAGGCAGCAAATAATTATAACTTCGATAAATATGAGTTTTCTACATATGCATACAGATGTATGTATAACGAAATGTGGAAAGATAATTGGAGATATAAGAACGTGAAAGAATATATTCCAGATGCATTAATATTACATTATGACAAATCAATTTCAGATGAAAGTGATACTGTACCATGTTTTAAGATTTATATGGAGAAAAGATATAGTGGTGAATCTCAGGATGATGTGTTAGCAAAATTAATTTATGAAGATTATTATAACGGATTACGAAAAGATAGAGATAGAGAGATTCTTGATTTATTTCAGAAAGGTTACACTCATCAGAAAATTGCAGAAGTGATAAATTGTCCTGTCGGAACAGTAGCAAGGGTAAAAAGATTGTGTAAGGAATATATGTTGAGTTCATAAGGAGGTGATAAAGAATATGAATTTATTAGAAGATTTAGATATTACAATTCAAAATATGATTGAAGAATTAATAGTATATACAAAATATGAAAATATAAAAGAATATGGAACTATTTTGGAAAGAGCAAATAATTGTAAAGAAGAATTAATTAGAGCATTGGTAAAAGAGTTGGGAAGTGGTAGAGATAGAGAGAAGAGAATTAGAAAAGTAGTTGATAAATTTTTGTAAAGAAATCTCAATTTTATGGAGGTGAAAATATGGCATATAGAGTGAAATACAAAGAAGAATTGATTGAGCATATTAAAGCCTGTGGTCAAAGCATCATTGATAATGCTTGAAAAAATTGTTGGAGATTATAAATTTGATACAGGTACTTATATTGAATTGCATGTAGGAAATGATGACACACCGTATATTTCAGTAACAAAAAATTTTATCCCAGAAAGATTTATTGAAAAAGAAAAATGAATTTAAAATATGAACCAGTGGAAGATTAAATTGAAAAATATAAAAGCGATTATTGGTACTAATCTTGAGAATCTTTTCTTAAATTTAAAATATCCAGAACATTGCAAAGTTGCCTGTATATATAAAAATGATGAATATGAAATAGAAGTATGGGTTATGCTAGACAAAGTATACGATATTATTGTTAAGATGTCTAGTAGAAAATTTAAGAAACTAGCCGGAGAAAATGCATCTTGGGTGGAATGGGTTGGAAATGGAGTAGAAAGAGATGAATATGGGAGAGTAACTGGTTGGTCTTGGACTGAATTGCCGTAAACAATTCGAATATAGAATTAAAAGATTGAATGATTTAGAAAATACACAAAGGAGTATGTTGAAATATGAAGAAATCAGAACCAAAATTAATTTTAAATCTGCAAGTTGATAGTGAAGAACTCGATCAGAAAGTTAAATTTGCAATGGATAAGTACATTGAAAATGTAATTTTAGGGAATCTTGATGATGAGATTGAAAAGATTGTAACTAAAAGGATTGGAGCATTGGTATCAGTAGATAGATGGAATCCAAATCGAAAAATTAAAGATAAAACATTAGAAACGTATGTAAAAGAAGCAACAGAGAAAGCTATTTGTGATGTAATTGATAAGAATATCAAAGATATTTTTGCGAAGAAAGTTGCGGAGATGCTATAAAATTATGAATGAACAATGCAAAGTATGCAAGAAATATAAAGGCGATTGTGGTCATCATTTTAAAGATGATTTAGGGCATATAGATTATGATATTCCATCTGAATATGCGTGTGATCCATATGGAAATTGTGTGTCTTTTGAAGAAACTAGAACAAAATATCAAATTGCACTCACAAACATATTAGAAAATGGATCAAAAATTAAAATATATGTCAATACACAAGTGTTAATTGAAGCATTGACAAGAGTAATAAACGAAGATAAAAAGTAACATAAAATATTTTTTTCATCGTAGTCTTGAAAATCCTTGATTATACTGACTTTTGAAAGAGATAACGTAACCAGAATACATAGAATCATGTGGCTTTGGGACGCTGAAACCGCATAAATATTAGTGATTTAATATATCACATGAAAGAAATAATTGATAGAAGAAAGGAAAACATAGTCTCATGAGGTAAGCTGCGCAGCACTATTACGGTGCGAGACTGTGAAAGTATTAGAATTATTTGCAGGTACAAGATCTATTGGAAAAGCATTTGAAGTTAGAGGACATGAGGTTTTTAGTGTAGAATGGAATAAAGATTTTGAGAATATTGATTTATATGATGATGTTAATAATATTACAGCGAAAGATATATTGGAGAAATTTGGACATCCAGATGTGGTGTGGGCGAGTCCTGACTGTACCACATTCTCTATTGCGGCTATTAGTCATCACAGAAGAAAGAATCCAGAGACAGGTAATCTTGATCCAGTAAGTGATTATGCAAAATTCTGTGATAAAACTGATCAACACGTTCTATCCTTAATCAAGGAACTAAATCCAACATTTTATTTTATTGAAAATCCTAGAGGTGGTATGCGAAAGATGACATGGATGCAAGATTTACCACGTTATACGGTGACTTATTGCAAATATGGAGATGACAGGATGAAACCTACTGATATTTGGACAAATCATCCTGATCCTAAATTCTTACCTATGTGTAAAAATGGTGATTCATGTCATGTTTCTGCTCCAAGAGGTAGTAGAACTGGGACACAAGGACTAAAAGGTAGCGTTGAGAGAAGTAAAATACCACAGAAATTGTGTGAGCATATTGTAGATATTTGTGAAGAATACATTAAATAACTATATGAAATTATTTTTTCAAGGTGTGAAAGGAGGTGATTTACATAGAAATTAAATTCAAAAATGGAAGTAAATTAGAGAATATAGAATCAAAAGATGGTAAACGTAGTAATTCTATGATAATTAAATTTGGAGAATGGGAAACTACAACACCAGAAAATTCAGAAGAAGTAATGAAGAAACAGATTTTATATTATCAGAAACATCCAGAAGAGTTTCTTGAGCTAATGGGACATGATTTACATTTGTACTGGTATCAGAAATTATGATTAAAATTTTTAGCAAAAATTGGAAGGTAAATTATGGGAGAATACAAAGAACCATCTCATAGAAATATGACAATCTCGCAAGTAATTAATAAGCTCTCAGAAATTGCTGATGGTGCTGAATATTGTGAGATAGAAGGAATACTATGTAGAGCAATTGTGATGTTAAAAGATTATAAAGATCTTGATGAATATATTAATAGATAATTATAAGAAAGGATAAATAAACTATGAATTTTGCAAGCGCATTATTTTCACTTAAAAGAGGACACAAAATCAAGAGAAAACATTGGACAGGTTGGTGGGAACTGGATGGTGATGAAGTTATGATGCACTGTTACGATGGCAGAGTTATTAATATCAGGGATTCAGAAGATATTACATATACTATTGAAAACATGGCGTGTGACGATTGGACTATTGCTGATAATTGTGGAGCAAAGGGAGAAATTTAATATGATAAAAGATTTTATTATATCAATCAAAAACTTCTTTAAAGATTTTGCTATATTATGGAATTATTCATCGTGTTACAATCATATGGAATCAACTGGGTATGCAGTATTTGGATGTTGTGGTGGTATAGCAGGTGGAACAAGAAGTACCGAATACTTATCAGAAATGTGTATTGGTTGTCCATATTTTACAGAGATAGATATTAAATATATGAAAAAAGAAAAGAATTGAACAGATGAAAGTTCCCTTTCATCGTAAAAATTACGTCTTTTGAGGTGTATTTTTGACCAAAATATGCCTTAAAAGACACATATGAGGTGATAAATGAATGAATAATGTTAAAGTTACAAAGCAATTTGTAGAATATTCAAAGGAATTAGCAGAAGATATTCTTGGATATAATAGATGTTTTCATTATGGGCATATGGATAACGGAACAAATAGAAAACTAATATATCATATCAAACGATGTGAGAAGTTACTTAATGATATGGAGAAGTGATAAATATGATTTGTGATTATTGTAGTTATAGAAATTCTTATGATTGTGCAGATGGATGGAATAAACGAAATAATTGTAATGATTTTAAACTAGATTGGAATATGCTTTCTGAAAAAGATAAAAGTATGATTCAAAAAATTTTAGCGAATAGAGATGATTTATATGAGAGATAAACGTGCCAAATCAAAAATTATAGATGATTCATTTGATAATTGGTACATTGAACATGAAGAAGAAATAAATGAAATTTTACAGCCATTTATTAAAACATCTGATGAGGTTAAAGAACTCAAAAATCAATTTATTTATATATCATCTAAAGGAAAATGAAATGATTCCGAGAGCAGAAGAAGCAAGAAAACAAACCACTAACAACATTGAAAATAGAACAACAAAAGTATTAGAAGAAATATCTGAAAAAATATCAAATGCTATACAAAATGGAGAATTTTATATTACTGTTAATGAATTAAGCTATATAGAATATGAACAACTTAGGAATCTTGGATACGTTGTTGATTCAGAATTTGAAAACAATGAATTATTTCATAAAATTAGTTGGGGACGTTCTATATGAAATGGACAATTACAAACACATATGGAGAATATAAAAATGGGCAGGTTAATTGATGCAGATAATTTTATAAAAAAGTTCAATTATGCAAAAGCAAATACCGAAGAAGAGAATATAATGTGTGCAACCGTTAGAAGAATGATTCGAGAAGAATCAACAGCTTTCGATTTAGATGAAGTCATGGAACAATTGAAACAATTAAAAACGAGATACTTCTTAACAATTGCAAACACAGGAGATAAAAAGTTAGATATTGCTTATGAAAATGTAGGAAATGCATTAGACAGGGTTATTGAAATTATAAAAGGTGGTGGAGTTGAATGAGAGAAATTATTTTTAAAGCAAAACGAATTGATAACGGAGAATGGATAGAAGGATATCTTTTCGACAATGGATTTGACGGAGAAGAAAAAAAGTATTTCGTAGGTGGTTTAGTTATTGAAAAATACAATGGAACTGCTTGTGATGAGTGGGATATTACAGGAATTGATTTTTGTGAGATTGACTCAGAAACTATTTGCCAATTTACAGGTCTAACGGACAAGAATGGAAAGAAAATTTGGGAGAATGACATTGTGACATGTCAGACAAAATATGGTGGCGATATTGGAAAAGTAGTATTCCATAATGGTAAATTCTGCGTCCTGTGGAATAGTGCATATCATTATCCTCGAAATGGTAAATGTGAAAGCTATTATGGTATCAACACAAAAAACTCAGTCAAGGGAAGTGTGTTTGACCACCCAGAATTATTACAGGAGGGATAAGATGAGTAAATCAGTATTAGTGATTGATACACCAGAAACTTGTATAGATTGTATATTTTGTCAAGAATACCGTACAAAAAATAGAGAATATGCATATTGCTATGTGAAAAATGGGGATAGCGAAAATGACATGAAACTAATTGACTGTATATACGGATATCGTCAATCTAAACCCGATTGGTGTCCATTAAAACCGCTGCCAGAAGAAGATCATGAAAATCATTATCCTGATGAATGGGAAGATGGATATGCTGATGGTTGGAATGCTTGTTTAAAGGAGATTGTAGAATGAATTATAAGAAAGAACTATTCGAAAATCAGAAAATTATTTTGCTTGCGTTGAATAAACTTCTTACTCCGCATTGTAAAGGATCTTTACGTGATGCAAATGGTGAAACTCAATGTAATATTAATTTGATTGAAAGATATCGTATAACAGAGAAGATATTAAAATACATTAATGAATGATTGAAAGTAAACTTTCATATGGGAAAGAGAGGAATAGATATATGGAGTATATTAAAATTGATTTTGATTGTGGATTATCCATTAGAGATTCAATTGAATTATTACATAGTAAGGCAGAAGCTACTGGTAAAAAATATTTTGGAGAATTTAATGGTCACAAATTAACATCTGATATGACAGTAGATGAAGCATATATTGAATGTATTGGTAAAACATTTAAAGAATTTAAAGATGAACAAGAAAAAATGAGACAAGATTTAATCAGAAGAGAAGAAGAACATAAAAAGAAAATTCCAGAACTAACAAAATATTGGATTAAAGAAGGACATAAAGCTTTATCACAAGACAAATGGGGCGAATGGGACAGATGTGTACCTATTAGATTAGGAGATTTGTATGAGGGGATGGAATTAGGTCAGTGTTTGGATATTATTAAAGCTGTTAATGAAGATTCTATTGCCGCAGGTATTGAAGTAATGAAGAATCAAGGTCATTCTGGAATGTCTTGGGGACTTATGAAATCTATGATTTATACATTTTGTGATTGTGGTACTGAATTTGTTGAAGCTTTAGATAATATGTAATTTTTTCAAGAGCGTTTCTGCTCAAAATTCCATAATAATATAGTTGAATGGAGAAAATTAAATGTCAAAAACTTGTTTTGTTATAATTTTTATAGCCCTATGGATTATGATTGGATTCATTTCTATTGTTTTTGTATACGCATATGATGTAAGAGGAAAAGAATATAATTCAAATTATTTTGATGGAGAAATAAAATATATAATATTATACTCTCTCGGTGGTTGCATGACATTAATACTGACCATAGTTGCTTTTATAATTACATGGATTGATGAACACAAACTAAAATCAAGACCATTTACAAAATTTATCTATTGGCTAGGAAATATCGGAGTTAAGATAGATAAGGAGAATAAATGAGAGTTGCAAAACTTATAAGAAAATTGCAAACAATTGGTTATAATGAAAGTCAAGTTTCATTGAAAAATTATCACTATATATCGTGTTCTAATTGATTTAAAATACAATATATAGTATGTTAGAAAGGCAAAAAATGAAAAGAAAATTAGATTTTGTATTATCAGAAGATGATATGACTAGAAAGATATTTCGATTTTACCCATATCGTTCTCATTGTCATGGATTCCATGATAATTCACCTAAAACATGGGAAGAAGTATATAAAGTATATTATGCATATGCAATTTTATTACAATGGAAAGATGATAATGGGAATATAGAACCTGAATCAACGGATGTATTATTCGATGCACGATGTGATGAATGTTCTAAAATTGATGTAATTGGGTATATTTGTGAACATTTAGAAGAATGTAAAAATGGATTGAATAAAAGAATATATGCTTGTGAGCAAGGTATTACATGGAAAATTGAAAAACTATTCAAAGGAACATCGCTAAATATATATTCTATTAACTTGTGGAATACATTTGGCGTGGGATGCAAGTTTAATTTATGCGAAGAAGAAATGAAACCATTTGGAGAATATCTTAATAACTGTTGTGAGTATATGTTAAAGCATAGTGAGGGAATTTGATTTTGTGGATAGGGATTTCTGTTAAATATAATAACAAATAACCCTTATTAAAATCGTCTCTATAGCTTCAAATTTCAATTCTAATATTTGAGATAAAGAATGAATCCTCTTAGAAATAAGAAAGAGAATATAAGATTATAAGTCTAAAATTATAGGCTGTATATAACAAATTAAATGTATAAAAAGGAGAAAATATTATGATGAACAGAGAAAGTAAATTAGCGTTAATGAAGGACAGATTTGCAAGATTATCAAGAAGTGAGAAGAATATTAAGTGTGGTGGTGTCCTCAGAAGATTAAAAAGAGATATTAGAAATCTCGAAGTTGGTAAGTAAGAATAATTTATAAATTACATATTGCTTATGCGTAGTTAATTCTATGCATAAGTGTTTAATAAGGAGACAAATTATGAATTGTAAAGAATGTCCTTATATCAAAGATGAATTCAATGAGAGAATGTCATATTGTGATGAATATTTTCCTAATTATTATTCCGAAAAGGATATTGAGGAATGTTGTTATTGCATAAAAACAGATGGAAGATTATGTTGGACAAGTACATGCGATAAATTCCCATCAGAAAAAATCAGAAGAGTATGTAATAGAAATCCCAAGAAAAGAAGAAGTACAAAAAGAGAACGAGATAAAAAATATAAAGAGAGAATGAAATATCTGTATGATGCATTGGGACATTTAGTTTCTTCTCCTGTGGATAAGTATGGATATTATACAAAAGACTTAAATGAAATTACTCATTATAAAAGATATTGGGTTACTGGAACAGGAAAGAAATATCATAAAAGGCAATCAAATAAAGCAGTTAGAAGAAGTAAAAATATACCTGTAAGGGGTAGAGGATATTATAAAAAGATTTATGATTTATAGTGGCAGGTTTATTAATGTGAATTAGGAATATTGATAGAATCAGAGCAATGTCTTTAGAAGAATTAGCTCCATTATTAATTAAATGTTATAGAACAGTTGAAGAATATGTAGATTATTTAGAAATATATAGATATAGAGAAAGTTATTTTTCACCATCAGGTAGAGTATTCGGGGATTATGAAGACGCTTATGAGGATTGTATTAAGTGGTTAGATAATGAATATAAAAGGAATGGTTAAATGATTTTATTTGTAGGATTATTGGTTTTATTTGTAGTAATGTTATTAATTGGTGCAAAAATTAAAAAGAAGTAGGAGAATATATTATTATGGATAAATTAACTATTATCAAAGAAAGAGATACTCTAAATTTTATTAAGAAGTTCAATGAGAATAAAGTATCTGAATATTTTTTAAAATTATGTAAGAAAGCAGGAAAATTATTTGGAAAAGAAAATAGTATTAGGAAATAAGAATGGTTATAAAGAGGTATTAGAAATTACTATTGCATTAGGTAAGGATGTTACAGCTAATAAAGCTGCGGAAGAACATAACCTTACAGAAAATAAGAAATATATGGTGTTGGCACGATGTTGTGATTTGATTGAAATTGTGAACGATAAAGATGTAAAAGATTGGTATTCGTTAGAATACTTTAAGGAATTTAGAGGGTGTTATTGATAGCATGAAATAGTTGCTTCATATAGAAAAATAAGGAGTAATTTTGTGAAAAACAAAGATGTATCTGTAAGAGATAGAGGAAATTATAAAAAGGTTTATGATGTGGAACGAGAAATTCATTAAAAAGAAAGGTATATAGATAATGACATTATTCGTTGGCTTGTTGTGTTTATTAGTGGTTATGTTGCTGTTGAACACAGGAATTAAAAAGAAATAAATAAGATGAAAGTGAGGATAATAACATGGCAAAATTAGAAGGATATAAGGCTGTTGCAGTAACAAAAGAGGGTTATTATAAGTATTCCTATGCAATTTATGATGATGGAGAAACCTATGACGTGGGTGATAAAATTTTAGTTAGTGGAACAAATAAAGACATTCTTACGATTGATGAAATTCTTACAACAGATGAATGCAATGTAAATATTACAGCTGAAGTTATCTGTAAAGTTGATACATCATCTTACGATAAACGTGTGGAAGAACGTAAAGAGAAAGTTAAACGTAAGAAAGAAGCTGATAAAATTAAGAAACAGATGGACAAAATGATTACAGAAATGGATCAGACAAAGCGATATGAGATGTACGCAAGTGATAATCCTGAATTAGCTGAGAAATTAAAAGCATACAAGGAGTTAATAAATAATTGTTAAATAATAATTATTAAAAGTAGAGTAAAGACAAAAGATAATACATGAAATCTTGCTTTCATCTGGTTTAGCCCAGTTAATCACAGATGTGCTATTATTAACACTTTAGCAAAGAGAGAATAAACAATCTCTTTAGTCAAGAAGAAAGGAGTTCTATGTTCTATGGCAAAGTTATATTTTAGATACGGAGCAATGGGAAGTTCTAAGTCTGCTAACATTCTCATGGTTCATCATAACTACAAAGAGCGAGGACAGTATGCTATACTGCTAAAACCAAGGATAGACAATAGAGATGGTGAACATAAGATAGTCTCTAGAATAGGTTTGTCTGTATGTGCAGACTATGTGGAAGATTTTCTAAAAGAAGTCTCAAAGACATGGAGAATCAAAGAAGGTGATCGTAAAGAGTACACCTACCATAGAAAGAGGGTGGACGCAATCCTTGTCGATGAAGCACAGTTTCTTTCAGAGAAAGATGTAGATGCATTGTCTGACATTGTAGATTTTTGTAACATCCCAGTTCTTTGCTACGGTTTAAGAACAGACTTTCAAAATCACCTATTCACTGGTTCAAAAAGACTGATGGAAATTGCAGACGTTATCGAAGAAGTCCCAACAGTTTGCTGGTGTGGAAAACGTGCACAGTGCAATGTAAGACATTCAAATGGAAAGATTGTACGAGAAGGTGAGCAGATTATGTTAGGTGCTAATGAAAGCTATGTAGCACTTTGTAGAAAACATTACAAAGAAGGAAAGCTATAGGATAAACTTTGATGTAATAGCTCTAAGCAGCTTTAGCTCAGTAAATTTACTTGGCTATTATTTTTAAACAGAATTTATTTCAATCAACCAAAAGATAATAACGAAAGTGAGTGATTATAATGTCATATTGGACTTACATAACAGGAACGATAACAGTATCTCCCATAGGGCGTACACAAGCTCAGAAAAGATATATTCTTGATACCGTCTTAGCACATTTACCGATAGTTTCTGGTTCAGAGAAAGACATGGATGTATATGTAATTCAAAAGAATGGACATAATAGTTCTTGTTCTTGTGATGAATTTGGAGAAAGAACGAATAATTTAACTGATTGGTATGGTAACAAAACGAGAAGTAGAGGGATGTTGCGTACACAAGATGAATACATCTTAGTTGTAGATGCTGCATTAAGAGATACAGAATTTAATCAAACATACAGAGAGTTTATTAAATGGCTTGTACGATTAGGTAAAAGAGTCATGATTGATCATATTCTTGTAAGAATCAGTGGATATGATAAGATTACTGTTATCAAAGACCGTTCTGTGCAAAATGAAAAGTATTCATGGCAGAATGTTTTTAATAATTTATTTGAAAATCCAAGTTGGATGAATGATGATGGAGAAGTTAATTGGTGTGAGTATATGTTATATCCAAGGGCTAAAGACTCTGATTATCCTATGATGTTAGCTTACAAGTATTTCAATGATAAGGAAAATGATAAAGAAGTAGAGAGGAGAATGAAGTATGAAAGGGGTAAATGAAAAAGTATAAAGAGAAATATAAAACAGGAATGATATTCAGAAGCAAAAAATATCCCTGGACTGATTTGGTAATTGATTTTGTTTCGTATACGAGAGGATCGGAGACAGCTTATACATTCAATATGAATTCAATTATAGATTGGGTAAGAATTAATGAAGAGGCATTCGATAAACATATCAGTGTAATAAAAGGTATTGATTATAATAAAGTTAAAAATCATGAAGTGAGTACATTTCCATATCCATTTTTCGGAGAGATGCATCAGAAATCTATGGATAATTATATCAGAAAATATGAAATGGAATTTTGTGGTATGAGTGATAAAGAAGTTATTGTATTCAATGATGATGCTTTTGAGTATAGTTCTGGATTTAAAAAGTAACATCATGATAAAAATTAAAATATGGAGGACGTAAAATGAAATTATTTAAAACAGTAGATGAGAAATTAGCAGAAATTGGATTTACAAAAGAAAAAGAAGATAAGTATGGGTGTGTGTATAAAAGAAAAGATAAGAAATATAATTTTACACAGAAAGTTGTCATTGAACACAAAAAATCTGGTAGACATATTTTACAGTCATATGATCCAGATTTAGGAGATGATAAAGGAATTGGAAATACTTGTGTAGGACTTACAGGATACGAAATGAAATTATTTCTCAAAAAGATGAAGCGGATGAAAATGTATTCAGGAAAGAAAGTAAGTATTAAATAATAAAACTTAATATACTATATATAGTTGTTAAAATAACATACATATACAATATATTGTACCAAATATTGCATGAAATTGGCATTTCAAAGGAGAGAATAATGTTAATAAGAAGTCAAGATAGAACAAAATTAGTAGATATTACAGGTAAAACAATTATTGTAAGTGGAATAAATGATATTGAAATCTCATATGCAAACAGTTCTGTGAGATTAGGACATTACACAAGTAAAGAAAAAGCAATTAAAGTGTTAGATATGATTCAAGAATCTTGTATTAATTGTCATATTGATTTCCAGATGCCACAAGATGAAGAAGTGTAAAAACAAATTATAAAATGAGGTGGAATGATTGAAAAGGTTAATTAAAACTTCGTTGGGAGTTTTAATCATTGTAATTAGTTTTATGGAAGGTATTGTTCTTGGTGGATGGTTCTTATTTTTAGATCCAATCATCGCCTGTATTAATTCCTTTAGCATAAGACTTATGATTATAGCGATTGCAAAATGCATCATTGCAATTCCTGTATGTAAAATGATTATAAGAATAGGGAATACTATTGGCAAAATGATGATTCTTGATTGGTTTTAAAGGAGAATAAAATAAATGAAAAACAAATTTCAAGATGTAAAAGCAGGCGATGTGTTATTATTCAATAATGAAAAAGAAAATTCTACAGAATGTTTTTTGGTGGGAAGAATTTCCGATACTTGTTCTTGGTATTTAACAGAATTAAATACGGGAATCACTTATCGTACATATGATATTAATGAATTTTTTAAATTAACAAAAGATGATTTGACTGCTATTATCCCAAAAGAAAAAGTGATTAATAAGGTTAATATTCAGTTAGGAGGTAAGTATAAATATCCAATTGTAGAACAAGAAAAAGATAATATTATTGATGAAGAAAATAAATTAAAAGAATATATTACTGAAATATGCAGAACAAATAATCTTTTAAAATTAAACCATCTATATAGTAGAGCAGGTATTGTATTAAATGAATTAATGTTAGAAAACGCAAAGAGAATAAGAAATAAGGAAAAGAAATGAAGAAATCAATTAAAAAGATAGTAGGACATTTATTATTTGTATCAGGGAATATTTTGAGTCTCTATTTGGGACTCTGGACATTCTTTTTAGGTCAGATTGCAAAATGTATAACTTTATATGGGAACGGAGAATTAACAATATGGTTGATTTTATTAGCTGTTTTGAAATTTTTCGTAGGTGAAGCAGTTGCATTTTCAATATTCTGGACAGTAAATATGATAGTTAAGAATTATTTTTGAGGTGAATATGGTGTGTCATATAAGTAGTATATGGAATGAGTTAAATAAACAATTAAAAGGAAATTCTAATCTTGAATATGTTAAAATCAGTAAATCGGGTATAGTAATGTATTTTGAAACAATAGAAAATATTTGTTTTTCAATTAAAGTTTTTAATGATGAATTTTCATTTAAAGTAAAGGAATGTGAGTATCATCCAATAAATGTTTTGGAAAATATTGAGTTAGTTAGAAATTTCATTGAAGAACATAAGACTATTTTAAGAATTTTTGAGTTTAATGGTGATGAAGAATATGAATAATGCAGAACAGATTATAGCAGCTATTAATTTTCTTAATCAGAATGGATATGTTGTGCGTATGAATCTTCAAAAATATATAAATAAATGGATTGCTTTCACACAACGAGGAATGGAACCTATATTACATGGAAGAATAATTAGTGTATCAAATTTTGATGAATTCTTTTATGTAAAATGTAAAAATGGTGAAATTAGGTATCCAAACGTTGAAGATGCGATTAAATTTTTTGATTCAAAAAAAGAGTGTTATGAATTTAAATAAGATGAAAGATGGCTTTTATTGTGGAAAGGAGAATACATATTATGAGCAAATTTAAGTTTGAATCTGAATTTGTAGAAGTAAATAATCAAGTATTAAAAGTTTTTTTGTAAATCAAAAAAATAAATCATTTAGTGTTTTAATTGATACATATGATGACCCATACATGATTTATTATAATGTTCCAAATATAATGAATGATGAAGAAGAAGAAAATGATTTTACACAACAAATCTTTGATTATTTAAGTGAAAAATATCCTGAATATTTTTAAATAGGAAGTAGAAAATGAAATATATAAAATGGAATCAAGTGATAGCCTTAATTGTGACAGTATTATTTCTATATGGAGTAAGTTGGATTGCAACTTGTGGAGTTGTTAAATTGATTACAATATGTTTTGGGTGGACTTTCAAATGGTCTATTGCAACAGGAATTTGGTTGCTTCTTTGGCTATTAGGTGGATTATTTAAGTGTAAATAGGAGAATAAATAAATATGGATATTAAGTTTCATGAAGGTGATTTCGTAGAGAATAATGATGGTAGAGTGGGTTATATTTCTGCGATTTGTAAATGTGGCGAGTGTTGCAAGAGAGGATTTTATGAACCTAAGATTGAGTATACAGATGGATCAGAGGATTATATTACCAATATTTCTGTAAAAAATATTCCATTGAATTACAAACAGATTGGTACACAAAAATTTAGCGCAGAAGAACATTATAAAAAGAAAATGTTAGCTTTTAAACTTGAATCGAAAATTTATGAGAATAAATATAATGAGCTTTTAAACTTATTAAGAAAAGCAAATAGTGAATTGAGTGAAGATGAATTTTATGAAAAGCTTAATGTTCTGTTAAAAAAAGACGAGGAATAAATAAAATGAATAGAAAAGGTATGATAATCATAGATATGCCTACAACTTGTTTTGAATGTGAATTTTGTCATGAATCTTCATATGATAATCGTTATAAAATTTGTGGTGATAAGTTCTGTGGAATTGAATATATGGAAGTTAATGAATATTGCGAATTGTGTTCTAAACCAGATTGGTGTCCATTAGTTGAGATTCGACATTCAGATGAGTTTAATAATTTAATGGATAAATTATAAATTATAAAACGTACATTTCATGTTAGAAAGAAAGGAGAATAAATACATATGATATTTATATTGTTAGGATTAATACTTGGGTTTCTTTATGGACTTCAAGAGGAAGGTTTTTCATTTGGAATTCTGGTAGCATTAGGAGGATTTTTAGCAGGTTCATTTATTTGGTTTATATTCGGGGGCATTGTTGGGGTAACCCTTCCAACTGTTGATAAAGTACAGAAATATGAATTGTGTGCCTTAAATGACAATACCTCAATACAAGGAAGAAAGTATTTATTTTCTGGAAGAATAGACGGAGAATTAGTATACAGATATATTATCAATACAGAAAAAGGTAAACATATTGAAGAAAGCGAAATTGATAATGCTTACATTAAAGAAGGTAATTATAAACCAATGGTAAAGGAACATACAACTGATTTCAAAAAAGATTGGTATTATTTATTTTGCTTTCCTTTATTCTCAGGTGCAGATAATTATATAGAGTTTTATGTCCCAGAGAATACAGTTACAAATGAATATAATATAGACTTAAAGTGATAGAAGGGAGACAATTAAATGTCAGATTTGTATTTATATTTACTTTGTTCTAGAAACAAAGATAATAAAAATGTTCTTAATTTCAAACAACGAACAAAACCGATTTTAGAATATAAAGAGAATGAAGTCAAGGTATTTGAAGCGTTTAAAAATTTTGCTGAGAAAGGTGTAGATGGAGAACAGACAAGATTATATAGGACTGTTAATTCAAGAAATGAAGACAAGATAAGAAAAGAATTTATTATTAAATTATTAAGAGATGAATCAGATATAACTAAATTTAGTCGCATGCTTGTATCTACAGCTCAACAAAAATGCAGCAGAGATGAAAATAAATGGTTATTTGATTTTGATGTGAATGATGGTCTTCTTGTAATGGAATTTGTTAATGATATTTATAAGTTCTTAGGAATTAAAGATGTTGAAGTAAAAAGTACACCTAATGGATATCATGTTGTAGTTCCACATGGTTTTGATACAAGAGAATTAATGGATAAATGGAAATACTGTGTTACTTTAAAGAAAGATGATTTATTGTTTTTAGATATGATGGAGAAACGGAGAAAGTAAGATAATGAATAATATAACCATTGTAATAATATATGCCTCAGCTTGGATTGCGACAGCAATTGCAGTAATATTTGGAATTAGATATACAAATTCTGCTTGGTGTTTATGGGCGTTGTTTCTGCCAGCTTGTATTAATATAAGCACCAAAGAAGATAAGGAAGAAGATTCAGATAAATCATAGATTTTTTAAATAAGAGAAAAAAGGAGAATGATAGAATATGAAAGTAATTCAAAATAATTATAAGAATACACAGAGAAATACATATCAATTATCAGAGAAAACTAAACCAAGAGTAGAAAAGGTAAAAATAGAATGTGAAAACTGTAGATCGGTTATTGAAATATCAAGAGAAGATACTCATACAGGATGGTTGGGATTACCATTTATAACCTGTCCATGTTGCAATTATGAGATGGTCGTTAAAAAGTTTAATGATGATGTGATTGATATTTATGCTTCGAATGTAAATTATCCAACTCATTTCAAGCTATTTAGTAAGGATTTTATTGCTGTCGAAATTCCAGATGATGGTATTAACGAATGTATTCAAAAAGGAATTCAACACTTTAGAGAAAATCCAGAAGAGTATTCTTATTGTATAGGTTCTGGTAACACTATGGTACATATGTATCGTCATACAGAAGATGAAGAATATTATGTTATAGTGTCGAAAGATTATGAAGAAGGTAGAATTCAGTTTGAAAAAGAGGATTATAACTAAATGAAACTCTGATTTCATAGAAGTAAAAATGGACGAAAATGTAATAAAAATGGTACAAATTAAGAAAATTCAGCTAAATCCAAGATTCTGTTCACAGGAGATGTTTAATGATATTAAGATTAAGAATCAAGGTATTGAAGTATCGTGGATGGAAGAAACTGAATTAGAGAAAGATACAATGGTTAAAATAATAATCCCAGATGATACAAGGTAATGTAATATTAGAAAGGTGGTGATGAATATATGTGGGTGATATTTTTACTAAGTGCTGTTGGTTTTGCAATTGGCGCACTTATCTTATTTTCAATTGGTTGGTTAGTAATCCATAAAATTGAAATGCATATTAATCGTCAAGACGATGATTATGAAAACGAAAAAGAGAATAAAAAGAAAGAGGATAAAGAATGAAGAAAAAATCAGTAAAAAGTAAAGTAGTAGCAGGATTAGTAATTGTATGTGCAGTAATTGGAGGAATTTTTACAATTTCTCATATTAAAATTATTGGTACTGGTAAAGTAGGCATAACGTATACCTATGCTAGAGGGGTAAAGGACGAGTTATTAAAACCAGGCGCACATTTTATTCCACCAATGGAATACATGAAAGAGTTTTCAACAAGCAATGAAATTCTTGTATTATCAAAAGATAAAAGAGAAGGTTCTGAAGGAGATGATTCTTTCAAGGTTGCTACATCAGATGATGCGAGTATTGCAATTAGTTTTCAGATGACATACCGATATATTGAAGATCAAGTAATTGATACATATAAAAAATTCAAAGGTATGGATGGTGAAGATATTGTTGAAAATCGTGTAAAGACAGTTTTAAAATCTAAAATTTCTGAAATTACAACTGATTATTCTATGATGGATATTTATTCTGGTAATCGTACTAAACTTAACGAAGCTATTACAGACTATTTAAATAAAGACTTTTCTAAGAAATATGGCATTGAAGTTCTTGATGCATCTATTATTGATGTTCACCCAGATAAAAAGCTGAAAAAAGCGATTGACAATCGTGTTACTGCATTACAGGAAAAACAGCAGGCTCAAGCTGAACAGGAGAAAATAAAAGTACAAAAACAAACAGAAAAATTACAGGCAGAGGCAGATGCAAATATTGAGATTACAAAAGCAAAAGCTGATGCTGAGAAAACAAGAATTGCATCAGAATCTCAGGCGAAAGCAAATAAAGAATTAAGTGCTTCTATTACTGATAAGTTAATCAGAATGAAAGAAGCAGAAGCACATTATAAGAATGGTTGGGTTACTGTACAAGGAGCAGGAAATACTGTAGTTGATGCAACAGAGAAATAAATAGTGTAGACATGGTGTGATTCTATATAAAGAAATATAGAATGGTAGGGTTCGATTCCCTACCTACACATTCAAAAATAAATAGGAAAGGGAAATAAATATGGCAAATATGGAAGTAAAAATTTTGATAATGGCGAAACTGGATGAAACACAAAAATGGTATGGTATAGAAATCAATATGTGAGGTGGATTATGAGAAATATAGATAGACTTAGAGTAATGTCACTTGAGGAAATTGCCCCGTATTTAGTTCATAGAACTATGATTAATAAATCAGAAGTTTGGTGTAGTCCTAGTGGATTTATATTTAGAAACGAAGAAGATGCAATTGAGAATTGTATTCATTGGCTAGATAGAGAATATCATAAAGAAAATTAAAGGATAAGAATAAATAAATTCTGAATTTCATGGAGAATAAAAATGGGAGAAGATAATAAAGAGATTAAGAAAATGTATTTAATGAGTGGTGATAAACCGATTATGCAAATTAATGATATTCAAGATGATGATTTAAAATATGAATACAATACAAAATATAAATCACGATTAGATACATATGATGGATCATTTTGTATTAATACATCAGAACCTATTGATTATAAAAAGATACTTAAAGTTTTTGGTGTGGATGAGTCTAAGATTCCTGACAAATATGATATTCAAGTTTTAAAACTTATTCCATGTAGATGGCATAAAAAGAAGAGAATTAATAAAAAGATGTTAAAGAAACATGGACATCCAAATTATATTAAGAGATTTGAAACTGTAAAAGGGTGGAAGTTAAATTCATACACAAATGGAGAATTTGAATTTGTAAAGGATGGCGATGAATGGTGAAAAATGTTCTAACCCCAATATATTCAAGAAAATGTTGAAGTTATTAAAGCGTTAAATGTTCTTGTAAATAAATTATCATAAAGGAGAAATTATTAGTGGCGAAGAAAAATTATATGAAAGAACTTCTTGAACAATACGGTAGGCTTGATATGAGTTATCGAAATAGTTTTAATCAAGGTGATATTGTTCAGCATTTTAAAAGAGAAATAACAAATACAGTAAATTCACCAAATGAATATCTTTATAAAATCTTATGTATTGCAAAGCATACAGAGAAAGACGAATATATGGTTGTGTATCAAGCATTGTATGGACAGTTTGAAATTTATGTAAGACCTTATAAGATGTTCATGAGCGAAGTAGATCATAAGAAATATCCTGAGATTAAACAGAAATATAGATTTGAAAAGTGGAATGGAGAATAAATAAATGGCATGTGAGAAATATACAAATTGTGAATATTGCAAAAAAGATTATAATTGTCCATGCGATCATATGGGGGATGGAAGTCCTTGGTGTGGAGAATTTCAATGCACAGTAGATAATTGTAAAAGATATGAGTGTATCTCATATGAAGAAAAATTATTCGAGATGAGAGGATATTGAAGGGAGAATGTATACATATGAAGTATAGTGACAATATTACAATTCAAAAATTCATAGAACAGTTGATTGATGCATTAAAATACGAAAATGAATGTAAAGAATCATATGATGAAAAGTTTAATATTCCATTTTTAGTATCTAGTTTATGGGAAGATTTAACGAAAAACTACAGATGTTATGATGAATTTTGTTCAGATTTAAGAAATTGTGACGATTATGACATTGTGATTCATGATAGTGATTATTATATCTGTAAAGTGAATGTAATTATTTATAATGGTAGTGATGGATGGGGAAATCTAAAACCAGATTTCGAATATGAAATTACATTTGGTTATGTTGAACGTAATTGGGGATATTGTAAATGTAGTCCTTGGGATAAAGATTATAGAAAAGATAAACATTGTTGTGGTCATGGATGTGATTGGGATGCTCCTTGGATTATGGTAAGAAAAAGTTTTTTTGTATCGGAACATTCATGGAGTGGAGATGAACATGATTTTTGGGACTTTGAAGATAAGTTTTATGCGAATGATAAAGAAGAAAATGAAAAGAAACTTTTGGCAGAAAGAGAATATAAGATTAAGAGTCTTAAAGAAACCATTGAAAATGCTCAAAAAGAGTTAAAAAAGTTAGAGAATTTATAAATGAAACTTTCGTTTCAGGAAAAGAGAATAAATGATTAATGTAGTAGAAGATATTGCTAAAATTATGAAATATGACAAATCTCATAATGTAAAAGTTGTAGTTAAACCAAATGGAATTACAGTATCGCTTAGTGAAGGAATTCTTAATGATTTTTGTGATATTCCAATAAAATATAATCGCTTAGACGGAATATATATTGATAATAAAAAGCAAAAGGGAGTAATTGGTATTTGCGACATTAATATTGTTAAAGATATTATGGAATATCTTGAAAATCATATGAGTGAACTTGATGAGTTATGTACTCAATGTAATTGGTCAGGTAGACAGGAAGATAATTAAAATCCAAATTTCATCGGAGAAAAGGAGAATAATATTTATGAAAACATTAAAAGAAACAGTAGAAATGATGAATAGCACAGATTACAAAGAGAGATTTATTGCTGAATATGACCAGTTAGTTATCAGATATAAAGGTCTTAAAAATATGTTAGATAAATGGGATAGAGACGAGTTAGAATTTAAACCTACTTGTCCAAGAAGTACATATAATATGCAAATTAAAGCAATGACAGATTATATTGCTGTTTTAGAAGCTAGAGCTGTTATGGAAAATGTAGAATTATAAAAAAGAATAATTTCCGAGTAAAACAAAAAATAAATCTTATGGATTCAATCGAATCAAACTTTCAAATAAAAATAGAACAGAGAATAAATATATAGGTGGTAACAGCATACCTTTAGCTTTGTGTACTCTGAAAAGCTATAAATCACTGTTTTATATAAAATTTTACATAGATTTACTTCATGTTACGTCTGAAATGACGCTTATATAGATTAATTATTATTTTATATTTTTTACTTATAGGAGGATATTGTTAATGAAAAAACTTATGGATTTAGTAACTGTAACTGGTGAACTTGTAAAAAATGGCATTGAAGAATTTGAACATGAAGGAGTAGAGAAAATTGGTGGAATTCTTGTACTTAGAACAGCAGATGATAGTGAACATGAGATTAATTTTTCTTCTCCAAAATATAAGAAAGATGAAAATAAAAACTTCACATCCGAAGAAAGTTATTTTTATAAGAAATATTTAGATGCAATGAACAACCTGAAAGATCTTGAGCATTGTAAAGAAGGAGAAAAACCCGATATTATTTCCATTACAGACGGTTCATTTTCAGTAAATGATTTTAAGGGTAATGATGGTAATGTTGTTTCAACAAATAAAGTATATGCAAAATTTATTAATAAAGTTGAACCAAAAGATTATGATTCATCAGTATTAGAAGCAAAATTTGAAGTTGAAGGAGTCATCGAATCAATTTCAGATGAAATGACAAAAAATGGATTAACTGGAAATCTAATCGTTGTCATGGATGCAATTAGACAGAATCAGAAAGATTTTAAAGATTCTAATTCTTATGAGGTAGATTCATTTATTCCAATTAGAATGACTGTTGATAAATCAATGGCAGATGCATTTAGAAATGCAGGTTATTATGAAGGTGGATTTGCAAAATTTGTTGGAACAGTTATCAATACTGTTAGTTATGAAGAAGTTACAGAAAAAGCAGCATTTGGTACAGATATTGTAAAGAAAGTAAAAAAGACCGTTAAAAAGAATTTAATTAAGTCTGGAACTGCGGTTAGTACAGTATTTGAGCATGAGCTTACGCAGGATATTATTGATACATTAAAATCTAAGAGAAAAGCTAAGTTAGCTGAAATTAAAGCAGGTAAGTCATCTTCTCAGACAGCAGAAGGATTCCAGAAGAATACTAGCACACCTGCTCCACAGACTACATATAATCCATTTGCACAGTAATAAGCGATAAAATAAACTTACTCAAGATTAATCTTGAGTAAGTAAACAACATTTAAAAATAAAGGAGATAAATTATTAATGATTGGAAATTTATTAGATTTAAAACCAAATAAAGTATCAGTTGATTTAACTCAGTATTCTACAGTTTGGATGGGAGATACGGGTGTTGGTAAAACAACAACTTTTATGAAATTTTTAAAAGAACTTGTGCCTGATAAAGATCCGCTATTTTTAGAATTTGAAGATAGATTTCAGAATATTCCGGGGATTATGGCTGTAAAAATTGATACAATGGCAGATTTGAAATCAGTCATTGGTCAGTTAAGAAATCCTGAATTTAAAAAGAGATTTTCATGTATTGTAATTGATACACTTGATAAATTTGAAGAGAGTTGTGAAAGATATGTACTTGAAAATAGGGATGCAGAAATTTTAAAGGATGTTGGCGCATTTGGAGAAGGCTCTCTTCGCTTTAAAAGTGCGTTAAGAAATATTGGTATTATTCAGAGTCTTGGATATACAGTACATTTTATTGCACAATCAACACATAGTAAAGATTTCGATACAAAGAAAGAAAGCGATACATTAAAGCTTAATAAAAATACATTTTCATATTGTAGAGAAGCTGCTTATCTTGTTGGATATATGTATAGAGAAAAGGACGAAAGATTTATTACATTTAAGAAAACAGATAAATATCCAGATTTAAAGGATACATTTAATCTTCCAGATAAAATCAATGTTAAAGATTTAAAATCAACTTGGGTAAAAGCTGTTGAAGATTTGGGTGGAGATTTTACAACTAAAGAAAAGACAATTGATAAGGCTACACCAGTTGAAGATTTTGACGCAATTAAAGCAAGAGGAGTTGAACTTGGTGGAATACTTGCATCAAATGGACATCTTGCAGAAGCAACAGCAGTTCTTCAGAGAAATCTTGGTCTTGATGATAATGGACATGTAAAAATGTTTGATACACTTAGGGATACACAGTTAGATTTAACAAAAGTAATCGTAATGGAACTTGAAGATTTAATTAAAAAATATAAAATTAAAGCATAAATATTAAAACTATAAACATGGGGATGGGATTTTCCATCCCTCTTATTTTAAAGTGAGATGTATATGGCTAGATTATCAACATGTAAAAGTTGTGGAAAAAAACTACAACCAGAAGAAAAATATACACATGCTTCAAAAACATATTGTAAAAAGTGTTATGAGAAAATTGAAAGAGAATCTATTGAATATAAACAGTTGATTGAATTTATTTGTAATAATTATAAATTAGATAAGCCAACTGGGTATATTCTCAAACAAATTAAAGAGTTTAAAACTGAATATGAGTATTCATACGCAGCAATGACTTATACACTTTGGTATTGTAAAGAAGTGTTAAATAAATCTTTTATTGAAAAATATGGTATATCATTAATTAAATATTATTACAATGAAGCCAAAAATTATTATTCACAACAGGAAAAATTGAAAGAGCAAATCAATAAATTGTCAGATATAAAAATCAAGACTAAGATTGTCAAAAAAACTTCTATAAACTCCAAAAAAAAATCAACATCTTTGATAGATTTGGAGGATTTGTTAAAAGGTGGTGATTTAAATTAATATTAATCAGCAGGTAGATAAAAAAGCTATTTTTTTGTTATTTGGGTGTTACTGTTTAAATCCAAGATATGTATTAGATGAAAAATACTCAACAAATGAAAATGATTATCCTGAAAATTTTCATAAAATGATTTGGGGTGCGATTGTAAACATTGCCAAGAAAGGAAATGTCAAAAAAATTACCCCTATTGATATAGAAAATGAAATTTCCCAATTTAATACAGCTATTTCGCTTTGGAAGAATAATGATGGTTGGGGATATATTGAATCAGCTATTGATATGTCATCTGATAAGACTATGAACATTGGAAAATATTATGATGATGTTCGTAAATATTCTATTGTTAGAAATGCCGCAGAATCATTGAAAATGGATATTAGTTTTTTATATGATGAAAATGACGATGAAAAGTTAGAAGCATTTAATAGATTAACAAGTATGGATGTTCTCAATGCAATAAATAATAAATTTATGGACTTTAAATCTATGTGGAAAAATAGATTTAGTGATAACTATTCATTCAAAGTGGGAGATGGAATTACAAATAGATTAAATGAACACAAAGAACAACAGAATGTATATGGTTATCCTTTTCAATCAAGGTATTTAACAACTGTATATAGAGGTATGCGACCTAAAAAATACATATTGAGGAGTTCTGTATCAGGTGGTGGCAAAACAAGAAATTCACTTGCAGATGGATGCAATATGGTATCCGATCGAATATATGATTGGAATAAAAAAGAATGGATTTCCACAGGTGATAGTCAACCAGTATTATTTATTTCTACAGAATTAGAAAAAGAAGAAATTCAAGATATTATTCTTGCACATGTAAGTGGTATTGAACAAGAAAGAATTGAAATTTGGGATGATATTACACCAGAAGAAGAAAAAATTCTCAATGAATCGGCAAAATATATTGAGACATATGAATATTATGTTGAATATATGCCTGATTTTACAATTGACCTTATTTCAGAAACTATTGAAAAATATATTTTGAATTATAAAATAGTTGCTTGTTTTTTTGATTACATTAATGATTCCCCTTCATTGTATGAATATTATTACAATAAAACTCACACAAGACTTAGAACGGATCAAATTCTCTTCTTATTTAGTGAGTCATTAAAATTGGTATGTAATAAATTTAATATATATTTAGGTTCTTCAACGCAGTTGAATGACAATTATAAAGAAGATGGTAATAAAGATGCAGGAGCATTAAAAGGTTCTAAGGCTATTATTGAAAAAGCAGATGGTGGTATTTTAGCACTTCCAGTAACTCATAAGGATTTAAAAAAACTCAAACCAATTCTTGAAAGTAATGGAAGTTTTGGAAAGTTAATTCCAAATATGTCATATTATATTTTCAAAAATCGTGGCGGTAAGTGGCACAATATCATTATTTGGACAAAACTTAATATGGGAACAATGAGAGAAGTTGATTGTTTTGTAACAAATTATAATTATGAACTTATAACTGATATTGAACAAACACTTATTGATTTTAAGCTTGATGATGTAGGTGATGTTGGAATTATTGAAACGGATGTAGATATCTCAGGGTCAGATTTGGCTATGGAATTATCAAAAAGTATCTAAGTAGGGAGGTATATGATGACCGCCCAAGAATTAAAAGAGAAATTAAAAGAAGAAGATATTAGAAAATTGCTCATAGAAATGGATGCAACTTTTTATTATGAAGATGATGATATATGGATTACAGACACTATATGTCATCATGGCACAAAACTTAAATTATATTATTATAAAGATTCGATGTCTTTTCACTGCTATACAGAATGTGGTCAATTGGATATCATTGGTGTGGTAATGGGATATAAAGACTACGAACAAGAAGAATTTCAAAAAGCTATAAATTGGATATGCGTAAAACTCAATCTTGATAATTATGAATATGGATTTGGTAAACAGGAACAAATTTCTGATTGGGAATTCATTAGAAAGTATAAAAAGAGTAGTAAAAAAGAATCAAAAGAAAGATTATTAGTTCCATATGATAAGAGAATTTTAAATATTTTTCAAGAAATGTATACAGAAGAATGGATTAAAGAGGGAATATCCGTAAAGACCATGAAAAAATATAACATTTTATATTCTACATGGCAGCAAAAAATTATAATTCCTCATTTTGATATAAATAACCAATTAATAGGTGTCCGTGGAAGATCATTAATAAACGAAGATATTGAATTGTTTGGCAAATATACCCCATTTAAAATCGGAAGAAAATTTTACAATCATTCACTTGGAATGAATTTATTTGGGTTAAATCATAATATAAAAACTATCCAAAAAAAAAGAAAAATCATGCTTGTAGAAGCTGAAAAATCAGTTCTACAAACAGACACTATGTTTGGAGAAGATAATTTTACTGTTGCATTATGTGGAAGTAATTTAACAGATTATCAAAAAGGATTGATTTTAATGTTAGGTGTAAGGGAAGTGATAATTGCATTGGACAAACAATACGAAATCATTGATTCTGATGAATGTAAAAAGTGGGCTAAACACATAAAAGATAAAATTATTGATAAATTGAGTCCGTTTGTAACTGTTTCGGTTCTTTGGGATACAAATGATTTACTTAGATATAAGGATAGCCCAACAGATAGAGGAAAAGAAATTTTAATTCAACTAATGGAGAATAAAATATATGTGGGAACTAATCAATAAATAAGGTGGTGTAATGTGAGTTTTAAATATGATGTACTTGGACGTGTGAGATTTGGATATGAATTGAATGATATTTTAACATTAAAAGGTATCGAAGATATTGATTCTTTTTTACATCCTACTATTAAAAATACAGAGAGTGAATTACTCTTTGATAATATTGAAAAAGCAAGAGATGTATTTGTAAAGCATATTGAAAATAAGAACATTATAGATTTGTTAGTAGATTGTGATGTTGATGGTTTTACATCAGCATCTAACATTTATCAATATACAAAACAAATAAATCCTAATATTGAAATAAGATGTTTTATTCACAAAGGTAAAATACATGGATTATATGAATTTGTAGATGTAATGTGTGAAGATGATTCAAAACTTGTTATTATTCCAGATGCAGGTTCAGGAGATTCAAAAGAATGTGAAAAATTAATTAAGAGTGGAAAAGATGTTATTATTTTAGATCATCATAGTATTGATGCTTCTGATAATCCTGCAATAGTAGTTAACAATCAACTTTCAAATAAAGTAACTGATAAAGCTATGACAGGAGTTGGAATTACATATAAATTTACAAAATTATTAGATGAATATTATGGTGTAAAATATGCAGATGATTATTTAGATTTAGTTGCATTAGGTATGATTGGGGATAGAGCAGATGTAGTTAATCTTCAAACAAGATATTTAATTTTAAAAGGATTAGAACAGATACGAAATAAAGTAAGTAAAAATAAACTTATATCTGTTTTGGTGGATGCTCAAATGTATTCAATGAATAATAAAATCACAATAAATGGTATTGGATTTTATATTTGCCCTCTTATGAACTCAATGATTCGATTAGGAGAATATGAAGATAAATGTTATATGTTTGAAGCATTGTGTAATTCAGATAAGATGCTTGATAGAAAAGTACGAGGAAAAGGAGTAGTAAACATGACTATTCAAGAGTACGTTCTTAAAGCTTGTCAATCATCAAATAGAAAGCAGAAAAAAATAACAGAAAATAGTGCCGCTGCTTTATCTGAAGAAATCAAACAATTTAATTTGAATAAATTGCCTATTCTTGTATGTAATGCAAAAGATAATGTTGACAGTAATTCTACTGGTCTTATTGCTAATAGACTTGCAGACCAATATCAACGTCCATGTTTATTAATGAGAAGAAAAGGTGATGTATGTAGAGGAAGTGGTAGAGGAAGTGATAAATGTGAAATTTTAAATTTTAATCAATGGTGTAAAGATACAGGATTGTTTAATAAAGTAGAAGGACATCCAAACGCATTTGGATGTGAAATTTATTTTGAAAATACAAATAAATTATTTTCGTTGCTGTCAACAATGAGAAAAATTGATGAACCTACATATCATGTATATAACGTATATGAAGCAAATCAAATTCACGATCAAATAATTAAAAATGTTGCTAAATGGGATGGAATTTGGGGTAACACTGTATCTGAACCTATTTTTCTTATCAAGAATGTTCCATGTAATAAATATAGTCTTTATTTGTTAGGTGCAAAACAGAACAAAATTGAATTTGCGTATCATAATATAAAATTTGTAAAACAGACAAGAGGTAGTTCATTAGCTTCTTTATATAAAGAAATTATTTCTATTGGAGATAATTTTGAATTTGATATTGTAGGAAGATTTTCTATTGATTATAAATCAGGTAAAGTAGCACAAGTAATAGTTGAGGATTGGATGTTTTATAAGAGTGAAAAAGTTTCTGGATTTACATTTGGATAAGGATGGTGATTGATATAATAGATAAAAGTATAATTTGGGGTTATGATTTCGAAGTATACTCAGCTATACCAGGAGGAGGTTGGTTTTGTGTTACATTTATAAATTATGAAGATAGAAAAAATAAAATAGTTATAATAAATGATAGAGTAAAATTAACAGGATTTTATAATAACCATAAAGATGATATTTTTATTTCATATAATGGCAGACAGTATGATACGGGAATTTTTAAAGGAATTCTTGATGGAATTAATGTTGGATATGTAAATGATAAGCTCATTAAAGAGGGTAAAAAACCTTTTCAAGTTGTAAAAAATGCAAAGAAATATCCATTAAATGATTATGATACTATTTTAAAAGATAAATCGTTGAAGCAGTTAGAAGCTTTTATGGGAGATGATATTAGAGAAACAGAAGTTGACTTTAATATTGATAGAGAACTTACAGATGAAGAAATAGAACAGACATTATATTATAATGAACATGATGTAATTGAAGTATTAAGAGTTCTTGATTACTGTTGGGATGATTTTGAAGGTCAATTAGATATCATTGAATTATATGGTCTTGATATGTCATACTTCACAAAGACAAAAGTTCAATTAGCTTCTAAAATTCTAAATGCCGTAAACCAACATACTCTCGATGATGAATTTGATATTCGCCTTCCAGAAACAATTCAATTATCTGATAAATACAAATTTATTCCAGAATGGTATATGAATCCTAAAAATTGGAGATATAAAGAACATCTTCGGTCAGAAGACAATCAGCATAATAATCAGTTATGCTGCAATGTTGCAGGAATTCCTCATGTATTTGCATGGGGAGGGTGTCATGGTGCTGATGACAAAGAAGCTGTATTTGAAGGAATTATTCTACATGCTGACGTAGCTTCAATGTATCCTACAACAGATATCGAATATGATTTGTTGAGTAGAAAATTCAAAAATCCTGATGATTTTAAACAAATGAAAAACTTTAGATTGAAATTAAAAGACGAAGGAAATTCTAAAAATAAAGCTCTCAAACCTATGATTAATGGTGTATATGGAGCAACTAAAGATAGAAATAATCCAGCATATGATCCATTAATGGCTAATTTAACTTGTATATTTGGACAAATGTTTATTCTTGATTTGATTGATAAACTTGAACCTTATTGTAGATTATTACAGACAAATACAGATGGTATTTTTGTTCTTTGTGAGAATGAAGACATGAAGAATAAGGTAATTGAGATTACAAATGAGGTTGGGAAACGACTTCGAATGGAATTTGAAATTGATGAATATACAAAACTCATTCAAAAAGATGTAAATAATTACATTGCTGTTATGAAAAATGGAAAACTGGAATGTAAAGGAGCAATGGTTAAATTCAATAAACCCATTGATAATGATTTACCTATCCTTAATGATGCAGTTAGAAATTATTTAGCTTATAGTATTCCAGTTGAACAAACTATCAATGAATGTACAGAATATATCAAATTCCAAAAAGTTATTAAGTTGTCTGCAAAATATAAAGAAATTTGGTATGGAAATGGTATAGCTGCAAAAGATAATAAGATCACATCAATAGACGGGGAATTATTAAAAGGTAAAGTACATAGAGTATTTGCTAGTAAAAGAGTGTCTGATGGTTCTATTTATAAATTAAAAATTGAGAAAGGTGTTAAATCTTATGAACAGTTTGCAAATACACCTAAACATTTATTTATAGATAATGAAGATATTCATGAAAAAAGCATTCCTAAACATTTAGATAAAGAGTATTACATTAATGAAGCAAAGAAACGAATTGAAATGTTTTTAACTAAAGATGAAGAAAAAATGGATGAAACTCCAAACATTTTATTTAAATGTATGTGTGAGAGTTCTACATTTTATGATTTTTTAGAAAAGTGTTTAGAGAATAAAATAACGAAGAAAATTTTAGAACAATATCTTATTGCTGATTGTTGTTCAAATTATGGAAAAACAAAAAAATTATTGTTATTTAGAGATTATTTTTATATGCTGCATGGGAAAAATAAAATAACAATAACTACATTAAATAAAAAAATCTCTGATGAAATTATCAAATCTATTGTGATTTCAAATGCTGAATTATCAAAAACAGGTAAATCTTATAATAATCTTAACTCTAAAAAAGCTCTTTTAGAAATATTCAATATTATTCCAGATGAACATATTAATCCATATGAAATTATGGAGATGCAGGTTAATAAATTTGGAACAGTGAGATATAAAAATCCATTGTTTGTTAATAGATATTTTGTTTTAAATACAAGAAATGTTATTGCACCTAACTTAATTCTTTATAATATGGGAAATGGAGAAATACAGTATAGGAAGATTAAAAAAGAAATATTTAAAATTCTTCCTTTACAAGACGGAGATATTATTGATGTTAAAAATTCTGAGAAACAATTTGCCATGAAAATTATAGGGAAAGATGATGAAGGAAAGAATATTGTGGTTGCTGATATAGATAAAGAATATGACGTAATTACTCAATATGACATTGTTTATAGAAAGTATGGTAAAGGAAATTCACTTATAACAGATTGCGAGGTATGTTAATGATTGAAGAAAAAATTTTAAAATTTGAATGTGTTTTGGATAGAATATTCTATCCTAAATATTCAAAAAAAATAAAAAGTGGAGAGTTTGGAATTTTTAAAGTAAATATAACGAAATTACTTGAATTTACAAATTATGATAAACCTCAAATTAAATTAAAAGGAATATGCCCAAGTGTAGAATATGGAACAACATATAAAGTATATTGTAAACTTTCAGAAGTTAATGAGCAATACGGAGACACATACGAAATTGTATATATTAGTAAATGTATTGATATTTCAAGTAAAGATAAACAGAAAGAATTCCTTAAAAATGTATTAAATGAAAATCTTGTTGATAAACTATTCGATGAATATGATGATGTAATTCAACTTTTAGAGAATAGAGACATAAAATCTCTTATGAAAATCAAAGGAATTGGCAATCAGGTAGCTTTAAAAATGATTGATGAATATGAAGAATCAAAAGATTATAGTTCTATTTATATGGAACTTGGACAGTTAGGGTTAACACATACATTTATCAAAAAATTAGTAGACTTTTATCATTCACCAGATACAGTAATTGACGTTGTAAGAAATAATCCATATGACTTAGTGCGTATGGATGGTGTGGGATTTAAAAAAGCAGATGAAGTAGCTTGTAAAGTAGGGATTGGTCAATATGATATTAGACGAGTTAAAGGATTTTTATTACATTGTTTAAATGAGCAAGGAGAAGCAGGAAAGAGTTATATTAATTATCAAGAATTGATGAAAGCATTATATGATACATTAGGATATATTCCAGAAGAAGTTATAAATACTACAGCGAAACAAATGATGGATGATAATGATGTTGTAGTTCTTAATAATGGTTCAAAAATTGCACTCAAAAAATTTTACAATTTAGAAAAAAATATAATGAATGAATTAATAAGACTTCAAATCGGGCTTATAGAAGTTGTAGAAAATGATTCATATGGAATAGGTCTTCATGATGATTATATTCCAAAATCATTTAATATTGGTAATTGGGAAACAATTGTTAAGAAAGTAGAAGAAGAACAAGGTTTTAATTTTACAGAAGAACAAATAGCTGCTATTAAATTAAGTTTGGATAATCATGTAATGGCTTTAACTGGATTAGCAGGAGCGGGAAAAACCAGCACAGCTAATGGTATTTGCTCATTATATGATAACTATAATATTTTAGCTTGTGCATTATCTGGCAAAGCAAGTGTAAGAATTACAGAAGCTACGGGACTTCCAGCTAGTACAATTCATAGAGCTTTAGGATATCAAAATGGCAAATTTATGTTTAACAAAGAGAATAAATTAGCAGTCGATATTGTTTTGATTGATGAAGCAACTATGATAAACGGTACATTGTTTTTATCCTTGCTTGAAGCAATCCCAACAGGTGCAAAAGTAATTATTATGGGTGATGTTCAACAGCTAACACCTATTGGTAATTGTCAAGTATTTGCTGATATTCTTGATAGTAATGTACTTCCTGTTGTAAAACTTACTAAACCACATAGACAGGCTCTTATGAGTGGTATTATCCCTACATCAATTAAAGTAGCAAATCAAGAACAAATTTTTAATAATAAATTTGAAGGATATGCTATACTTGGCGAATTAAAAGATATGGAATTAGATATATCTAATTCAAAAGAATCTATGGCAGATTGTATCATTCGACATTTTCAAACTGAAATGGAGAAATTTGATAATATTATGGAAGTTCAAGTATGTGTTCCTATGAGATTAAAAGGAGAACTCTCTTGTTATAATCTTAATACTAAAATTCAGAATATTTATAATCCAAAATTCAACAATGGTAATGAGATTGAAATTTTCTTAGAAAAAAAGAATGATGAAGCTAAGAAATATACGATTAGAGTTGGAGATAAGGTACTTAATACAAAAAATAATTATAAATGTACAAATTCAGAAGGTGATATAACACCTGTGTTTAATGGAAATATAGGAATCGTTAAGGAAATTGAAGACAATGGATATTGTACAATTAATTTTATTGGTATCGGAGAAGTATTATTTAGTAAAAGCGATTCAAAAAATCTTGAATTGGCATATGCGTGTACCACACATAAGATGCAAGGATCTGGTTTTACATCAACAATTGTTGGTATGGATACAAGTAGCTATATTATGAATAATTCAGAATTACTTTATACAGCCATTACAAGAGCAAAAAAATATTGTGTATTAGTTGGTAATAATTATGCTATTAGAAAGGCTATTCAAACTAAAGAAGTAAAGACAAAGCAAACATTTTTAAAAGATATGTTACTTGAAAATGCTTATAGATTAAAAAACGAAAAAGGAGAATAAAATTATATGGCAAATATTTATGAATTAACAAATGACTTTTTAGAACTTCTCAATATGTTAGAAGACGAGGAAGTTGATGAAGAAGTGATTATGGATACTCTTGAATCAATTGAATACGAAATCGAAGATAAAGCAGATGGATATGCGAAAATTATTAAGGCTCTTGAAGCAGATGTAGATGGTATTCAGAAAGAAAATAACCGACTTACATCTCGTAAAAAAACATATGAAAATCGTATCAAATGGTTGAAACAAAATCTTGAAATGTGTATGAGAGCAACAGGTAAAAAGAAATTTACAACAGATTTATTTTCATTTAATATTCAGAAGAATGGTGGTAAAAGAAAACTTACAATTGATGTTGATGTAGAGAATATTCCAGAAGAATATAGAATTAAACAACCCGATGCTGTAGATGGAGAAAAGCTGAGAGATTATTTAAAGGAAAATGGATTCGAAGGACAAGATGGTTCACTTAATTGTGAGTGGTGTCATTTAGAACCACAGAGCGAAAGTTTGAGAATTAGATAACTAAATGAAAGCAGAATTTCAATTAACCCAATTATAAAATTTGTATATAAAAGGAGAAGAAAAAGATAAAACAAGATAGTATTTTTTATGATGATTATGATATGAAACTAAAAGAATTATTAGAATCAATGAGAACGTATCCTTCTCTTAGCGAAGTTCTGGATGAGATTTGTAATGAAGTCCAATTAAAACAAGATACAATTTCATCTCTTAAAAAGAGAATAAAATATTGTAAGAATCCAATAGAAAAGAAAAACTTAGAACGAGAATTGACTAATTTATATAAGAAACGTAAAAGAAAAAGTGAACGTATTAAAGGAGAATTGAATAGTGTTAATTCCTAGAGTAAAAGCAAAAGAATTTATTAAATATGGATTCAAAAAATGCAAAGGTGCTCCATCAGATGCAGACCGCTATTATCTTTGCGTTGCAAGGGGTGCAAGATATTATTTGTAAGTAATATTTTCTTTGATGTATTTAATTGGAATAAGGATGACCCACGAATACATAAAAATCCTAATTGTAAATATAGAGACAAGCGAGATTATTTGGATATAATTTATGAATTAATTAAGAATGGTATGTTAATGAGTATTTACAGTAAAAACGGAGAGAAAATATTACGTAAGAATGATGTAATTAAAGCAGTAGATAATCATACTAATAATGATGGGATATTAGATAATGACATTTCTTGTATTTTAGAAGAAGTGAAAGGTTATTAGAAGGGAGAATAAATACATATGGAAATTTTAAATAATCCTAGAGGAACTGGTAAAACTACAATTATCGTTAATAAAGCGATTAAAACAGGATATCCAATTCTTGTAGGAACAGAATGTCAGAAACAATTTCTTGAAAGCATAACAGAAAAATACATTAAAGTGTATACAGTCGAAGAATTTACTTACTTAAAGGAAAAGCCAGAACATATTTTAATTGATGAATTACCTCGTGTTTTATATGAATTATTGGAGACAGATGTTGAATTAGCAACTATGACAAGTAAGTCACTTGAAATGTATGATATTGTAAATAAATGAAACCGTTGTTTCATAAGGAAATGGAGATAATAATAAATAATGTAAGGAAAAGATATATGAGATTAAGTAAAATATCAGAATATGTACTAGACAATAATCCAGATTGCTGTGTTAGATGCATGATATAAGCGAGGTATAGAAATTGAACAAAGAAGAAAGAAAAGATAAAATTTTTTATAGCGTATTTATTGTTGTAGTGATTATTTTTGTTTCATTTTTAATGTATTATTGGACTCATCCAAAATCAAGAAATGTCTCTTATTATAATAATGATAATTATTATATGGTTAATGCCATAACGGGAAACAATGAAAGTTCCCCTGATAATTGGCACTTTGGAGCAATTAAAAAAGAGGATTATAATTCGTGGAAAGATGGAACAGTAACCACTGTTTGGATTGTTAGTCCAAAAGATATAACTAGAGGATGGAGACTTAGATGTAATACAATTTCTACTATTATTATTTACGATAGAGAACATTTACCGTTAAGATTTTGAAGTATAAAAGGAGAATAATACAATGGCAAGAATGAAAGTATTTAACAAAGAATATTTAACAAAGGAACTAGGTTTACCATATGATTGTGAGTTAATTGAAGATGATATCATTGATACTACTCGATGGTCAATAGTTCATGAGATTGTATTTGAAGATAAAGGAAAATTTTATATGACTACATATTCAGAAGGAGCAACAGAATATCAGGATGAAAGACCTTGGGAATATGAAGATGAAGTTAAATGTACAGAAGTAGAACTTAAAGAAGTTAAAGTTAAAAAATGGATTCCTGTAGAGGATGAATAAATATGTCAAATCATATCTACAAGCTTTAGAAGAAACATTAGTCATGAAGTATAATATTTCATCACATAAAGCAAAAACAATTATTCAAAATTCATATGTAATTGAATGTTTACGAGATTATCTGGAAGAAAGTTTACATGAGTATATAGAAACTGTCGCAGATATTATATATGGTGATTATATAGAAAAGAGGTAAATAAATGCCAGTAAGCAATGATAATTTTTATAAACCAGAAGAAGCTCTACACGAATTGCAAGTACAAGAAACTATTCTTAAAACAGCAATTGATGTACAAGTCGTATTGAGGATATTAGTTGATAAAGAGATAGCAACCCGTGAAGAAGTGCAAAAATATAGAGAAGAAGTAAGCAATAGCCCTAAATATAAAATCGTACTTGATGATATTAAAAGACAAAAAGCAGGATTCCAAGCTGCTAAAGATAATCCTCAAGAATATTTACAAGCATTATTGAGAGCAAAAATGAATGGTAATATAAAATGAAATTTTTCTTTCATCAATCAGGAGGTCAATATGAGAGATAAGAATAGAATACCAGAATTTATTACATATTTTATAAAAAGGAAGTGATTGTTTATTGCCAAAAGAACAGTATAAAAAATATTATATGTGTGAACCAATACATAAAAGCAATTTAGAGAATACCTATTATAAAGTGCGTTGTTATTATAATGCAAAAACTGAGTTATATGATAGAACACTTACTGATGAACGGGAGCCTTGGGATAATACAAGTGCTTTTATACATAACGGATATATAAGAAAATTGTCTAATGAATATGCTATTTATCTATATAGATTTTGTAAACATGTATTAAGTTCACAAGAGCCACATCAAAAGTTTGATTACAATATGTGGAAATCAACAAACAATAATAGATATAAAGCTCAATATTGGATTGATGAATATGAAAGATTAAAGTCTAATGGAGAATTAGATTTTATAGAGAAATATATATTTGGTGAAAAGGAGATTTAATGAACTACGAAGATTTTCTAAAACAAAAGGATTACGTTCTGGAAAGTAGCGGATTTAGTATTGATAAAGATAAATTAAATCCAATGTTATTTGACTTCCAGAAAGATGTAGTGAGATGGGCGTTAGCAAAAGGTAGAGCTTGTATTTTTGCAGAGTGTGGGCTTGGGAAGACTGCCATGCAACTTTCATGGGCGCATCAAGTACATCTACATACAGGTGGCAAAGTTTTAATTCTTGCGCCATTATCGGTTGCAGATCAAACGAAAAGAGAAGCGGAGAAATTTCATTATATTGCAAAAGTATGTGAGAAACAAGAAGATTGTATTGATGGAATCAATATTACAAACTATGAAAAGCTAGACAAATTCGTAGCAAATGAATTTGTTGGAGTAGTCTTAGACGAGAGTTCAATTCTTAAATCCTACACTGGTAAAGTGAGGACTTCTATTATCGAAAATTTCCAAAATGTTCCCTATAAATTAGCTTGTACTGCGACACCTGCTCCAAATGATTATATGGAGTTGGGAAATCATTCTGAATTTTGTGGAGTTATGACACGTTCAGAGATGCTATCAATGTTCTTTGTTCATGATGGTGGTCAAACATCTAAGTGGAGATTAAAAGGTCATGCAAAAGATGCATTTTGGCAATGGATGGCAAGTTGGTCTGTATTTATTGATAATCCATCAAATTTAGGATATGACGGTACAGATTATGAATTACCTAATTTGAATATTCATGAAATTATAGTTGATGGAGATGAACCATTTACTGAATCACTTACATTAACAGAACGTAGAAACGCAAGAAAAGAAACTCTTGAATTAAGATGTCAAAAGGCTGCGGAATTGGTAAATAGTTCAGATGAACAGTGGTTAGTTTGGTGTGATTTAAATGCAGAAGGCGATAGATTAAATGAGCTGATTGAAGAAAGTAAAAATGTACAAGGAAGTGATAAGAATAAATACAAGAGTGAAACAATGTTATCATTCTCAGATGAAACATTAAAATGTCTTATCAGCAAACCAAAATTAGCAGGCTATGGCATGAATTGGCAGAATTGTCACAATGTCATTTTTACAGGACTTTCTGATAGTTTTGAACAGTATTATCAGGCTGTAAGAAGATGTTGGCGTTTTGGTCAGACTCAAGAAGTTAATGTATACATAATCATTTCAGCAAAAGAAGGTTGTGTAAAAGAGAATATTGAAAGAAAACAGTTAGATTTTATCACTATGAGGGATGCAATGATTAATCTAACTAAAGAAATTACTAAGAAAGAGCTTAAATCAACGTGTAGGCTTACTACACTATATGAAGCAAATACAACAATGAAATTACCAAACTGGGAGGAATTTGAATAATGATGAACGTAATTGATCAAGCAGTAGCAAACAGATACGCACTATATCATGGAGATAGTGTAGAAATTACCAAAGAGATTCCAGATAATAGCATCCACTACACTATCTTTTCACCACCATTTTCACAATTATATGTGTATTCTAATTCAGATAGAGATATGGGCAACTGTAAAGGTGATGAAGAATTTTACAACCATTTTAAATATCTTGCAAAAGAATTATATAGAATTACAATGCCTGGACGACTTCTGAGTTTTCACTGCATGGATTTACCTCTCATGAAGTCAAGAGATGGTGTAATTGGACTGAAAGATTTTCCTGCGCTCATGCTTAAAATCTTTCAGGATTGTGGATTCATCTACCATAGTAAAGTAACTATTTGGAAGAATCCTGTTACAGAAATGCAAAGAACAAAAGCACTTGGGCTTTTACATAAACAGATTAAGAAAGATAGTAGTATGAGTCGTCAAGGACTTCCAGATTATGTGATTACGGTTAGGAAGCCTGGTGATAATCCAGAACGAGTTGAACATACAAATGAATCATTTCCTGTCAATGTATGGCAAAATTACGCTTCACCTGTATGGATGGACATTAGACAGAGTGATACATTACAGAGAAAATCAGCAAGGTCTGAACAGGATGAGAAACATATTTGTCCATTACAACTTGAAGTAATTCAGAGATGTATTGAATTATGGACGAATCCAAACGATATTGTATTTGATCCGTTTGGTGGAATTGGTTCTACTCCATATGTTGCACTTAAATTAGGAAGAAGAGGAATTACAAGTGAATTAAAAGATAGTTATTTTGAACAGTTAAAGAAAAATGTAGAGTCTGTGGCTGCCGAAGAACCAGAAGTATTTCCAGTTGGAGAAAAGAGTATTGAGGATGTAGTTGCATAAGCGGCTATATTCCTTAAATGAAATACGGATTTCATTAGAAAAATATTACTATATATTGTATATAAAATAATTAATAATACAATATATAGTATAGTGAAAGGAGTATGATATGAGTTGTCCAAGACCTAATGAAGAATGTCATGAATTTATGTGTGGTAGTTCTATGAATGAAATATGTACCGAAGGAATGTCATTAATAGGAAAAAGATGTGTGATTTTAGAAATAGAAAATAAAGTAGATTTTGAAAATAAGATGAATGAACATTTAACTAAAGGTTATAAAATTGAAGCAAGTTCATGCAACAGCAAATATTATAAAGCGATTTTAGTGTTAGGAGAATAAAATTGATAACATATCAAAATTTGGATGAATATGATTTCAAAATATCAGAAAATGATATGACAATAGACATTTCAAAGAAAATGTCACTGGAAGAAATGAGTAAAAAAATTGAAGCAGCGGGCGTAGATAATATTAATGAAGTAATTGATAAATTGATTAGTAATGGAAAATGTACAGTTACTATGGTTTAAGAGAGGAATTATAATAAATTATGAAAATTATTGTAGACGAAATGCCGAAACATCCATTTGATTGTCCATTATCAAAAATGAAGAATGATGATTGGATTTGCAGTAAATATAATTCAATATGTAACATTGATATGTGTGATTTGTTGAAATCCATTACAGATTTTTGTGTAGGTGAAGAAGTATACATGGATTCTTCGGGTGTAAAAATTATAAAGAATGGTCTTGATATTAAGAAAAAACAGAGGATGAATCATGGCAGTAATTGAGATTTGTGATATTTGTAGAAAAGAAGTTACAGATACAGACGGTATTACTCTCACATGTTCTGATATGAACGGGTTAGGATTTTTCGGGAATGACCCAGTAAGAGTGAAAAGACATTACAAAATTAGAATTTGTAAAAAATGTGTAGATAATATTAAAAAATATTGTAAGAGACAGAGAGAGGTACACGAAGAAAAAGATATTATATTAACTCATAAAGACACTGAAAGATTATTAAAAGAGAAAGGAATAATTAAATGAAATTCAAAACCGATAAATCAATTGACGATTGGGTAGAAAATCATAGAAAAAAAGGTTGCATTTCAAATGAAACTGCTGGAGAACAATTTGTATATGAATTTATTCCTACGGCAATCGGAGAAGCACAAAGTGTTAAATGTATGTGTTGTGATAAAGATTTTAAATTTTGGGATTTATAAATACTTGTGATTATGAAAGGAAATTGTATATGAGTGAACTTAAAATAAAAGAATTTTGCAAAGAAGTTTGAGAAAATAATGAAAAACATGGTTTTCGTGAATCAATTTTAAAACCAACAGATTTTGTTGCTTTAATACATAGTGAAGTTTCTGAAATATTAGAAGAATTTAGAAACGGAAGAGAAGCAACTGAAACATATTACAGAGAAGATGGAAAACCAGAAGGAGTTCCGTCAGAATTGGCAGATGTAGTAATTAGATGTTTTGATATGGCAGATTATTATAAAATTGATTTAGAATCTATAATTATTGAAAAAATGGAATTTAATAAAACAAGACCATACAAGCATGGAAAAAAGTTTTGATTTACAAATTTTAGAATAAAGAAAGAAGTAAATATTTATGACCAATCAAAAACAAATTTTTATAACAAATGGTATGGCAAGGTCAGGCAAGGATACTTTTGCTGAATATCTAAATGATTTTGTTCCTACGTTAAAATATTCATCCATTGATAAAGTAAAAGATATTGCAAGGCAATGTGGATGGGATGGAACAAAAGATGAAAAATCAAGAAAATTTCTAAGTGATTTAAAAATCTTAACAAGTAAATTCAATAATATGCCGTTTCGTGCAATAAAAACCACAGTAGATCAATTTAAAGAAGATAAAGAAAAGAGAATATTATTAATAGACATTCGTGAGCCAAAAGAGATTGAAAAAGCAAAAAAAGCTTTTGGTGCAAAAACTATTCTGATAAAAAGGAATGATGTTAAATCCATTACTTCTAATATGGCAGATGCAGGTGTATTTGACTATGATTATGATTTTGTAATAGAGAATAATGGGACGTTAGATGATTTTTATTGGGCAGTTTATAATTTTGCGAAGGAGAATATTTTAAATGATGAATAATCTTGAAATTATTAGAATCTTATTAAATGCAGAGCCTTATCATCCAATATATGTAAAAGACAATAAAGATAGAGAATATAAGTTAGAAGGTATTTATCTGGATAATGGTTTTGTAGAAATAAAAATTAAAGAGTTGGAGGAATAAAAAATGATTAAATTAGAAAATGTAGTTTTGGCAAGTCCAGAGCAGATGAACTTTGTTATTGAAGGTATGCGTAATCCTATGAACTCATGGGGTAAAAGTGATAGTCATAATTGTAAACAAAATAGTTCTTTTTGTATGGAATGTGAATGTAATAAAATCGGTTATCGCTTAGGTGAGAATGATATCTCACTTATGCAACGTCTTTCTAACGCAGGTACAGAACATCGAAAATATATGCGTATGATGCCAGTATATGTAAGGATTACAGCACCTTTATATTGGTGGAAAGAAGCGGATACATACAAAGTAGGTACAGTTGCAAACTCTTGTAGTACCATGCATAAAATTGCTGAAAAAGGGTTTACATTGGGTGATTTTAGTATCGAACATTTAAATGATGATAGAAGTGCCGAATTAAGTAATGTAGAATGGCTTGAACATCTAATTCATCATTTAAACAGGGACAGATTAAGATTCATTGAAACTAAAGACAAACAGTATTGGTGGCAGATGATTCAGCTATTACCATCTTCGTATAATCAGACTCGTAATGTTATGTTGAATTATGAAGTGTTAGCAAATATTTACAGACAGCGAAAAAATCATAAATTAGATGAGTGGAGAGAGGTTTGCAAATGGATTGAGAGTTTACCTTACAGTGAATTAATTACAGGAGAAGAGGAATAAAAATTGGATAAAACAAAAAGAATAAAACAATTAACAAAGCTTCTAAATGAGTATAGAGATGCTTATTATAATCGAGGAGAATCAATTATTTCTGATTATGATTATGATAATCTCTTTGATGAATTACAAAAATTAGAAGAAGAAATAGGAATTATTCTTTCAAATTCACCAACTCAAACAGTAGGATATGAAGTTAAATCACAGCTAGAAAAAGTAAAACATTCACATCCTATGCTATCTCTTGGTAAAACAAAATCAGTTAATGATTTAATAAAATTTTCTAACGGTAAGGATTGTATCATTTCTCTTAAAATGGACGGACTTACCGTCCTTAATACTTATGAAAATGGAAAATTGATTCAAAGTGAAACCAGGGGTGATGGTGAAGAAGGTGAATTGATTACTCATAATGCAAAAGTATTTGATAATCTACCTCTTCAAATTAATAATGCTCATAGATTTGAAATTGAAGGCGAAGCAATTATCACGAAGAATGATTTTGAGTTAATTAATTCTAAACCATCAGAAGAGAATAAATATAAGAATCCACGAAATTTAGCATCGGGTTCAGTAAGGCAATTAGATAATAAGATTGCAAAAGAACGTCATGTGAAATTTGTAGCATGGAAAATTCCATTTGGATTTACTCATTTTACAGAAGGTTTTAATTTCGCACAGAGTATTGGATTTGAAGTAGTTCCTTATGTAACATATAACAGTAAAACAGATGATATTGACAAAAAAATTGAAGAATTAAAAGCTATTGCAGAAGATAAATCATATCCAATTGATGGTCTTGTAATTACTTATGATGATGTAGAATATGGAAAATCTCTTGGGTTCACGGGTCATCACCCTAAACATTCATTATCATTTAAATTTTATGATGAAGAAAAATCAACCACGCTAAAAAATATAGAATGGACGATGGGTAAAACTGGCTCATTGACTCCAGTTGCAGTTTTCAATGATGTAGAAATTGATGGAACCATTATTAACAGAGCTTCTTTACATAATTTATCTATATTAACAAATATTCTGGGAACACCTTGGGTTGGACAGAAAATCAATGTATTTAAATCTAATATGATTATCCCTCAAATTTCATGGGCAGAAAAACTTTCAGGAGATTTTGATAAAGATATAGAGAAATCTTATATACCTACTCCTTTAAAATGTCCTTATTGTGGAGAACTTGTTGGATTAAAAAAAGAGAATGATACAGAAGAAATGATTTGTACCAATCCTAACTGTAAAGGTAAGATTCTTGGAAAGCTTTGTCATGCAGTATCTAAAAAAGCTTTAAATATTGATGGACTATCAGAAGCAACATTACAGAAATTTATTGATAGAGGATGGTTACAATGCGTTGAAGACATTTATCATTTGCCTTTATATAAAGATAAAATTTCTCGCATGGAAGGTTTTGGCACAAAATCTACTAAGAAGTTAATGGAGAATATAGAAAAATCAAAAGATATTACATTAGATAAATTCATCTCAGCTCTATCAATTCCGCTTATTGGCACTACAGTCAGTAAAGATATTGCGAAATTCTGTAATTATGATATTGAAAAATTCAAATTAATCATGGGAAAATCTCCATATAAGTTCACTAAAATTGAAGGATTTGGAGATAAAATGGCTCATTCTTTATTTGATTGGTGGTCTGATAATGTCAAAGAATTTCTTGAATTAGAAATGTATTTCCGATTTAAAAAGATAGAGAATAATATCAATGTAGATAAATTAAAAGGTCAGAATTTTGTAATCACTGGTAAATTACATCATTTTGCAAATAGAGATGCGTTAAAAGAAAAGATTGAATCTTTGGGTGGTAAAGTTGTTGGTTCTATTTCATCCAATACCAGTTTCTTAATTAATAATGATGTAAATTCCACAAGCAGTAAAAATACTAAAGCAAAGAAATTAAATATTCCAATTATCTCAGAAGATGATTTTATCAAAATGATTGGAGAATAAAAGAAATAGGAGGTTTTATGAACAAGTTAACAAAATTATTCATGGTGGGTGCTTTCTCATCTGTACTCAGTGTCGTCCCTGTAAGGGCAGGGACGTTAAATTTTCAGACATATTTTAAAGTAAAAACAGTAAAAATTCAAAACAATCATGATGGTTATTTAAATGTATTCAATGGGAAAGATGAAAAACTTTTTACAGCGAAACGTGATGTAAAAACAATGTATACCACCACCACATTAAATATCAGAAAAGCTCCATCTGTAGATAGTGAAGTTATTAAAACTATACAAATCGGTACGAAATTAAAACGTATTGGTGATGGATCTTGTGGTTGGGATATTGTAAAGCTTAAAGATGGTACAAAAGGTTTTGTATGGGATGAATATTTATTAGAGAATGATCCTTTTGAAAATTTAGGCAGATTCCGTATCACATATTATTGTAACTGTGATGAGTGCAGCGAAGGATATGGAAGATTAACCAGTACAGGGCATATTTGTTATAGTGATTACACAATCGCTGTTGACCCTGATGTAATTCCATATGGCACTACAGTATATATCAATGGTAATGAATACTATGCAGATGATTGTGGTGGAGGAATTAATGGTAGCGAGATAGATATTTATGTAGACCATCATGAACTCACAACAAAGAATGGAGTTGATTATTATGATGTATTTATCAAGAAGTAAGGAGAATAAATGTTAAAGAAAACGTATTTAATTAATCTGTCAAATATTAACGATTTACAATATTTTGTAAATAGTTTGAATAATACGGTGATTTCTGATGTAGATGCAATGGTTGGGAGATATACAATTGATGCTAAATCTATATTAGGGATGATGTCAATTTGTAATAAAAATATTAGAGTTGGTATTCATAGTTGTTCATTATATGATTTTCAATGTTTTAAAAATATTTGTAAAAAATATGAGGTGACTGAATGAAAAAGAAAATATATTTGTCTGGCGCAATGGGATGTTATTTGGGAACAAAAGAAGAAGGTTATGCTGAAACATGGAGGAAAGAAACAGAAAAAGAATTTCAGTTAACTAATTCTAATTTTAATATTTTCAATCCAACAAGATATTACAATTATAATGAACATTCTGATGGGAAAGAAGTCATGAGATATGAGTTAAATCAATTAAAAACATCAGATATCTTATTGGTAAATTTAAAAGATGTTGATTCATCTATAGGGACAATCGAAGAGATTTTTTATGCATATATTTTGGGTTTACCAATTATTGGATTTTTACCAAAGCTGGATAACACGAATAATACTTTTGTTCATCCTTGGTTATATGAACAAATTGACAAAGTTTTTGAGGGAAAAGATTCTATGCAGGATGCAATTTATTATATTGAAGATTATTATGGAGAATAAACTATGGCAGTGAAACTTAGAGAAGAATCTGAAAAATCAACAAAATCTTATTTCACGAAAGAAGAAAAAGAGGTTCTTCTTGACTTGATTTGTAGCAAACAGATTCATTTAATTCTTAAAAATCATAAAAACTATGAAAATGAAAAATATCAGAATTTAGAGGAACTTAAAGTCAAAATAAAAGATATGTAAGAAAGGATTTTATTTATGAAAACAAATTATGAAAGAATTATCGCTTTAGAGAATATAACTCTAGGCGATTGTATCTATATGTATGGGATTAGAAAGGAGATGGCAGTAATTGAAAACGGAGAAGTGGTAGATTTTATAAAAGAAAATATTGATATGTAAAATAGGAGGAATTATATTGAAAGTAATTAAGAGAGATGGGAGAAAAGTAGAATTTAATAAAGACAAAATTATTAAAGCCATTTTGTCAGCGTTTGAAGAAGTAGACGGGGAAATTACTTCTGATGCAAAATTTAAGACATTGGAAATTGTTTCACGAGTTGAAAAGAACATCGAAGAATCAGGATCAACTATTTCTGTTGAAGAAATTCAAGACATTATCGAAGAAGAACTCATGGAGACTAAAAGAAAAGATGTTGCAAAGGCATTTGTAATCTATAGAAATGACAGAACGAGAGTACGAGAACAGAAAACAAAACTCATGAAATCCATTAAAGAAAAACTAACTGCATCAAATGTTCAAAATCAAAACGCAAATATTGACGAAAAATCGTTTGGTGGACGAGTTGGAGAGGCAAGCGATACGGTTCTTAAACAGTATGCACTAGATAATTGTATGTCACAGATGGCTAGAAACAATCATTTAAACAATGAAATTTATATTCATGATTTAAACTCATATGCAATTGGGATGCATAACTGCTTGAGTATACCTTTTGATAAATTATTAAAAGAAGGATTTAATACTAGACAAACCGATGTAAGACCTGCTCAGTCAGTAAGTACAGCTTTGCAACTTGTGGCAGTTATTTTCCAATTGCAGAGTTTACAGCAATTTGGAGGAGTATCCGCAACTCATCTTGATTGGACAATGGTTCCATATGTGCGAAAGTCTTTCACAAAACATATTGGAGATGGATTAGTTTATATAGAAAACAAATCAGAATATAAAATAAATCGTTTTCACAAATGGTTAAAAAATAATAAAAATTACCCAGATGGGACGATTCATTTTGATGATTATGATTTTAAAGAGATTCATCCTAAAGTATGGGATTATGCAATGGATATGATAGAAAGGGAAGTATATCAAGCAGTTGAAGGTTTATATCATAATCTTAATACTCTTCAGAGTAGGAGTGGAAATCAGTTGCCTTTTACTTCTATCAATTATGGTACATGTACAGAACCAGAAGGACGCATGATAACAAAAGCATTACTTGAAGTTTCTATTAAGGGCATTGGGAAATTGCATAAAACATCTATTTTCCCATGTGGAATTTTTCAATGTATGAAAGGTGTGAATAGAAAACCAGAAGACCCAAATTATGATTTATTTAGATTAGCATTGCGCTCAACAGCTCAAAGATTATATCCAAATTACGCTAATGTAGATTGGTCTGGTAATGAAGGATACGATAGAAATGACCCAAAAACTTATTTCTCAACTATGGGATGTAGGACTGCAAATGGATGGGATATTAATGGTTTTAGACAATTAAAAGATGGACGAGGAAATATTTGTCCTGTAACAATTATTATGCCTACATTGGCAATGGAAGCAGAAGAAAATATGCCAATGAATGTACATCCAGATGATTTAAATTATGAGGACGTGTTATTAGATGATTATTTTTTCCCATTACTTGATAAAAAAATTTATGAAGCAAAAGATATGTTGCTTGAAAGATTTGAATGGATTTGTTCTCAATCCCCCGATTCAGCTAAATTCATGTACGAGAATGGTGTAATGGAAGGATATATTCCAAAGGAAGGAATTGTATCTGCATTAAAGCATGGGACTTTAGGAGTGGGTCAAATTGGATTAGCTGAAACTCTTCAAATTCTGATTGGTTGCGATCATACTACTGAAAAAGGCATGAGGCTTGCTAGAAAAATTGAAAAATTATTCTACGATAGATGTGCGGAATTTAAAAATGAATATAAATTAAATTTTGGAACATATTTCACCCCTGCTGAAAATTTATGTTATACAGCAATGCAGAAATTTAAAGAAAAATACGGAATAATTAAAAATGTATCAGATAAAGAATTTTTTACAAATAGTGTACATGTTCCTGTATGGACGAAAATAAATCCAATGCAAAAAATTGATATTGAATCTCAACTTACAGGATACAGTAGAGCAGGATGTATTAGTTATGTTGAATTAGGAGGCAGTGTAAAAAATAATATTGACGCACTTGAAACAATTGTGAATTATGCAATGGACAAAGATATTCCTTATTTTGCGATTAATGTTCCAAATGATATGTGTACAAATTGTGGTTACACTGATGATATTGCAAATGAGTGTCCAATGTGTGGATGTAAAAAAATTAGAAGACTTCGTAGGGTCACAGGATATTTAACAGGAGATTATAAAACTGCATTTAATAAAGGTAAACAACAAGAAGTTGAAATGAGAACTTCACATAAAACTTTCAAATAAACAAAGTAGTAGAGAAAATCTCTACTACTTATAAAAAAAGGAGATGATTTTTATAGCAAAAACTTTATCAGAAGAAACAAAGAAAAAGCGAATCACTACTTTCTATAATAAGGCAATAGAAAAAGCAAAATTAGAAATTGGAAAGAAATATAATCAACTTACAATTACAGATATAGATTATGAAAAGTCTTATGACAGCTATTTTAATAAACCATATCATAAAATTTATGTTAAAACAAAATGCGATTGTGGTACAATCCCACCATCTAATCAATTATCTTCAATTCAAAGTGGACATATTAAGTCGTGTGGCTGTTCAAAATTCAACAATCCTTTAAAAGTAGAAGATTTAACGGGTAAAAAGTTTGGTAGATTGACTGTACTTGGCAGAGATTTAAAACATGATAAAGAAAAATACAAAAAAGGCAATGTACATTGGCTATGTAAATGTGACTGTGGTAATTCTCAAATTAAAAGTGTTGCAGGATGCTTATTAAAAACTGGACATACTCAATCCTGTGGTTGTTATGCATCTGAGCAAATTGCTAAAAGAAATAAAAAATATTCAAGTAAAATAAATAAATTTATTGATAACGATGATAATACATATTATTTATTAGATGATAATGATAATAAATGTCTTATTGATAAAGAAGATTATGATGTTGTGAGAAGATGGTATTGGAGAAAAGTTAATAAGAGAGGCGATATAAATAAAGGATACTGGATAACAAATGTAAAAATAGACGATAAATACAACAAATCTATTTTAGGAATTCATCAACTAATTGCAGAAATAAAATATGGTGAATATGAATCCTCAAAATTAATGCCAGACCATTTATCTCGTAATACTGACGATAATCGCAAATGTAATATTATTTTGAAATCTAATCAAAAAAATGCACACAATAGAGGTTTAAGTAAAGCAAATACATCTGGTAAAACTGGTGTTAGTTTCATGCAAGATAGAAATATGTGGTGTGCATATATAACTATCAATTACAAAACAAAATTTTTAGGATATTTTTCTCAATATGAAGATGCTGTAAAAGTTAGAAAAGAAGCTGAGAAAAAATATAATTTTACATGTGATGATGTTGTTGCAAGTTATGATAAGGATGTAATTTAAATGAACTATCTTAAAATAGAACATGAAGATGTATGTAATGGAATTGGACTAAGATGTGTGATTTGGCTTACCTCTTGTTCTCATAGGTGTTCAGGATGTTTTAATAAAGAATCTTGGAATCCAAATAATGGAATATTTTTCGATGAAGTAGCAAAAAAAGAAATATTTGATGAATTATCTAAATATTATATATCTGGGTTGACTCTAACAGGTGGAGATCCACTCCATGAAAATAATCTCGATGAAGTTTTATCTTTAATTAATGAAATTCATACTTTTTTCCCCAACAAAACAATTTGGTTATGGACAGGATATACATGGGAAGATGTGTGGAAAAATGATAATTATATAAATAAAAAGCGACAAAAAATCATTTCACTATGCGATGTAATTGTTGATGGAAGGTATATAGAAAATAAAAAAGATATAACTCTTAAATGGAGAGGAAGTTCAAACCAACGTGTAATTGATGTTGAAAAATCTTTATTCCAAAATAAAATAATATTATATTGCGATTAAATCTCTCAGAGAAAGAAAGGTAATTCTATGGAAGACAAACCAGTAAAACTAAAAGAAAAATTATATTACGCTCGTATTCATCACAATACAGTTACATATGATGTATGTGATTTGGTTGTACAATCTATTCGAGATACATATTTTGCTGCAACTGATAAGAGAGATAAACACCGTTATCTTTTTTCTTATAATGATATTAATAAACTTATTTTCTTTGATAGAAAAGATGCATTAAAAATTGTATTAGATGCACAAGCAAATAGACCTAAAAAGTATCAATACGAGGAGGAATGAATCATTGGCATATTTAATGAAATTTAAAGGTAAATATCGTTTGAAAACAGCGATTGATAAAATTACAAATGATTTTCCTAGAGATGAAAATGGAATGTTAGAACAGAATGATATTTATATTGATTGTATGGGTGGTTCTCAAATCACACATTATGGACGTTCTACTTTAATGGCATACATTCCATCTCTAGGAAGAGGACATAATATTTTAATTGCGATTGCAAAAGAATTAAATGTACCAGAAGATAGAAATTATGAAGTCTTATATTCAAACCTTGAAAAAGAAGGAACGATTAAAGATATTCATGATACCGATGGTGAAGTCGAATTTAAGTTTGATGCAAAAAATATTGATCTCATTGCTAAATATCTTAAGCCTAAAACATCAGGCGCAGGCATTAGTCCTTTCTCAACTAAAAATTTACCCAAAGCAAAATATGAAATAAGTGAAGATGATTTAAGAGAATATAAAGTAATAACGGACACAGTTCCTAAAGATAAGTTATTAACCCTCTCACAAATTACAAATGATTTTTTGTTTAAATATCTTCAAAAAAAGAAGCAGTATAGAGCAATTAATATCAAACAGGATATGCGAAAAAAGATGTTAAAAAGTAAAGAGTACATTCATTGCATTGGCGAGTGGGATAACTATTTAGAATATTTGAAGAAAGAATTGGAGAAAAGATTATGA